CACTTTTGTTTTTTTCCTCTTAAGATCATTTGTTTTCACTCCCAGACCTAGGCCCAGACCCAGACCAAAACCTAGACCCAGACCAAAACCTAGACCCAGACCAAGACCTAGACCCAGACCAAAACCTAGACCCAGACCAAAACCTAGACCCAGACCCAGACCAAGACCTAGGCCTAGACTCAGACCCAGACCAAGACCCAGACCCAGACCAAGACCTAAACCAAGACCCAGACCCAGACCAAGACCTGGACTCAGACCCAGACCAAAACCTGGACCACTTTTGTTTTTTTCCTCTTAAGATCATTTGTTTTCAATCTTTTGGACAAAAAAATATCTTGGTGCAGTGAATAATTTGCCACACCAAGATGATTTATTTTTACTTCTTTTTGATGAGCTTTGGCGCTAGTCCATATGATTCAATGTGAGACTTTTGCACAAATCGTTCTTCTTGATTAAATGACTCTGCAAATTTATAACCAGCATGATCATCAAGTTTGCCAGTTTCATACACAATACAACACTCAGCAAGACAAACATCCATTTCATTTACCCCGACCAAACGACCAGAGTAAATATAGTTGAGACAATAAAGTTCAACATACTCACCCAAAAGTTTCTCAAGACCATCGTTATCAGTTTCGACTACATCAAGAATACGCTTCATTGTTTTCTCCTTGTTGGTTGGCAAAAATACGTTTCTTATTTTTCTATTTTCTCACCTATTCACAAAAATGTCAAAACAATTTTGACATTATTTGTTAGAAAATCTTTCAACAAATTTGTTCACATCTTTGTTTGATACTTTCTTTTTTCCATTTTGTTTTCTGCCCTTTTTAAATTTAATCTTTTTCTTTTCTTTTTGCACCTCCTTCTTGAAACCTGGTTCCTTTTTCTCTCTTTCCTCAACATACTTTATCATACCATCGCGCAACCTTGCTCTCTCCTTGGTTGCTCCTACATCCTTGCCCAATAGCTTGTCCAATCGAGCAAGCTGTTGCTTTGGACTAAGAGAATTTCTCATTGCTTGCCTTGTTTGTGCTTCATCTCTTCGTTTCTCTTTGCGTCCTGGAAAATTCATTCTTAGCATAGTTTAATTCCTTTTGTGTTAGATGTTAGTTGGGGTATAGTGTAAATGTAAACACCTTTTGTCTTGGCCTTTCTTTGTCAAATCATTGGAATATGATCTGACCTTACTATCTTTACGATCTCTTTGCAATATTTAATTGTAGCTTCATTGCGCAAATCATAACGATCATCTTCTGTGTTTGCCCATGCTTCAATTACCCTAAGAAACATCTTGAACACAGACTGTTGAAGAGTTCCATGTGAACAAATAATCTCCTCAATAAATGCATCTTCACCTGGAGGACCACAAAGACTATTGGTATAATTAACCAACTGCTTCGCCAACTCTCTTGCTTTCATTTCTTTTTTCATGATTACAATACCTCCCAAAGAATACATTCGATTTGATCAATGTGAGACCAAACTTCATCTAGATTCTCATTATTATTGATGTATTCAATTTGTTCTTTGATGTCCTCCAAAGCTTTTTTGTATTTGTCCATATTGTTTTTGTGCAAATAATCCCAAGTATCATCTCTGTGTTTTTGTTCGATTTTTTTCATCACTTGCCCCTTTCGTTTTCAATTTACACTTTTGGGGATATGATGTCAACAATTATTTGTCACTCATCCTGTCATATACATGATCAATCATGGTGCCCATATAATCTGCTGCATAGTCTTCTGCTTCTTCATCAAATCCTTTGGCATAATCGTCACATTCATCACACCAACAATAGAACTTGGGGAAGTCTCCCTCAACTATACATTCTGAAAAACATTTGCGACAAGTGTAATAGATCATTTGATTATCCTATAAAGTAAATGAGATATAATAATCAGACATTTCTCCAGAACAATACTTGGACACTCGTGTTGTAATTGGATTTGTTTTGTTCTTTCTATACTCCCTTGCTTCCTTTCTCGTGAGGAATGTAGCAATAGGTTTCCAATATAGATTGATTCTATTCTTGATTTGTTTTCTTTCTACGACCCATACTTGCATTTGAAACTCCTAATTTAATTGGCACCCCTGGAAGTATTCGAAACTTCAATCCACGCCTTAGAAGGGCGTTGCTTTATCCTGTTAAGCTACAGGGGTACAATCATTCATACTCCAACAACTTCCCACCTTAGCATATATGGTTCAAAGGCAGAAACATATTCATAACCATTATTAATAAACTTAATTTGTTCTGTTGCAATAAATGTTCCCAACGTATCTTCCCAAACAACTTCTCCGCTTTTTTTGAAATAAGAAATACGACCAGCTACTTTCTTTTTGTCTACGTTAACAATCCAATAACCTTTCTTGGGAACGATGTCGTTGATAGGAATTCTTTCTTTCTTTTGTCTTTGCTGCTGCAGAAGCCTGTGTGCTTCTTCTTTTGCTCTGAGCCTTGATTCTTCTGAATTAATTTGAGTTTCAGTCTTATTTTTATTTGGACAGGTACGAGCATTGTGTCCAAGTTGACCACACAATCCACACCTACGCTTACCTACATGAGCTAAGTTTTTAACTTCTTTGACCTTTCCGCAAGTAGCTGCATTATGACCGGGCTTACCACATTTGCTACACCGTCTCATTGTTTTCTCCTAATGATAATTTTATATTAGCAAATGTAGAATTAGATGTCAATGATTATTTTTTATTGTTCATCTTCTGGAAAAACTTCTTTACATTTTCTTACAACATCAATATACATTTGTCCTTCGGCATTTAAATTTAATTGTTTATCGTTTCTTGCCGCCCATATAATAAAAATATTTTTTACATTATGATTGATATTATTTTTATTAGATATATTTGTATCATGATCAATAATAAAATGTAAAAATTCATGCCCTAAAACATAATAGTTAGAAATACAACGTGCTCTTAGAGAATGAATACTTATTTCATTTTCATACAAATAACCTGCTACATAAATTTCATCTTCTGGAAAATGAATGCAACCTCTTGCATTTTCAACATTACTGCACAATGATGGAATTGAATCAGGATCTGCATACATTACATATAGATTTTCTTGTTCAGCTAATTTAGATATGTTATGTTTTTTATTTGTATATTCTAACATTCTTTTTTCAACTGAATCAACAACAAAAGAAACCAATTGTGATTCTATATCATATTGTCCTACATTTACACAAATATTATCTGCATAAAAATTACACAAACGTTCTTTGCCACACGAAAAAGAAAACAAAAGAATAAATGGAAACAAATATTTCATTTAATATACTCCTGTTGATAAATTTTCATACTCGGAATATGAATTCCAGTCAATACTTTTTCTCTTGAAGTATCAATACCAATTGCAAATTCACCTTCATCATCACTAAATCTTTTTAAACCAAACTGACTATTGTGTCCTGCAATTTGATATAGTTCTCTTCTAATTGGCCTACTTCTATTCCAAATAATACTATAATCAAAATCAATATTGTTTGTGTCATATTTCCATACCATATCACAAACTTCTTTCAAATTAAAATTTGAATGTACAAATGCATGAGATACAAGAAATTGTTCATTAATAATCTTATACAATGGTCTATGTTCTAACCACCTAATAATTTCAGGTGCAATATAGCCATTAAATGAATCAAATGTGTCTCCACCTCCATTATAAAACCAAGTACCTTTTTCATATAAATTATATTGTTTATAATAATCAACCATCAAATGTTCATGATTTCCTAATAGTGAATTTCCTTCGCCCATTTTTTCTTTTTCCATAAACCATTCAATTACCTTGGAAGAATCGGGACCACGATCAACAAGATCTCCGACACCCAATACATAATCATCTGGCATCTTTTTAAGTAATGCCATAAGAGTTTTATATTGACCTGCAATATCCGATATAATATTCATCAATTATCAAACCTCTGACCCTTAATATTCCAATTCTGAAACATATTTGCTTCATTTTGATTTTTTTGTTCTGTTTGATTGATATGGTTGGCAATTTCTACAATCATAATTCCAGTCAATTCATCTCGAAATTCTTCACATTCTGGAAATGCACCAAAAAAAGAATCAATAATTTGTTCTGTAATCAAAACATTATCTGCATCAGGATAATTTAATTTCATAGTATCATACAAATTTACGCATTCTTCTTTAACAAATTCCACTATCATTTCATAATTGCCAAATTTATCAAACAATGTTTCTTCTTTTTGATCGCTCATAAATTTCCCCTTTTAATATTATTAATAATTTTCCACCCTTTTAGGTCAGCCAATAAATTAGCAGCTTGAAGCCTAATTGGTTTATGATTCGATTTATCATCTACAATTTCTTCAAGCATTTCAATAATCATATTATATCTTTTTTTATCTCTTCTCAAAATCATTTTTCAATCTTCCCTTGAACAAGTACAATGTCCTTTAATTACAAGCCAAATTTCACCATCAGAATTGATATTATCATCTGGTTTGTAAAATACAATTTCATCTTCTGATAATTCATTCTCATCATATGTCCAACCTAAATCTTCTATTGTTCTAATATCATTCATGCAATTTTCACAATACGTATTTAACTCCTATCATAATTCTCCACATATCATTGCATGTTCTTCTGGACTCATTTGTTCTGCACCACCAGAAACGCAACCATCAGAATGTACAAATACTCCGTAATGTTGAGAACATATGGCAAATGTTCTATCTGGTCCACATATATCTATATCTTTTTTATCATAATCATATTGTGAAATTATTTCATAAGCAATAACAGGTTTCAATATTTGTTTTATTTTTTGTTGCTCTACTACCTTCTCTTCCATGTGTTGAGGAGAACCACAAGCATATATAATAACATACATAAAAACAACAAAACCAATTATAATTAAAATATCCCAAACAACTTTATTTTTCATTATTTCTCCCTACATGCACTTATGTCAAAAATTGGACAAGTTCTACAATATTGTTTAACACTACAACTAGCGCAACCTGAAGAAGATGTCAATAGATTTTTTCTCCATTCATTAACCCTATCCGAATACCACACTTCTTTCATAAAGTTATTAATTTTACTCAAATCAATTCCTTCTTTCCATTCGCCAATTCCCTCAGCAAAAGAACATGGATAAGCTATACCTTGTGTATTGATATACCAACTGAATAGTCCTGATTCACAAGGCTCAACTGATTGAATAACTGATTCCCTATTTGTTTCATGTGCCCATTTCAACGCAGCAAATGAACTGCAACTATCCATGCCAAATGAAACACCTAGTTTTGTAGCACCCTCAAACAAACGCTTAAAGTCATCCATATTTCTAATAGAATGATATTTGTTTCTCTTTCCTCTTGGTTTGAGCAAAAGAAACACAATAGCATTCAATTTATCAACAAGTCTTGGATCATCTTTTGCATCATGAAGCAATTGAAAACAGGAGTCATATGTTTCTTCCGCAAGCAACTGATGAATATTCACTTGCTTTAATCCTGCTTCACTTAGCATATTGATTACATCATAACACAAATCAGGCATATGATATCTACTTACACTTACTGCTCCACAAGTATTGGCCAACCATTCTGCCTTCTCTTTGGTCAATCCCATTCCATTTATTGTTACATTTGGAACTACCTGATTATATTTATTGTTCCTGCAGTAATCCATAATCTTTGGCAAATCAGGATTGCCATCTAGATCCCCAATACCAAAAGCAATTTGTGTCAATGTCTTGGGAAACTTGTGGAATATATCCTTGAATGTTTCGAAAGACATATTCTCTCCATATTCTGTATTTGATTTGTAACACCATGGACATGGCTTTCTTGTGTCCATAGATTTACCAATACCATTACAGATTGTGCTTACTTCAATGTCGAGAATCTCTGGTCCGTATGGTGAGAACATAGGATCATCTTCTTGTTTCTCTCCCCATCGTTCAAACAAACCACTTTCTTTATTGAAATTATAATTGTAATACTTGCTGCGAAATAGCTTTACCCGATTGTTTTCAAATAGTTTGGGCTTCATAGATTTGCCTTTTAACAACTGCTACCTAGAATTGTAACATTACTCATTCGATCAAGAATCTCTTTGGTTCTTTCATCATAATATGAAATGCGAACAATAGCAAACTTATGTCCCCTATGTTTTTTCATCTCTTCATTCCACTCAACATAATCTTCATAGTCTTCGTATGTCTCTTCACCATAACACCATTGTTCATTGATAAAGTCAAGAACTTCTTGCCTATTTCCAGACATATGAATACAAGTTTTATCTGAATCATATATCCTTGATTCATTTATGAATACATCTTCTATGGTTGTATCTTGTCTGCCACATACCTTACACTTAATTGGTTTGGTATAAGCAATAAGAAAAGAAGAAGAACTACTATTTGAAACAAAACCATTTCTAGATTTCATAATTCACCCCGCATGAAAGTCACAAAGTATAACACCCTCTTCACCATCTGGTTTCAATTCTTTGCAAATTGAATAATCTGGATTCAACCAAAAATCTTTTTTGCCACAATTAACTTCATCTTCTCCATCATGATTAGCTATTTCTCTAGCTCTTTGTTCAGTTTCTGCCTCAATTACAAATCCCCAACAACAATCATATGTACAAATTTCCCAACCTACATCTGTTGTTGGCTTAAGAATCCATAGTTTGTTTGCCATAACCTACCTCAAATACTCGTTAAAATACCATTCAAAACTTTCTGAATTTCCACCATCTTTTAGAATATAATCATACACATTTCCAATTACTGTACCATCTTCGTCACCAAAAATACATTCTTTTTTCTCTCCTGGCTCAAATACAATATCTTCTTGTTCTACACTCTCAAGCAATTCTTCTTGAGTATAATCAAACCAATCATACATTGCGCAGAAATCAGCAACAAGCTATGGAGTTTCTTTTACGAAATCAACAATAGTTTTTCTTTCATTTGTCTTATTGACAATAGTAAAACTACAAGATGAACTATTACTTACGAAACCCGATCTGATTTTCATTTCTTCACCTTTATCCAATAACCCATTTTAAAATCATCTCTAATTCTTTTACTTGGCAATGGTATTGAACTATTTTTAATATATACATCTGAAAAAAATTCCCACTTTTCTTCTTTTGTTGATATTTTTGCAAATGTTCCAGAAGCAGAAACGTGAGCATCATATTGTGGTATAGTATCTTTATCTATGTACCTACACAATTCTTTTTTCTTTTTTTCTTCTTGGGTGGTTGCCATTCTTTCCACCCCTTTACTTTAATTTCACTCAACTTGAACTCCAAACACCATCTTTTTTGAATGTAGCATCCAAAATAATATTTCCATCTTCCCAATACATTCTAACTTTTTTAATATTATCTGATGTTATTTCATCTACTTCCAAATCTTCTTTTGCATCATCTCCTAATTGATTAATAATAAATTGTTCAACTGTATTTTTGGCTGTTTCTCCCAATTGAATTGTGCCTACATATGTTCTTCGCATTGTTTTAGATATTATTATATCCTCCAAATTATATTAAGAACACTTTACAATAAAAATTTACTATTGTCAAGTTTTATTTTTCATAGGAAGAGGTTCTTTTCTATATATTTCTGATACTATTTCTTTCAAAGAAACCATTGTACTTTTCCTTAGTGATTTTTCAATTCTTCTATGAAATCAAAATAACCCACATCATCAAAATACTTTTTGGAATTGTTTTTTCTTTTGCTCTTTTTGTTTTTCTTGTTTTGCTTTTTTTTATTCCACTGCATTCTGCGAAAATCTTTGTCCTGCATCACTACAATCCTTCTTTTTTATTAATCTATTGTTATCTCTTGTGGTTTAGAACCATTTTCATAAATACGAGATATATCTTTTTCTAATATTCCATTTTCTATTGCTTCTTTATAGGCCTCTACAAATTTTCCCCTAAATTCCAAACCATAAATATTACCACACTCACATTTATACCAAGCTTCAATAAAATTACCATTTTCAGATATGCCATGATTATCCAATTTCATAATTTTATAGCACATAATACACTTTTCTTTAATGGGAATTTTTCCCAAAATCTTATTTTCATTTAGTCTTGATGGACTGTACGAATATGCTGGTTGTAGTTTTTTCGACATTTTTTCTTATTCCTTTCTTTTTTCTGATCTTTCATTGGACCAGAACGTCTGAAGTGAGCATTGACACAAATCCAATCCCTACCAAAATTTGATTTCGACTTCTTTTTGTTTTTTCTTTTTGTCATTTTTTCTGCCTACAATTCTGTACAACAATGCTGCACTACCAATTAGTATCCCTCCTGGGAAAAAAACCGCTGGAATTAAAAAAGACAATATATCATTTCTCAATTTTTGCATCTTTGTTTGTGTTTTTGTGCAATAATACATATTATTTCCTTGTTATAATTACTAACTATGTTTATCAATATACTCCAAAAGATATTTCAAAGTTGGTTTTGTTTCCCTTTCAATTTTCATTATACATTTTTTAGTTTCCAAGTCAACAACTTTAAAATAAGAAACGGCAGGTGTCCATTTAATAATTGTTTTACAACACATTACATCTTCTCCTGCAATCGCCACATCAAACCATTTTGGTTTTTGATATCCTGCACAGAAAATCATGAATCTTCCATCCATTACTAAATCATGCGGATCTTGTTCATTTAATTTAATACACTTATCTGATTTAATATAATCAATCAGATTAGCCTTCCATTGTTTCTGATCTTCAGTTAACTTTGGTTTCTTGCGTCCCATTGTTATTTCTTTCTGGACTTACATACAAATCTAATATTATTAATATGAATTTTGTCACCTTTATAATCAATAAAATTATCTTTACAATTAATTCCTTCCAATGTCAATACTTTTTGTACGGTATGAGTACCGGCTTGTAGTCTTTTGTTGTTTGTCCAACTAATTTTAATTGGAATTTTATTTGTTTTCATTTTAATCTCCTATTTATTTTGGACACTTGTCTGGAATTTTAATTCCAACAAAATCAGCATGTTCTGTTAATCTATGAATATTACACTCTTCTTCTGTTGCTGTACCAACGTCTACAAATAAATCACCATATCCTTCAAATGTATTACCATCTGGAAATATTTTTACAGTAAACATTTGCTCGAATAAACAATTATATTTATATTCTTTTTTTGATTTAAGAAATACAATACTATTTTCCTTTTCTTTTCCATCCACCTTTGTTGAGCCTCCCACTACTTCCATTTTATATTTACCATTGCTCTTATCTGTAATTTTCCAGGTAGCATCACTTTTTACGTTATATTGATTAAATAAAGTTTTGGCATATGTAATATCTACTTTATAATAACCTTCATCAATCATACTTCCGCAAGAGCAACAGAAAGCAAATAGAATACATGCAATTAGATTTTTCATTTCTTACTCCATTTTATACATGGTGGTTCTTTAGTAACTGGACTAGCACCCGAATACTTCTCTTTAGGACTATAATGAGGATGTCCTGGTGGAAAATGAAACACACCAGAAAGCCATTTTTCTACACCACAATATTCACATACCCTTATTGTACCACTTTTTACCCATTTGTGTCCTCGTTTAGCCACCATTATTCATTCTCCATTAGCCATTTCTTCCAAGCTTGACATGCTTTTTGGGTTATAATCTTATTATACACATTTGCTTCCTTGTTGTCCAATCTAACATACAATTCACCGAATTCTTTCTGTACATCCTTAATAAATTCCCTTAGAAATTCACCAGTTCTAGAAATCTTCATCTCTGGATTTCCACTATCTCTGGCAATATGATCAATAATTGTAGCTGTTCTACCCATAGTAACAATACGATTAGCAAATTCATCAGCTTCATTTTGCAATGTCATTTCTTCTTCAGTTAATTTCTTTTCTTTCTTTGTCCTCACTTGCTCTACCCACTTTTTAGATTTATATTTGGCCATCATCCAATTGCCCCTACGATCTCTTTGCATCTTTAGTGCCTTAATTACAAATCCTTCTTGGATATTATCTGGTTTATCAAATCCATTCTTAGCACCAGTTGGAGTTACTTGATCAATTATCTTATTTAGTTCCTCTAGAGTAACAATACCTCTCATAATTTCAGGCACTGTTTCTACTCCAACTTCATTGCAAATACTTACAACATCATCCCAATCTAGATAATTGCCATCTGGATCTCTAATATCAAAAACAGCAATGTCTTTGTGATCTTTGTATTCTATTCCTTTTTGCACTCCAAACCCATATACTTCACCATAAAAAGTATAGTTTACATACTTTTCTTTTATCTTTTCCCACATCTTTGGCATACTCAAAAGAATATGTACAGAATTATAATGGGCATTATTCATTTGTCCATCTTTGAAAACAACATTGTTTCTTGAACCAATAACAATACCATGAACTTCATTGTAACTAAAACGTAAATTGCTACCATGTAGTTTTTCTTGCACCACACACTTATGATTCAACACTTCACAGTTTTTACCTAGACCTGAGATGCTGGAATACTTTTTGAAGAATTTCATTCGTTTTCCTCCCAGGTTATATTAAGACCCAAATGTCCATTATAAATTCCTAACCTTTCCTCAACACAATAATCTAACATTTCCAAAACACTAATGATTTTATCATAAGCTTCTCTTCCAAATCCCGATGGAAACTCATAATAAAGATCGAAATGCCCAAAATTGGCTCTCTTTTCTATTTCTTCGTTTATCTTATTCAAATATTCCATTTTTGATTTTTCAACCAATTCTCTGGCTTCTTTTGCGTCAATCATTTTTTCTCCATAGAAGGTGGGCTCGGGAGTGAGTAGTAGGAATTTCTTCAGTCATACTAAACACTGCAGAGCCCTATATGATAACCTTCTGTTGCGCAATTAAATCTCTCGAATTTGACCCTCTTTCATAGCTTCTTGAACAAAAACACGCTCTGAATCAGTAAGACCATCCTCGGAAACCGTTTCGACTTCATCAACTTCATCGGTTTCATTTCGTTCTGCTTCAACTGCTTCCGCCTCTGGAACATCAGTTGGCTCATTTGCACCAAGAACCTCATCAAATGGAATTTCAGTACTATCAAACTCGCCATTAGCAAGAGACATGAGATCACTTGCCATTGCAGCAATGTCCTCTCGACTGAGCATACCAAAATCAGCGTTCCAACGCTCTTTGCCATAATTGCCCACATCAGCAAAACTAACGCCAAACCTACCATTGCCATCACTATAAGCAAACAACCTCAAATGACCCTTTCCACCACGCTTAACCTTGTCTCCTGCCTTACTAGTAGCACCATTACTCTTAAGAACTGTCAACATTGTCTTCGCCTTTCTTTGTTTGAGTTTAATTCCCAATGTCTGATACTAACTTAACATTGAATTTAAAAAGTGTCAAGAAGAAAATTTACAAAATAACAACTGGCTTGTCTTTCATTTTTTTAATTGTATCTACTGTTCCACCAGAAACTTTGTCCCATACTGCAATCAACATATCCGAATCTCTTGCAATTAAAGTATTGCGATTATAACAAGCTCTGGCATATTCCCACTTTGGAATAGTATCAAAAGTTCCTCGATCTAATTCTGGATAATGTATGGTTATTCCTAATTCATATTCTTTGGCCAATTCTTCTGCAAATTTATCTGCACCTTTTCGACAACCACCAGATACTAAATGTAGTTGAACATTTTTCTTTTTTGCTTTATCGATCAAATCAATTAAAACATTTTCAAGTTGTTTTTTGTCTTGTGGGGCATTTCTGCTTCTGCTTCCCACAATTCCTATGTTCATAATTTTCATTTTACACCTAGGACAAACTGGTTTAAATGTTTCTCTTTCCGGAAACTTGTTCGATAATAATATTTCCCATTTATGACCACAACATTTCCATTCTCTTAGCCACCAATACTTCCATTCGTATGTTTCAAAAAACATTAATCTTTTCGTTTCTTATTTTTTTCTACAAATGAATTCAAAATTTCACAATCTAAATTCAAATGATCTAATACATTTTTTATCCAATTATTTTTTCCTAATCTGGCTTTTACTTTCTGAGAATAAGGACAAAACATATTGTGGTTTATTCTAAAATTAGGTTTGAAACAAGCTATACAAAATACATTTTTTTCATTCTTCTTTCTCTGTAGATTCTTTTCCCTTTTGCTCCTCTTGTTCTGCTTCAATTAATTCTTCTAACTCTTGCTCTTGTTTCTCTTTAGTTCTTGTTTTTTTGGCTTTGTCTTCTAGTGATTCAAACTTAGGATCAACCCAAATTAATTTGGTATTGTCTTTGCCCTTATGGGTATGAACCTTTTCTACAACTGTAATTGATTGATATATTGTTACACTTGGATATTCAGATTTCCAACTAACTGCACATAGACCATTTTCAAACTCCACCCCATCAGCAACTCTTCCAATACCACTAACACCACTCACATCTTCTAATCGTTTCAAATAAAAACGTCTCATAATTTTTCCTCCAAATGAAAATCTTTATCTGGACTTTTTTCTATATAGTCTTCGGAAAACGTGTATATGTGTTTTTGATTTATTGGTCTAGCTATCTTATTGGTGGAATCCCACCAAGTTTCATTATCAAAAATTAAACCATACACAAATTTTCCTCTACAATAATCAATTTCTCTTATTACTGCTGCTGCACCTTTCTTTAAAAAATGTTTGCTACCCTTCCATCCCCAAGATTTTTCTTTGGTTATAATTGGAGTTTTAGATAGCACAACTCTATCTCCAACTCTAAATGGACAAAACCTCTCAAATAATCCCTCAATGTATTCTTTAATACGTTTAGTAAAATATGGTTTGTTGTGAGAACTACCACACAAAAACTTGATTTGTTCCATCAAATCAATTAGTTCGTCAAACTTTTTCATATTTTCTTACCATTTCATATTATACCTCAATAATCATATTAGAATCAAAATGATCATTTAACAAGTACAATTGTTCTTTTGGATATCCACATGGATTACAAATACATTTTGTATTATACAACTTATCTTTCTTTGGCAAATGAGTATGCCCATAAAACCAATAACTTGGCTCATTTTCTTCAATAATTTTGTCCATATCATTTGCAAAATAAATATTCAACCTACTCTGTTTATAAATAGTATGTATCAAGTCCCATGACGGAATATGATGAGTTATGCAAATGTCTCCTTTTTTCACATTGTTACGGAAAAATTCAAATGTTTCTTCATACTTTTCAAATGCAATTGGATCACATTTTTCAATCCAAGAAAAATCAGAAAGACAATGCTTTAACATTTTAGATTGAGCATATTCTGGAAACCAACCTACAGCTCCAACAAAACCTTGTCCATTTATCTCTATGCGCTTATTCTCAAGCCACACGAGATTGCTCAAGGATGCCTCAGTTTTTGCCAATTTATCTTCTACGTCTGGAAATGTGGAATCATAATAGCAATGATTTCCCAACACTAAAATAACCTGATTAAATCTGTCACACAACATTGGTATTTTATATTCCAACCCTTTCGATTGACACAAATCACCAGCAAAAATCATTATATCACAATCATTTGGAAGTTTGTTGATAAATTCTCTACTTTTTTTGTGAGAATAAAAATCCAAATGAAAATCACTAGTAGGAAAAATTTTCATACTTTTTCTCCAATATATGTTATAGTTACTTATAGCACATATAACTATCAAAGGGAAGAGAAAAATGTCAAAAAAATATTCACAAGAAGAAATAGAAATATTAAAAAAATATTATCCTATCAAAGGTAGAAATTATTGCAGTAAATTACTAAAAAGAACTCCAGAAGCCATTGGGACAATGGCATATAAATTAAACATAAAAACCACAAAAGAAAGAAGAATAGAACTCATGAAACATTGCAATGAGATCCAAAAAAATAAACCAAAAACTTACAAAGTAGATCCATGGCAATTCATGGAAAATTTTTCTCCCGAATCTGCTTATATTTTAGGATTGTTATGGGCAGATGGTAGTTTAGATATGTACAAAAAATCAACAAAAATCTTACTAGGATGCATAGAAACTGATATTCAAGAAATATATCCAATCTTTTTAAAAACTGGTCCATGGGCTCATCATGTAAGATATCCACCAAATAGACAACCACTGGGAATAGTTCAAACATCTAATAAAAAACTTTTTAACTTTTTACTAGAACATAATTATAGACCGCACAATACAAATTCTGCAGATTCAATTATAAAACTAATTCCGGAACATTTACAACATTATTGGTTCAGAGGATTAATAGATGGAGATGGGTGTTGGTTCGTAAGTAAAACAAAAATTACCAGAATGTTCTCTATCAATAGTTGTTATGAGCAAAATTGGAATTATGCAGAAAATCTATTTAAGAAACTAAAAATTAAAAAATATAATATAAGAAGAATTTTGCAAAAATCTGGGAGTCGTTCTTCTATGATTAAATTCTGCGGAAAAGAAAATTTTATTAAGATGGGAAATTACATATATTATAATTATGAAAATGACCAAATAGGATTATCTAGAAAATATAAAAAATATAAAGAAGTTATTGATTCATATATTAGATAATTCTCTTTTCTTTATTTCTTCTTTAATTTGTTCGTATGAAACTGGATAATAATTCCAAGCTTCCACACTAACATCTATTCTCCTTTCCATTCCCTTTCTGAGTGGTAAACGACCATGCGAATGACCGCATACATGTATAGAATTATAGTGTTTATTTCTCCATTGTTCAATTGGATAATGAAAAATACAAATTAATTGTTTACCACCTTTTGCGTCTGGATCTTGAACCCACAAATCATAATAATTTCTAACCCAAACAAATTTTTCCATTGTTCCTTCTTTATATGCATAATCTTTATGATTTCCCATGATAAAATGTTTTTTTCCGTTCATCTGATCAATCATTTTGTCGAATCTTTTTCTACTTCCAAAGTTCATATCGCCCTGCAAAAAAACTAAATCATTTTTATGAACAACTTTATTATAATTTTCTATCAATTTTTGTTCCATCTCAAAACAATTTTTGAATGGACGATTTGCCAAAGTAATTATTTTAGAATGATTGGCATGCCAATCTGATGTGAACCATATATTATTTTTCATACATTAACTCCTATTTTTCAAATCTCTCCATCATTTTCACTACTTTTTTATATGAAACACCATGAACATTTCTTCTGGCATATTCTTCTGCCATTGTAACGTCAAGTGAACCAACAATTGTTTCTTTTACTTTGTATCCATATTTATTTGCTAATTCTATATATTTTCTATAATTCCACTTTTGAATATTGGTATTATCCAAAATAATCAAATCACAATCACCATTCCAATTATCATCTAATTCTGGCTGCATATTTTTTTCTACTTGTTCATAACACCATTGATGTGCCCTATTTAACAATTTAGGATTCCAATCATAAAATCCATCTTTTCTTTCAAAGTAATAATCTGCCGAACAAATACAGCCAGATAGACCAAACATTATACAAAATCTATCCAAAACTTTTTTAGCATATGTACTTTTTCCACTACCTGGACTTCCTCTCAACACTAAAAAATATTTCATTTGTATTTCCTCTTGTCAAAACACATAGTTCCGCCACACAAAAATCTCCAACATTTTTCATAATATCTCAAAATAGCACCACAACCAGCTTCATACTTACTTTCTTTTGTTGAAGCCAACAAAAAATCCTTTTCCAAATGAATAGCATAATAGTATTCATTCGCATAATCAATCTCTTTTTTACAATGAGCACAAACAACTTTATTTGTAAACTTTCTTAATATATTTGGTCCTGGAAAAGTTGGCATATCAATTCATATCCTTATCTTCTGATTCAATTTCTATTTCTTCATAGGCTATTTGATCCAATGCTTCTATCACTTCCTCAACTGTTTCTTCTATCGCATAAGTATGTCCACTTCTAGTTGTAATAATTGTACAATCAGAAATGGATTGATATTCAACTGACATAATATATTGAATATTAAGAAGAATTGGTTTGCTACTGGTAGAATATAAACAGATGAACATTAATATCAATCTCCATGAATCTCAAATTGATCTTCAGTTAATCCTATTTGTCTTAAAAACCATTTCATATTAAAATTATCCATTGTGGTCCAACCTTCAACAGTATCTTCTTTTTCTTCTATTTCCCAAGTAGCTTGACAACAAAGATCAAAGCTCCAATAGTTATACATATCTTTTTTATCCAATTCTTCAAAATCATAAACATCTTCTACTGTCTTGTTCATACTATCTTCAAACATCTTTGCCAACTCACCATGATTTTTAATACATTCAATTTGAAATGGTGTTAGATATTTCTTTTGAACAACAAAAGAAGAAGATGAACTATTACTTACAAAACCTGATCTAAATTTCATTTCTTACTCTCCCTGTCATACATAACAATTGATCCTGCAACTGATACATTCATACATATATCACCAGGCAATTGTACCACAGAATTACATTTGGACAAACACTTTTCTGACAAACCTTTATCTTCAGATCCTAATACATATACACATGATCCTGGATGAACAAAATTCTTTAATGGTCTGGATCTATCATTTATTTCTATGCCCACCAATTTACAACTCTTTGGCATATGTGAATAAAAATCATCAAAGTTATTATAATAATACTGTGGCATATGTTTCCAAGTTTTAATTGTATCTCCTCTATATTTCTTGTATCTTTCTCCGACAACAAAAACAAATGAAGCACCTAGAATATAAGCACTCCTAAACAATGTACCTATATTGCCAGGATACTTTATGTTTTCGACACCTATGCCAAAGTAACCACGTTTCATTGTTTATCTTCTTTCTCTCTTTTTTTGACTGCAACATCAAATTTATTTAGTGTTTCAACCAAAGTATTTCCCCACACAGTAATCAATATCCCACCATCTGGATGTACCAATGAAACAATCCAATACTTAGTATAAGCATTACTTAAATTATCAATATAGTCTCTTCTAATTTCAACTTTCATTTTTTATCCTTTCATTGACAATACATTAAATGGTTTTCTTACTCCTGCACTAAATTCTTCTGCTGCAGCAAGAGCTATTCTAATTCTTTTTTTAGGATTCATTTTGATTTTACTAGTTGTATATAATGAACCCAAACACAAATCATCTCCACACCCACATGCTTCATAATTACAAGAAGAAATGGCAACTTGAAAATCATTATCTACAGAAAACAATTGTCCTTTATAACCTACAATAAATTTTCCTCCGCTATCATTGTTACCATCTATTTTTCCATATCCTCCATTTTTAAAACAAATTTTAACATAATCTATAAAAAATGTATTCATATAAGTTTCTATATCCATATTTTCTGGATGTTCTGGTGGTACAAAATAATATTTAAGCAATTGACCCATTCTAAAAGAAGTTGTAAAACCAATAAGAAACAAACCCTTTTTAAATACTTTTGTATCTTTTCTTGTTCTTAATTCTAAATTACCAACATTTACTCCCGCACTATCTCCACCCATATAAACAACGCCATTTTCTGCTATTGCGGCTATTGCTGTCACACTTTACTCCTCTGAATTTAAAACCACATTTTGTAAATTAAGAAATTCTTCCAATCTTTTTATATGCATCTTAGAATAAAAGTCTCTTGCATTTCTAGCCTTTCCACTTCTTATACTAAACAAAGCAGAAAAATGTTTTAAATCTTTTATGTGCATAGCAAATACTTTTTGTTCTTTTATGTTGCCGAATCTTTTCCACAATTCTTCTGTCTCAGTTATAGCTCTTTCATATACTGCTTTGATTTGATTGTGGATTTTTCTCCATTCACCAAAATGTACAAGCCATTCTTCTGACTCGGCTTTTTGAATAATCTGAAGCATTTTTCTTGTGGTCATTCCAGATACAACATAATGCAAACGAACATAATCTTTGCACTTTACTTTAACTCGATTGAAATTCCTATCACAAACAACGAACCCTTCTTGTTCTAAACCATTCATGTTGGCAACATTGTCCAACACTTCCTCTTTAGAATTGAAGTTGTATGTTTGTACAACTTCCCAATTCAAATTTTGTTCAGCAACAACTTGTTGTGGCCACAATTCTTGATAATGATTCATATCTCTTGCACCATGAAGAACCAAACGATCATTTGGGTGGCTGATCACAATTCTATTATGCTTTGTCATCAATTCGAAGAAATAACATTTGTCAGTTTGTTTGGGCAAATCATAATCCAATTCTTTCCACACCCTCCAAAATAATTCCTTGAAAGTAAACTCACCCATATTAACTGAACCAGACGCATCTGGAGAACCAGATGTTGCTATGTGCCACATATCATTGTAGTAATACAATTGGCACAATGATCCATCTAGCTTTTCAAATACTTGAGAATTTGCCCAATTGACTGGAAAAGCATGTGTCTCCAAATAATTAAAAAATTTATTATAGGGGTAACAAACAGGTTTCCAATCATTGTCTTTATCTACAATTATACCTCTACATGCTTGCACCATGGGCAATGATATATTACTTTCAATCTGATTATATTTCAAAAGATATAGATTGGGATATAGTGAATGTTGTCTTACGATAATAGAATACTTCTTCTCTAATGCTTCCAAACCACTGTGCCGAAGAAAATAAAGCAATCTTTCAAGTTTAGTTCTTCCCATCAAAAGAATCCTACCTTCCCATCGCTATCTTTTTCTTCTTCAAGCAAATCTTCTTCAAATGTTTTATCTCCAAATGCCTTGTTATAAACTTCACCCAATGTCACATCTTTCTCAAATATAAACGAATCTCCACCATCTGTCAAGCGATTATAAATTTCATTGGCTTTTTCAGGTTTCAATTTATTAATTGCTATATGCTTACACAATCTTCCTGGTCTAGTTAAAGCTTTATCGAACTTTAATTTATTAGCATTTGTTGTAGCAATGATTCTTAAATCTAAAATTGTACCAAAAATACCATCAGTATAATTTAACAAAGAACTAATAAGAGAAATATTATCTCCTCCTCTTGGTACCAAACAAGCATCTGCATCTTCAATAATAAACACCAAAGGACTATCAGCCTTTTCTACTTCATCTCCACTTTCTGTTGCATCACCAATATCTGTTGCATCATCAGAAATATCTTCAAAATAAAATCTTCTTTTTCCTCCAGAAGAATATTTTTGATTTAACAATGCTGGAATCAAAGTTGGTCCATCTAATTCGGAAATGAACTTTGCTGGAAGAAAAATAAAAGTACAATCTTTGCCCAATTCATTTACAAGACCTTTGACGAAATACGTTTTTCCTGTTCCTGCTGGACCAGATAATATTGTCAATCTTCCTCTTGGTTCTTTTGCAATAAGTTGCATAGCAATATGATCAAATCCACCCATTACTTTATCAGTGTAATTTCTTCTTTCTAGTGGAGCATCAATCGAACCAATATCACTAAAAGAATAATTTCCTGCTTGTGCAGTTAACATATAAATTGTATTTTCTTTTTTAGTATAAAAATTATTTATGCCAATATCTTGAATTCTTTTTTCTTCTTCTTTTGTTGGCACAAGATAGATAACACTCATTTTCTTTTCTTTTTCTGTTGTTCTGCGCATACCAATAGAAATATACCTATCACCTTTTTCATCATAAAAATTATGAAATATTTGTCCCGACATTTCTTCTTTAATAATAAAATGTTTTTCCATATCTAATTTTAATTCTTTAACCAATTCATCAAATTTTAATTTACTATATCCTCTATATCCACCTTTATACATTTTTTTATTTCTATCAATAAGAATTTCATATAGCATTTTTGTCATAAAAGTATGAATCAAATATCCCGATTCTGTAAATTCAGAAAAACCCACTCTACTGAATACTTTATCCCAATCCATTATTTTTATACCATCCTTGCTCTTTGGCGGTTTTTCTTGCATGACAATTTGCACATCTTACTTCACACTTCTCTATTTCTTCTTTAAGTTTTTCAAAGCTTCTTCCTTGTCGAATCATTTTTGATACATTCATTTTTTTATCACAAATATGATCAAAAGTTAATACTACTGGATCAGTTTCTCCACAATCAACACAAGGATGTACCAACAAATATTCATAAACATATTTTCTATTCCTAATTCTTCTCATTTCATTCGATTTTAAAGTACATTTAATACATTTTCTGCTAATTACTCCGTTTTGATTCATAGTAATACTTTCTTTGTTTGGCAGAATTACACATCGGACATATTTTTGTAGTATTCCAGGTCCAAGAAAATCCCATTACTTCTCTCCTATGTCAAGAAGCAACTTGTACAATTCATCTAGAAATGGTAATTTCGGAGAAAGAGAAAGTAAATAAGAATAACTTGTTCTCAAAGCAAATCTTATTCTTTTGTCTTCTTCTATTGTTTGTCTCAAATAAACACACAAATCTCCAACTTCTTGATATGCATCAACCAAAGAATTTCTACCATTGAAAGGTTGGAGCACAGTTCCATATTTCTTTTTACCAATTTCCTTTCTTTTTTTCATATCCTCAATCACAAGATCTTGGATACACTTTTCCTTATTTTTCTTTGGTTTTGGCTCTTTGTTATTGATATTCATATTATCCCTTTAGAATATTTTTCTTTGTTTTGTTTTCAATACAAGTACCACCACAACACTTATGATCAACTGTTGCAATAATAACTTTACCACCCTCGTTAACCATAGAAACAATAACTTCACCACTACTAACAATTTTTTTCTTAGTTTCTTCTAGTTTATTATCAAAATCGGAATCTGTTGAATCCAAAACATACATATTACTCTTCATCTTCAAGCTCCTTTATTGCCTCATCAAAATCAGATAAGGGGGAATGTTGTTCCGCATACTTCAAAATTTCTTCTGCTTCTAATTCTGTCACACCATATCTTTTTTTCTTGTTTTCTTTATCATCGGCATATTTCAAAACCAATTTCATTATTTCTTTATTATTTCTCATATATGCTTTAAATAAAATTTCACCTAGTTTTTGATACGTAATTTTATCTACAACCATTTTTGCTTTTATTTTTTTCCAATCATCGGGCATAAATCTAAGAGGTGCTTGCTTTTTTAAAACCGTAATATTTGCCACTATTTACTCCACTTTTCAAATAAAGATTTTAGCAAACAATCTCTTGTAATTTTTAGATTTTCTATTCTCTCCAAATTATTATCGGGCTTTATTTCTAATTCTCTTATTCTACCACGAATTTCATTCAAAGATGAAAATAATTCAAAAACAAAAATATGATAAGGCATTTTATTTGAGTGACATTTGTTTGACTTTTTCATAAAATTCACTCCAAGCTTTATTCTTATCGGTAAATGTCCAATTTGTTTTGCAATCCTTGTTATAGGCATATTTTATCTTAGCAGTAAAGCCTTTTGGGTTCTTTTTTTTCCATGGTTTTATATGATTTGGGCAATCATCAAACATAATATTGCCTCTCACATAATATTTTTTGTGTGTAAATATAAGATTTTCTAGAGGAAAATTAGGCAAATACTTTTTTATCCATTTTCTCTTGTCGTTTGCTGCAAAATCAGATTTTCTAGGTAATTGCGTAACTATTAACACTTCATGATCATCTTCAAGTAATTTATTAAAATATTTCACAGCACCAGAAATTGGTTGTACTTCTCTAAAAAACCCTGGCAACTCAAGAAGATAATCAAGAATTTCAGGAAACTTACATAATTCTTGAATATTATAATCAGTTACATCTTCTTCTGTTAATACCTCTCCAGTTATAAAATTGTACTTATTTAACCAATAGGGAAAAAAATCAACCAAAATTGAATCCATATCAATCAACAAAACTAACTTCTTCATACTACCCATAATAACACAAAATTATCAAATTGACAAACTTTTTATTTCTCCATTCCAATCAGAAAATACTATTGTTTTTATACCACATTTTTTAATAAATTTGTAACATTTTTTGCACGGCATTGCCATAGATAGAGAATTGTCTTTCAAAATACGAACAACTATTATTGTATCACCATCTTTTTTGGCTCTAACTAGAGACAATGCTTCAGCATGTATACTAAATTTATAACCCAACAGCTTAAAAATATCATTAGTAGTTTTACAATTATATCCTCTTCCAATTATTTTTCCATTTTTTATTACAATTGCTCCAAGCCGATAACTACTTCCATTGACATAAGAAAACTCAGATTTTTTCGCTTCTTTAATTGCCTCATTGACGTATTTATAGTTTAAAATACTCATTTATTTTCCTTACATAATTAACCAAATAAATGCCAACTATTTCTTTTTCTTTTTGAGTCAATTCCCTTTCTGGAGATATTTTTGCCTCTATTTCTTCTAATTCATCTATTATTATATTAATTTCTTTAGCTATCTTATATTTTTTAACATTTTTCTTTCCCCAAGTCAAACAAAAAATTGAAAATATTGACATAAAAACAAAATAAATAAAGTCTGTAGTATTAGCTCCACAAACACAAAATTTATACAAATAATAAGATGACCAAATACAATTAAGTGGAAACAAAATAAAATAAATATATGAAAAAATTTTATGAAATTTTATTGGATATCTATTTTTTTTATTTAAAAAATTCATTTTATCAATTCCTTATCTACCAAATAATCTTCAACCAAATTATAACACAATTGATCCAAAAAAGCTCTATCAGGATTCTTGGGCAATTTAGTTGTTTCATACAATTCAGCTACTTTTTGTTCACATTCTTTTGCATATTGAATAATTTGATCATATGTCCAAGCACCATTCCTAATAGATTTTAATTCTTCTCTATCTGGTCTATATACTTTAACCCTACCTTCTTCTAGAATTTCAATACACATACGCATCAATCTTACCAAGTGCATAGCGTGTTTTGTATCATAGCCATAATCTTTTTCTAATTTCATTCTATCTTTATTTCTTTTTTTCTTCCATGTTTGATATGCATTCCATTCATTTAAAGCATTGATATATCTCTTTTCGCGCATCATTGATTCAATCCATTCATCAGTTGCACCAGTCAACTTCTGAACTTCATTCCAGCATTTATCCGGAATTCCTCTTTGAACTGCACCAATATAATTCACATCTTTTAGTTCTGCTTTTGCCTCATCAGACAAATTCATATAGTCCAATGTACCTTTGAGCAAATGAGCTAACAACCATTGAAATGCACCCATATCATCATTACTGATTAACTTTTGCTTTTCTGGCAAACCATAGTCAGATCTCTCTGGCTTTTTATTTGGAGGATTCAAAAGATATCCTCTGTGTCTCTTAATGCGATTTAGTTGTGCATATGCATAACCAGTGAATCTATAGCGAACATTTTTAGATAAAAACTTATGTCTATGTCTATGTAATTTCCTCCAATACTTTGAACTATGAAACCAATGAGATTCATCTGTAAAAAGTAATTCGAGGATATTGGGATTATTTTGAGCAGCTAATCCAATGAATTTTCTTATATCGTAAATAACCCTATCGTCTTCAAATCCCTTATCCATCTGCTCAAACTTATTTATGCCCATTCCAAAATAGTAAGACTTATCTGGAATAATACATACTCCCCTAATATCTGTATCCGATTCTGGAGTATTGGTTCCATAGGCTTTAGAACCACCAATAGTAAGAAAAATGGTATTATCAACTACTAGTTCTTTCTTCATTCCACAACCTCAAGATAATCATATGCTTCTTGACAATCATTATCAATACATATTTTTAATCTAAACTCCCATATTCCAATATTTCCAGGATCATCCATTAAACTTAAAGAATAAAAAGAATACCACGTATCAGTAACAAAATTAGTATTAGGAACGAATGGAAGAGTATATACATAACCATTTGGAAAGGTAATAAAAGATTGCATTAAATCAAATTCATTCACTTCTAAAACAAAATAAATAAAAATAATATCTCCTAACCTAAAACATTTTTTGTTCTCACTTGGAACATAATAAGAATATTCATTAAAAAATATAATATCAGAAATCCATTCTGTAATATTGTTATCAGGTAATTCTTCCATGCACAAACTTAAATTTGGATCTCCATTAGAATATTCATCACCCTGTAAAATATAATCATCACCAGGATTATATTCATCTCCTTCGTTTTCATTTGATGGCATGTAATCATCTGATGGAATTGGATCTCCAGTTACTGAAATATCAATATATTCATCACCTTGTGGAGACATATTATCACTTTGAATATCTGGCTTTATAGGTTGTGGGGCACAAGAAAAAAGAAAAATTAGAAATATTAAATTATTTAGATTCATTTTCCATCCTCGCTTTCGTTTCATAAACTCTCTTCTTAAATTTATAAAATGATTCCAATTTTGGTTCAATCATCTTAACATTATGAGCCATATGATCAGCATATGACAATACAAACAAATCATCAAGCAAATCATATTTGGCATTAACTCTATTGATAAATCTTTTAATTCCTTTTTCTTTTACTCCACTATTCATGAGCAATGTTGGAGTCATATGTTCAAAAACTAGAACTGCAACCTTATCTTCAAACGTGGGATACAATCCATATTTATGGGCAAATTCAATCCAAATCTTTGCACTTTTTGCTGGATGTCCATAAAAATGAATATTTCCATCTTTGATTGAATACGTATATGGTTTTCCAATATCATGAAACAAAGCTGCAAATTTCAAATGTAGCTCATTAGGAACATGATCAACAACACCCAAACTATGTTCCCATGCTGATTTATCATGCCACTTACCTTGATCTTTATCAAAATCAACGAGATTCTGAATATTGGGAAACTGCTTAAAGAAGCCTGTTTTTTCAAGTCTTTTAAGATTGGTTACAGAATCGCCTGTGATAAGAGATTCACGTAGAATTTCATAAGCATTCATCATTTTATTCACCAAACAATTTCAACTGTTTCTTTTTCATTTCCTCATCTAGTTCTTTTTGCTTCTTCCATTCTTTATATTGTTCTAGATATTCTTTGCAAGTAATATCTTCATCTGGTCCCCAAGGATAATAATCTGCCCATCTTCCCGCCTCTTCTTCAATTGAATAAAGAATAAATGATTCAACACGATTTGAATCAAACAATTCTTGTGCTGCTTCTTCTACAACATCACGCATTTCTTCATCATCACAAAGTACCGGAACAATTGCTTCCCATTGAATTTGAACTACTCTTAGTTTTTTCATTGCATCTCCTATTTTTGGCTCCGGAGGCGAGGCTCGAACTCGCAACTTGCGGATTAACAGTCCGCTACTCTTCCATTGAGTTACCCCGGATTAAAGACCATTGAGTGAATTGTAATAGAATTCTATTCGAAAATCAAGAACTATTTTCGATCAAATTGATTTCTCAAATCACCATACGGATCTGTTTTGGCTTCTGTTGCTTCAACAATTTCTACCAATCCATTTTTATATAATGCTTCTGCCAATTTCGCAACAAATTCATTAATATACTCTTTTACCTTTGGATCTTTAGCATTCATACCAATAACTTTTTCATTAATTTTATAATTCATTTCCTTTAGAGCCTTTTCATCAAAAACAACATTTTTATTCTTTTCGATACATTCAAATGTTACTTGAATATTTTCTGGAGTTGTTTGAAATACTCTAATCTGTACTAAATCCAAAAAAGAAACATTTTGCATAATATTTATTTTTGGTTTAATTTTATTTTTCATTTTTTCCCTCTTTTGGAAATTCATCAAAAGTATCACTATAAACTTTTGTTAGTTTCATTACATCTGGTTCTTCTTCATCATCCGTATTTCTCTTATAAGAATTAGGATCATAAGTATGTTTGTGTTTTATTGGAGATATCAATTTTTGAACACCACTTCTACTAAATTCTGAATCAGCACCATTAGTACCCCTAGAAAAATCAGCTCCCAACTCTTCAATATTCTTCTTCATTTTTCTTTTTCGAAAATGATTCAAAATTGTTTCTAATATTTTTTTCAATTGCATTAATATAATCCTCTTTTATTTTTGCAGAATTTAACAAATTAGATAATTCAACACTATTCGATAAAGCATCTAAACCATTGGCCCTTAAATTTAAATCAATTAATAATTTAATATTATTAATTTGTTCCATAGAAATCTCTAAAATATACATCTTAACCTCCTAATAAATAGTTATTTATTCGACCAATTCTTCTCTGAACTTTTTATAAAATATATACCTTGTCCACTCTAATTCTTTTTCTAGATCTTTAGCAACTATTTCACATCCCCTTAAAGCATAACAACAATTATTTTTTTCATTATTTTCAATATATTTTTCATAATCAACTTTACTATCATAACGACCAATAAAATATCCAATAACTAGAGTTAATGCACAGAATACTATCCAATTCTTTCGCATTTTATTCCAGATCTCTTTAATATATTTATACCCTCTAAATCTTCCAAATATTCATTTTCATAATAAACCTCTGAAATTGCTTTAGTATTTATTATTCTTCTTGCACACATTTTACAAGGATTATAAGTAACATATAATTTACTACCCTTATTTATTGTCGGATCAAATTTAATAATACAATTTTCTTCTGCATGTATAAAACCAGATTTTCCGGTATCCATTGAATCTCTTTTGTTTGTTCCCCCGATTTCATCTCCATTATATCCTGGATATAATACACCAAATGGTGTGACTATTACAGCACCAATTTTATATTTGGGATCTTTACTTTCTTTAGCAAATTCTGCAGCTATTCTTAAATATAATTTGTGAATTTTCAATTCTTTATTTTCTTTTTCTTCTTTTTTTTTCATTAAACTATCTGAACATCTGCACTTATGTTTTTCACAAGCCCTATATCCTTTACAAGTATCATATATTGCTTCATTATTACATATTTCTACTTTTGGTTCATCATCCCAAATTGGATCTCCAATATCAAACCAACCACATTTTTCTTTTTCATTAGGCATGAAACAATCTCTCAATCTTTGCAGAATTAGATAATAGCACAAAATCTTCATCTGGTAAATACTTAAAATCTGACAAATATTTACAATTCATATATGACATTGCAGATCTAAATGCTTCTCCCAATGAATGCCAAAATACTTCAACTGAACCAGTATATGGAATTAGCGTATCATCTCCCTCAATATTTTTTTTACTTTTCTTTACCGCATATGAAGTTTGACCCCCATATTGCTTATACAATTTTTCATTGAATTTCACAACTGGTCCAGGACTTTCTTTGCACGAAGCAAATAATTTACCCGAAATAATTCCATCACATCCCAAAGCAATTGCCTTAACACAATCTGCAGTTCCTTTAACTGAACCATCACAAATAATTGCTGGACCACATCCACCCGTAATAACATTTCTATAGGTAGCAATTTCTCTAATCAATGTAGCTTGTCCCACACCAATAGAAGTTTTGGCCGAAGTAAGACAAATAGAACCATTTCCTATTCCTAACCTTACCCCATCTACTCCTAAATCAGCAAGAAATTTATATCCCTCAACACTAGCCACATTACCCGCAACAAGATAAGTACCAGGATATCCTTTCCTTATTTCTTTTATTGCAGTCTCAACTACAGAATTAAATCCATTTGCCGTATCAATATTGAAATATCTTATGCCCAAATCAAACGCATATAGAAATGGCTCTTCAAAATCTTTTGCCGGAATTGATACAAAAAAATCTCCCAATCCCTTATCGATCAAATGTTTAATAATTCTAGCATCATAATATTTATCATCACTTCTTGGTAAAAATCCTATACCACCAAGTTCATCCATCTTTTCAACCATTCTCTCTCCAGTAACCAATTTCATTGGAGAGGGAAAAATTGGCAAACTCATTTCTAAACAACCAAAAAGATAAGAGATAGTTTGAACACCTGTTCTACTTTCAATTTCTGATTTCTTATTTGGTCTCAATCCAATGTCATCAAATGAATAAGTTTGTTTAAACATATATTCTCCTATACTATTTGACTCGCTTCAATTAGTTCTCTTCCCCATTGTACACTAATAAAGCCACGATTGTTGACAAATAATGGGGCAACATATACGCAGTTTTCTTTTATATCTTCTTGTCCACCACCAAAATAGTTTAAATACCTAATTCTATCATCAATATCCGATATTTTCATATTAAGATATAGATTATTATTTCTGGTTAATTTTCTTTTTATCTCTTTCACAATAAACCAATGCAAATGAGTACCATCAGAAAGATCGGCCAATGGTAAAACATCATACTCCAAAAGAATATCTAACAATTTTTGATCAAACAACAATCCTTTATCGTAGTAACCCAAAACATCTCTTTGAATATTTATTTTTTGTTGCTTCGTGTAATCTCTTTTGTCATCACATTCTGCTGCAGCTTCACGCAAATCTAATTTCATTTTCTTTATGGGATCAAAATTATTAGAAATAACCTCAAACATATGCCTATAATTATCAAACATTTTGCCGTGACCCACACAACCCAAAGAGTCTAAACCCTCAACCATAATAAATCTTTCTAGGCATTTCTTGTTGAATTTGCTCCATCTCCAATTGCCATCTTCATCATAAAAGAAATCAAACAAGTCATTGAACTGACCTTGATGCTCTCTTGTTTTCATCAATTCTCTGGCAGCTATTTTGCCAATACCCTTGATTGAAGATATAGCTGGATAAATCTTCTTTCCATCAACTTTCCAAGTATCAACTGATTTGATTATATCGGGTTTTTGAAATTTGTATCCTATGTATGAAATATCTTGAATTATTTTATCCCTGTCTTCATCAACTTCCAAACAAGCTTGAATCCATTCCTTTTCGTAATACGTCATCAACCAAGCACATTGAAATGATATATATGAATAAGAAATTGAGTGGCTCTTATTAAATCCATAGCTAATGAATCCAACAATATCTTCATCCCATAAACTCACAGCTCTATCATATTCAATTCCCTTTTTAATACACCCACTTACAAACTTTTCTCTAGCTTCCAACCTTTTCTTCTTTAGTTCTTCGCCCAATTCATGACTTGGCTTCATCAATATTTTTCTTAACTTATCGGCCTCATCCAATTCAAATCCAGCCAATTTATTTGCCAATTGCATAAATTGTTCTTGATAAATCAAACAATTATTTGTTGGACCCAATATCTTTTCTAAAATTGGATGTTCGTAATTTATGTGCTTACCTCTATTTTCTAACAATTTTTTATCAGCATTCCCAGATAGAGGTCCAGGTCTAAAGGTTGATGTACATGCAGATATATCATCAATCTTTGTTGGAACAATTTGATTAATAAATTTTTGCACAGGAATTTCTGTGAATTGAAATATATTCACAAATTTTCTATTCCAAAAAACATTTTCATATACGTTTTGATCATTTGTATTAATAACATCTGGATGCAAATGTTTATCATAAAACTCTTTAATGTTGTATTCTCCTGCAATTAATTCAACACATCTCTCCATCATTCTCAATGTAGCTACGCCAAGAAAATCATATTTAACTAAACCCATTTGCTCTAAATGTCTTGCATTTAATCCTTCAGTCCATGGAGTTTGAATCTTACCTTTCGATTTAATGACTGGCATATCTTCAATAATATTCTCACATAATATTGTACCACCAGCATGACATGAAGTTGCTCTAACTTGCCCATACAATTTCTCAATGTATTCGGCTACTTCCGGATATTTATTCAAATATTGTCTGAATGTAGGAGAATGTTTTCTGGCTCCCTCAAATGTAAATTGGTACAATTTTTGGTCACCACCAATTTCATCTAGAATTTTTCTCCTAGCTTCTACCTCCATAATTTTAGTAACTTCATTTACTTCTTGGAAATTAATATCGTGCAATTTACTTATATCTTTTACAAGAGATTTTAATTGCAATGTAGAATAATTTGAAACATACGATACTTTGCTTTTCCCGAAATAATCTATAAGTATTTCAATTGCAATATCTCTATTCGAAACATCAATATCAACATCAGGAAAATCTGCTCTACTTATTGATAAAAATCTTTCAAACAACAATCCATGTTTAATTGGATCTAATTGTGTAATATCAATAAGATAACAAACTAATGAACCTGCTGCTGAACCACGAGCTGGACCCAAAAACAATTCTTTTCTTAATTCTCTAATTGCTTCATGTAAAACAATAAAATATTGTGAAAAATCTTTTTCTCGTATAACTTTTAATTCAAATATAGCCCTATCAACATATTTCTTATTTTTATCTAATCCTCTTCGCTTTAATCCTTCAATTGTCAATCTTTTCAATCTTTCAAAAGAACCTTCAATCTTTGGCAACTTTGGTTTTGACCCTGGATCTATTTGCTCAATATATTCATGAGCAATCACATAAGTTCTTTCAATTGCTTCTCTTACAATTTCTTCTGGCAATTCAGGTTGATACTTTTTGTAGGCCCCATATATTTGATCACCATTATGAGGATACAATAAACACTTAAGATCATCAATTTTCTTATCAAGAACTTCAACATTTATTTTTTCTCCCTTCCTTTGCCAACCTAATGCCTTATATATTTCCCTATGCTTCCAATGATCTGGAGTTGGATAATGAGCATCTGATGTTACAATCAACTGATGACCATTGTTCTTGGCGTATTCAATCAAAGCTAAATTTACAAGCTTCTGTTCTTCAAGAGCATTAAATTGAAGCTCTAGGTATGATCTCCCTTCGAACATGTTCAAAATAGGTTCGAGATGCTTCGAGAATTGATTCTGAGCAATTTTTATAATATTTTGATCACTGATACCGGGTTCATTATTTTTAATCTTTTGAACCAAATATGAAGGAAATCCTTGAATACAAGCTGTAGATAATATTAATCCCTTGTTGTACTTCTCCAGTAAATTAAAATCTATTCTTGGGAACCTATAAAATCCTTCGATGTATGATGATGATATTAATCTGTAGAGGTTCTTTAAACCTTCTTGATTGTAAGCCAATAAAACCAAATGATGTCTTCTATTAATTGGATCTAATAGTTTAGATTTAGATTCATCTTCATTTTCTATTACAACTTCATCTTTTTCTTTTTTCTTTTTCTTGTTCTGTAAATTTTCTTTAACAATTTTCCAATCTTCAAAACTTGGAATGTAATAAGTTTCAACTCCATAGATGCACTTGAATGGAATTCCTTTATCTTTTAGTTTCTTTTGTTGTTGGTATAAATAACCATATGCTCCAGCAGTTCCATGATCAGTTAAAGAATATGCCATAGAATCTTCACCAGCATTTTCTAATATAAAATTAATATAATCTGCCGGATACCCTAAAGCATCAAAAATAGATAATGTTGTATGCGAATGTAAATTTACATATTTCATTTTCTTGTTATGGGATAATGTTCACCCAAAAATTCACGTAATATAGTTGCAATTGCAGGAAGAAGAAATACTTGTTTTAAAACCTCACCATCTTTTTTCCAATAATGACCTTCTCGCAAAGAATAACATACTTCACATTTTCTAGAACAATTTCCCGGCATAACAAAATGTTTTATGACTCTCATTGCATTCTTTAGGGAACAACATTTAGAACAAATATTGTTATTTTTGCAATATTTTCCACGAATATGATTTTTTGATTTTTCTGTACTTTTTCTTGCATCAACACAAGATTTGTGTTCCATACAACCATTTTTATAATTTGGACATTCATACCATTTCATTTTAAAATCCTAAAAAATTTTTAATTGTTAAACCAACAAAATAACCAAAAATACCAGAACACAATAACAAATATATAATATTTATCTTATCTATTTTATCTTGTTTTCTTTTTAAATTGTTTATTCTCTTCCACCGTTCTACATTAATTTTATTGTTTAATCTTTTATTTATACTTTCTTCATACATATTTTTTTACCTCAAACAAAAGATTTGTGCCAAATGTCCAATATTTAAAAAAATATTTATTTTCTAACCATGTTGCAACCATTTCACAATCAGGAAGATTTTTAATCAAAATCATTCCTTTGTGATCACAACAACTAATCAAACGATTAATTACTACCAATGGTTCATTTCCAAATAAATATCTATCATATTCGCATACAATTTTATCATACGCCCCTTCATCTAAACCATCAATTGAATCTACAAATTTAACATCTAAAAATTCTTTTTGCAAAGAATGTCTCAAATTGTTATTTAATTCGGCCACAACAATTCCTGAAACTGAATTGCAAATCCAAGGAATCACATCATTGCTTCTTTCGTTACCAACATAACAAAAGAAATCAGTTGTCTTTAGATTCACTTGATTAGAAATTGTTTCGTGCATTACTGACATTTATTTCTCCTAATATTCTGAACTACATTCTATAACCAAAAAATCAATATCCTTCAAATCAATATCTACATTATAATACTTTTTGATTCTATTTTGCAACTCTTTTTTAATTTCTGATACAATCATATCTTTTTTCAAAAAAGATTCTGCATTAAACCCTATAATTCTATTTTCCATTCCAAAAGTACAAATTTCACTTTTATTTGGAGCTTTATAAACACCATATCCATTTTCTACAAAATTTTTTCCTCCACCATAATATTCATATTCCAATCTTTCATCAAATTCTTTTGGAATTTCTAAAACTTTAGCTAATTTTTTCCAACTATTATTTTCATTTGGATAATTTTCATATCTATTTACACCAACAACAACATAAGAACTACTTGAACTATTTGATACGAAACCTGCTCTTACCTTCATTTTATATCTCCTTCATCAACTTTCTATCTGCACCAGTTGATACATATTTAACCTTGACATTAACATAATCTTGAACCATTTGCAACAAAAAATCAATATCAGGTTTTATAGTAACATACTGTGGAACACATCTATCATATTGATATTTCATATATGGAATAGTATTCAAAAATTTATCATTTAATTTATAAAAAGTGCATACTTTTATTGAATCTAAATCTTGAATTACATCAAATTTAGTTAAAGCTAAACTAGTACAACCATTAATTCTAATTGCATAATTCAATGCAGGTAAATCTAACCATCCAACCTTTCTTCTTCTTCCTGTTGTTGCACCAAATTCATCACCAATCCTTACAATATGATCATCATATTTTTCATCTTCAATTAAAGTTGGAAATGGACCTACGCCAACTTTTGTAAGATATGGTTTAAAAACACCAACAACCTCACGAACTTTAGTTGGACCTATTCCTGCAGAAGAGCAGGCTGCACCAGCTACATTTGTTGTTGTAGAAATATTTGGATATGTAGTTCCATGATCAATATCCAAAAGAGTACCTTGTGCTCCTTCAAAAATAATAGTTTTTCCTTCGTCATTTAATTTATTAATTTCATATGGAACATCACAATAATAAGATTCAAAATCTTTTAGAGATTCTATTCTTATTCCTTTCCTCCCATATTTGTCAGAAGAACATGGTGACATTCCTCTCTTAGTTGAACCGACGCCATTTTCTGTATTTTCTGCAACACAATCTCTTTCTACATGATTGTTTGTTATTACATGACAATCTGGAGATATTTTCAAATTATTACTTACATCATAACCACAACTTTTAATTTCCTCTATTTCTTTAGCCAAACTCTCTGCACTAATTAAAACTGATGATGCCAAATATGATTTTTTATTTGATAAAATACCTGCTGGTATAAGATGTAATTTGAATTTATCATTTCTAATTACAACTGTATGGCCTGCATTTGGACCACCTGAAAATCTTACACATGCATCAGCTTTTTGCATGAGATAATCAACTATTTTTGCTTTGCCTTCGTCTCCAGATTGAAGACCAACAACTATTTTAATCATTTTCTTTTCCTTGGACAATCCTATATGCTTCTTGTCTACCTTTACCTTCCCTTATTAGTTCCAATAATTTACCTTGAGAATCTGAATATTTTTCTAAATTTTTATTTATATTATCAAAATTAAATTCTATATTTTCAAATATGTATATGACACGTTTCAACATAAAATGTAACAAATTGAAAGCATCAGGGAAAATAATTCTTTCAACTGACGAATGAGATATATCTCTTTGATCCCACAAAGAAATATTTTCCATTGCTGGCTGCACATAACTTCTCATTATTCTTGCCAAACCACTTATATTCTCACAAAGAATTGGATTTCTCTTGGTTGGCATAGCAGAAGAACCTGTTTGTTTTTTGTCAAATGGTTCATATATTTCTTCAATTCCCGACTGTTGATGAAGTCTAATTTGAAGAACCATCTTTTCTAAACTACTTGCTAATAAAGCCATATTTGCAATTAAACGAGCATATGATTCTCTTGGTACAACTTGAGTTGTTTCGCAATAACGCAACCCAAGTCTACACAAAATATCAACTTCATTTGAACGAGAAATGTATTTATTATCCCCTACTGCTCCAGAAATTTTTCCACATACAATATCATCACATAAATGATATTCGTGATTTACCATATCTTGTGCAAACACCCTAAACATTCTTTTCAACAAAATTGGTTCAGCATGTTGCCCATGGGTTCTACCCATTATCTTTGTGCCATCTACTTTCTTTGGCAATTCATCAAAAAATATCAATCTCAATTTATTATAAGATTTGTGTAATATGTCTAATGAATCTCTAATTGCAATTGCATTTCCTGTATCAACAATATCAGAAGATGTTAATCCATAATGAATAAATCTACCATCACTATCAGCTTTAGAAATAAAATTTTCCAATGTAAATACAAATGCATTTACATCATGATGAATTTCTTTTTCTAATTCTTTAGAATCATGAATTACGAAAGAAACATATCTATCCAACAATTTATCAAAATGAATAGACAAATCATTGGAAGGAATAACCTTTTGTTCTTGCAATACATCATTAACTGTTTTTTCTATTTCTATCCAACGTTTATATTTTCCTCTTTCACTCCAAATTTTCTCCATTTCTGGTGTAGAATACCTTTCAATCATCTAATTCACCAAAATATTTTTCTATTTTCTTATCCCTTCTTTTACTCAAAAATGAAAACAATCCAATTGTAAATGCAATTATACCACCATATACAATCAAAAACCCAACTAAAAATTCTAACATTCCATCAAACATATTATTCACTAAAGTTGTGATATATACTTCCTGCAGTCCAACCAATTACAATTCCTATTAGTGTCCAGAATATGACTTGCATCAATATCCTGCTTCAGAAAAGATTACTTCTACATCATCACTCTCAATGTCATTTAATCCTCTGTGACACAACATATATTCTTCTGGTTCAGTTTCATCGCAAAAAGAACCAAAGTGAACAATTTTTCCTTCCTCAATTGCTTTTTTTGGTGCACACCACTCTTTCCAATTCCAATCTCCCTTATTTGGAATTTCTCCACCCCATTTTTGATAATGAGCAATAAGCTCTTCTAGAGTACTAATTGACTTATCAACATAATCAGACAAATCAACTTCAATAATAAATTTAACTTTACTATTCATATTGTCGCCTTTGTTCTTTGTAGCAACAACAAAAGAAGAAGAACTGCTATTACTTACAAAACCATTTCTTGACTTCATAATATTTCCTATATTGTTTTTTAGTTATAGCACAAGTTTTTGTATCAGTCAATAGCTTCTACAAATTCTTTCATCAATGGGAGCGAAATGATCATAGAACAAATACTATTTGGATTATTTGTGTTCCATTCTGAAAGTCTATGATTTCTTCTTTGAAAATACATTGTCAATGCAGTTTCATAATTCATTGAATAAGTTGCTTTTTGAAGAAAACCCGAAGGGAGAAGATTTTTGTATTCTCTACGAATTTTATTTATCATATTTGTATCTTTGTGAAATTTCGCATCTCTGAAACTTTCCCCAATCCCATTTAGTTCTTCTAACAATTCATTAGAAATTGGCTGTTCAAAATCATCTTGAGTCAAATCTCTTAACCCAAGAGTGTGCATTGTTGAACAACTGTTACGTACTGTTGCAACCTTGTACGTATCGAGTTCACTCCATACATATATTGGTATAGTAATATCAAACCATACTTGAACATGTCTTAGAAATTTACGATGTTCCGAACCACCCCTTATAAGATTATAAGCTAATTGAAGATCTTTAGGACCAATACATGGTAATTCTAAACACTCAATTCTTTGTTTGTAAAAATATCTAGGTTCATACACAAATGAATTTACGTGTCCAAATAGACTATCACTTTTATCCCACGAGTTCATAGGATTTCTTAAACCACGAAAAGCCGCTTTAAACCCATACACTTCTATATTTTCAATTTTCATTTAAAACTCCATATACAACTTTCCTTTGAGTCGAATAATACTTATTAAATATCTAACTTCACAAACTCCTTCACCAATAAATGCAACATAACCTTGAATTTGTAATGTACCATTAAATTTATCTTCAGCACAAGATAATTCTAAAATTTTATAAGATTCCAAATGACAATCATAATCATTTTTTTCTTGTAAATAATAAAAATATAATTTATTTTCATCCTTTTGAATAACATTTTCCATATACAAAGAAGTTCCTTCTTCTTGAATATCATAACTTCCATTGGTTTTTTCCATAATATACCATGGAGCCTTAAATGTTTTCCCTTCTTTTTCCGAATCCCAACTTTGTTCATAAACTTTATCAACTTTATAATATCCAGATTTCAAAATAGAACTATTTCCACACCCAACCAACATCAATAACATCAATAAAAAACCAAACCATTTCATTATACTATAACTCCTCCTCTTATTAAAAGAGCACCATTAAACAAAACAACTAAAATATGAACAATAATCATACCAAAATAAATACCTAAAATAAATTTAGTCATTATTATATTCAATAACAACCTCATCAATACTAATGACATAGAACCCAAAACAAACGAACAAATTAATCCAATATTTAAACTATAATTTTCAATTAAATAATTTATAAGTGGATTTAATTCATAAAACTTAGAACTAGATAAAGCAATATAAGTTGTAACAATATCACCAAATTTAAATAATATTCCAATAATCAAAAAAATATTTAACTTTATCTTATTCATTTCCATTTTATTTTTTCTTCTTCCAGATCAATAACAGAAAAACAACCACGATCACACCTACATATATAAAATATGTCACCACTTATCTTTTTTTGTTTATAAACATATTTCATATCACTCTTACATGTAGAGGTTTTACAATAATTTTGACACCTTCTATTAACATAATTTAGGGCACATCCAGAACTAAAAAGTATTAAAAAAATATATCCTAAAAAAATAACACCATAAAATATATACAAACAATTACCATTCATCTAACCACCTACCTTCTGTTATAATTTTTTGCCATCCAAATCTCTTATAAAAATAATTAAACCATTGTCTTAAAGTTTCTGGAGTTAAAACATTGTATGGCAAATGCGTCATACCGGAATCATTCAAAACCCTCAAAACAAAATCTACACAAATCATTTTTTGAAAACTATAACTAGGATTTCTTATTTTTGTTTTTAACCATTTTTTAACCAATGGAAACCACGAAAACCAATCCCACCACGCAAATTTTTTTCCCAAATGTTTAAGATTTTTTTTGATAGAATCATCTAATCTTTTATCATCAATTTCAAATTCTTCAATTATTATATTATCTCTCTTAAATTCTTTTTCTCTAAGAATACACATTGTACGTTCAACATGTAATATTAATGATTCTTCTAAAAATTCATCATATATTTTAATGTAAGTATGAGATACTTTTGATCTTGTACAAAAACGAATAATTTTAGAAAACCACATATCACTTGTAGAAAATCCTACAACGATTTTCATTTCTCATACCTCAAATTTTTAATAATTAAATTTGGAATTGGTTTGCCCAACACCTTATTAATTGGACAACCACTAGCCGATTTATGACCACCACCACCATTCAATTCTGCAATTTGTGACACATCAAAATTATCACCTTTAGCTCTAAACGATAATGTTCTTGAACCAACAATAATTGCAAAATCAATATCTAAATCAATACTATTACACATTTTATTACCCAATAAACTTTGATGTCTATTGGAATCAATTATACCAATTCTATATTTCTTATCATTGATTCTCTTGGTAAAGACAGTAACTTGATTTAGTTTCTCTTCAACATACCTATCTCTTTTGCAATCTTCAATTAAAATTATTGCCCTTTCTGTATCACTCAAATCTAATGATAAATTTTTGTAGAATCTATCAATGAACAAATCTTGTTCATATGCATGAAACAATGTAGAAATATCTCTTGATTTTGAATTTTCCCAAATCCATCTATCAACATCATCAACTACATCAACAAACATTTTTTCATTAATAATGTTAAGTAAATATGAATTTAATTGTAACCATCCCAAAAATATTTTTGAACCACAATTTTTATTATGCCTATCTATTACTGCCCAAGGATATTTGATTAATTCATTAGCAGACTTGTGATGATCTATCAAAGTAACATCACTTCTTAAGTTGTCTATGTTATCTGCTACTTGTTTTGATACAGAAATGTCTGCAAATATAATTGGATCTTCCCAATTGTAAATCAAATCCATTGCTATTTCATCTGTTGCATTGTGAGTAGGAACAGTGAAAACAATGTTTTCTTTTGCTCCTCCTGCACGCATAAATAAAATGGCACAAGCTGCTCCATCCAAACAATTTTTATGAGTAACCAATTTAGTATTTAACACGTATGTTCCATCCTTTTTTTCATTATTTATCTTACATAAAGACCCACAATCATTTTCTTTTCATATTCATTACGCAACATTCCTCTTATATCTCTACCAAAATAATATGTCACACCCAATCTTGTTTCGTAAAGATTATAACTCTTGTCCATAAGAATTGCACCCATTTGAATACTATACTGTAAAGCATCAACATCACCTTCAAATGATAAATCATGTGACATATAAAAATTAAAATCTTGATCCATACGTCTTACTTCGGCCGATATTCCAATAAAATCTTTACCCATATAATCAGGAACTATATTAAAACAACGACCATATCTTCCATTAACATCAAATGATACACTAGAACTATCAAGTAGATTTCCAAATGACATACGCAACATAAAAAAATCTCTAGAATAAACATGATTAACAACATCAATTCTTTGTTTTGGTGGAGCATCATTAGCACCATCTCCAAGATGCGCCGATATATGACCATACTCAAACCTAAATGCTGCTTTTCTTGTTGCAACCGTAAATGGAATACCGAATGAAAAATCTTGTGTAAGAAGTGGAAACTCCCAAACTCTATGACCCAATGTTACATTTGTAAAACCATAAAGACCAATTTGCCAAACCCAATCGCCTTTGAACTCGGTATAGACTACAATATCCCTACCTAAACTAGCACCCAAATATCTGACAAAATCACCTTCCTCTGCAATTGTATGAAATGCAATACTACTATCACTATTAAGAGGATTACCATAAGCTATTCTAAATAATTGTTTTTCATCAAAAAAAGAACCGGCATTAGAAATTACAGGAAACAAAAGAATAAACAAGAAAATAAGTTTTTTCATCATACACCTATGATAACATAGATTTCAAATAAAGATCAAACTATTTCACAACCATTAATTCCACTACATGCATAATTTTCTTTTAGATTAGTTTTGTCTTCTTCTTCTGTTACTTGAGTCAAATCAATATCTTTAACGAAACTCATATATTTATCATACATATATTTTGTACATTCTTCAAATGGAGATTGAATATAACTTCCACCATCGTATGGAAGTACACTTAAACCATTATAATTGTTACGATTTTTAAACATCCAATCCCTAACCGAATCCCAACACATATCCTTAATTGAAATTGTAGCAGATATGTTATTGGTGTTGTCTCCATTTCTATGACCGGCCACCACCCATTCATTATAAAATTTCTTTATCCTTTCCAAAAATGTTATTACTGACTCATCTCTATAAAATGAATTCTTTGGAGCAGCAATTGGAAAAGTTATAACGGCTTGATTGATTGGATTAAAATAATCATCCTCTACCAAATCTGGTAGATGTTTAGACAAATATACATATATCTCTTCATTCTTCATAACTCTAACTCTTCTCAAATAATATGGAGAATGCCAATTATGAATTCCAGAAGAACAACCAAGAACAAGAGATGCTGTTCCACTTGGTTTTATACAAGTTGTTCTTGAGGCAATATTTATACCAATTAATTTGGCCACTCTTTCATTCTCTTCCCTTACTATTTCTGCAGCTTTTGTTAGATCATATTGCAAAATTTCACCACTAGCTATACCAGTCAAACTAACACCAATCAAACAATCCTTTTCAGTTTGTTCTCGCCACTCTTCTCTCAAATAATGAAAATCAGTATAGCCAGCTTGTAAAGTTGCAATAAAAGCAGCCGCCTTAACTCTTTTATGAAAATCTTTTTCAGACTCCAAATAAGAAACATTTACCTCTGCTAAATTACAAAATTGTTTTTCACGAAGACTAACTTCAGCACAAGGATTAAAACCTATTTCCATATTATTGCTAAAAATAAATCCTGGTTCTCCACTACCACCATTTCTAATTTTTTGCCACAACTCATCAAAATCTTTTCTTTTTATTCTATGTCGTAGCAATACAGCAGAATTATTTGCCATAGCCCTTTGGGGATTATCTTCTTGCCAATTACCATATTTACAATGCAACATTTCTTGGTCATCTAACGAAAACAAACTAAGAGCACTTGAACGTCTAATTCCACCAGATAATACTGCATCAGAAATATGACATATTAAATCATGACATTCTAAAGGACTCAATTTAGAACCAATTGATTTTGAATCTAAAATTGATTTTATACTATGAAGACAATCTTTTAATGGTTGTGGTCCAGGAGCTTTGCCTCCAGAAGTGTGCAACAAAGATCCCTTTTCCCTAATTAAAGAAAAATCAAATACCGGATCGGATAAATTAAAAAAATATGATTTAAACAATACCTTTACTGCATCTGCCCAACCTTCAATAGTATCTTGAATTAAATGTCTTCTCTTTCTTTCTATTGGCTTTTTAATGTTTGGTAGTTTTTTGACATGATGTTGTTGTACAGAAAAACCTACGCCACACCCACAAAGCAACAAAAACATAATCTCTGGGAATGCAAGATAATCATCAATTGGAACATACGAACAATTGAACATTCTGCAAGGATTAACTTCTATTGCTCTACCACCAAATTGGAGACTTCTCATTGATGGTAATACTTTTTTATTGTAAACCAATTGATATGCTTTTGAAATTTCATCTAACAAATTGGGATATTTTTCCATATGCATAAGCATATTTCTTGCCACAGTTTCATCCCACACTTCTCTCCTTTTTTCGTTTGGCACGAAACGGGCATACTTCATAAAAACAATAATATCAGATAGGATTTTTCTTGATAAATCCATTTTATTCTTCCAACCTTTCTCTGGATCTTCTTAGGGCTTCTCTTAATCTTTCTTCTTCGCTTTGTGGTTGAGGCATAGAACCAGTAAATGAAGCAGAATTATAAACCTTAAGACTAGATATTGATGTATTGACAGTGGTTGGAAATATTAAACCGTCTGGCCCCAATCTACTTTTAGCAATATGTAAATTACCAACTCTATCTTCTGTTGGAGAATATCTTTGAGCATCCAATACATTAAACGTAATAAACAAATCACAAACCATAGCAATCACAAAAGCTTCTGCAATATGTTGTAAGGTAATAATTTCTTTGTCCAACGAATCTCTATTTGTTTGAAATGCAGTCCAAAATGGAATATTTAATTCTGCTGCCAATCCTCTCAAATCTTCAAAAACACATTCAGCTTCAAATCTTTTTTCTTTGTAATTATTCAAAGACTTCATAATGCCTGCATAATCTACGATAATCAAATCAGGATTAAAATCGCGCATTTTCAATCTATTAATATGATTTCTAATAGTTGTAACTGTAGCAGATTTTGTGGGGAAAGATTTGATTATAATTTTACCTGGTAAATCTTTAATTTTTTCCTTTACTTCATCTTTTCTTTTGATCAAATCGTCAAAAGGAATTTGAGAAATATATGCATCATATCTATTTCCCACATCTCTTTCAGCCAATTCTAAAGTATAATGAATAACTGTTTTACCAGCAAGAGCTGCAGTTGCACCTATTTGAACAAGAGCATGAGATTTACCACGACCTGTTGGTGCAGCAAAACAACATATTTCACCACCTGAAGGACCACCACTTCTAAGTAAATTATTAATCTCTTCCCATGGAGTAGCAATAGGATTCCTAATTTCTTCAATCATTCTTACTTCAAATTGTTCTATAAAATCATGACCCAAATCTCTATCAGTTCCAGCACCCAAAGCTTTCTGAATTAACTTCTGTATCTCATCATATTTTCTTTCATCTGCTAAATCAACAACTTCATTCAAAGCAACAAGTAATTTTCTCTTTCTACAAAAATCTAAACTCTCTTCTTTAATAAATTCTAAATCACCATTCAATGGATGCTTCTTAATTCTATCTAAATATTCAACTATTTGATCTTTAACTATTTCTCCTTCAAGATCTTTTTCTATAATACATTTCAACATTTTGTACGAAGGAAAAGCTCTATATTTATCATAATACTTAAATAATATCTTAGTGGTTCTACTTAAGTATTCTATGCCGAAATAATTAAAATCTAGAACTTCAACCATTTGTTCAGCAAATTTATGATCGACTATCAATGATTGAACTAGTCTTTCTTCAAAATGACTACCTCTATTGAAACGATCAACTTCACCCTCAATCATATATTTTCCCTCTACAAAACCTTATTTAATAAGATATCTAAATGTTGAAAAAAAATTGTTGTCAATATCTTTGATACCATCTTCAAGCAATTTAACACGAAACGATGTTGCATTTAAATTCAATTCTTCCTTCGTCTTTTTTTTTATTTTACCAATATTGACTGAACTAATAATTGGCACCTCAAGCTGAATAGCTTCAAAGTTTCTAATAATTATATCTTCACCATCTATAAATTTATTGTATTTTTTTTTATTTTTTTTGCACTTTTTAAGCAATTGTTTTGCTTCAATTTTTTCTTTGAGTGAAAATTCAGGAAAAAATTTTAGGAGTTTTTTATATGCAATACCATAAATTCCTTTTATATTGTCACTACTGTCACCAGCAATTGATTTGGCCAAAGCATAATTATTTGGATGAACACCAAATTTTTCCAAACAATCTTTTTGGGTTATAAATATTTTTTTCTTTGGTGGATAAATTATTGTATTTTCATTCAACAATTGATAAAAATCATAATCGCCAGAAACAATAATTTTTCTTTCCTTCTCATAATATAGATTTAAATATGCTATAATATCATCTGCTTCTATATTATCTATTCTTATTTGATGAACTGGAAGATAAAGCAAATATTCCATTAAAGCAATTAATTGTTTTATTCTATTATCATCTTGTTCTTTTGGACTCGATTCATAAAACCTATTGAGTCTGGGAATTTTTCTTCCACCCTTATAATTCTCTATAATCTTTTTTCTTTTTTGACTTCCCCCTTCACCATCCCAAGCAATATAAATTTCATCTGGTTTCATTCTCCAGCAAAATGATCTAAGAGAAGTTAAGAAACCAATGGTGCCACCATATGGCTCTCCATCTGCATTCAAAGTTGGATTTGCCATATAGCAGCGTATAAAATTGTTTGAACCATCAACAAAGAGAATTGTTTTCATGCTAAAGGATAAATGATGTTATAATGTTTCTCTTCTTCAAGAGCCAACCTAATTGCCATTTCCAATACCAAACCCAACTTAGGAACTTTAAAATTATAATATTGTCTTTCTTCTGATACATCACTTGCCAAAATTGAAACATATTCATTTGGTGAAAGACAAATTTCATATGCTTGTGCCCAATACAAACTTCTTTGGACTGGTCTCATAAACAAAATATTCTGATTTACATCATAAAATTGACCTTTGTTTATTTTCCAATTTTCTTGTGTTGGCAAATAATAATCTGGTTCGTCACCACGATCAGCACCAATCTTGCCAAAACAATGAAGAATTGAAACCATTACAATACTCTTATCTGACAAACCCATATCTAATTTTTGATTCAACTTATTCATTATTTTTAATACATTAAGAGTATGGGTTGTTAATCCTCCGGGAAAGCAACAAAAATATTTAGAATTAGATGATGCAGGACATAAAGCATATCTTTCAGAATTATCTTCAATCATTTTCAAAAGATTTTCCATTTCGATACATTCAAAACGTTTTTGACAAGTAAACAATTTAACAAAACCCAAAACCCTTTCATATTTCTCTACAATATATTCTTCATTGGGAACTATCTTTTTCATTTATTTTCCCCTTATTTCGCGTTGCATTTTAGTTATTTTCCTTTTTAGGTATTTAATTTCTTTTTGCAGTTCCAATAATTGCCTATTTATTGTTGCAATTGCTCCATTTATTTGATTGCTTTCGTTGTACAAACCAGTAATGTGATCATGTATTGCCATATTATATTCTCCTAGTTAATGCTTTCATTCTGTCTATATAACCAGAAAACAATCCTTTCTTTTTGTCTTTTCCTGTCATAATTTCTTTCTTGGTTAAAACTTTTATATTCAACATATTTTGCGGAAAATATAATCTATAAGAATCGTGTCTAATAATAAATGGTTTAACCACTCTTCTATAAAAATCAAAAGGACTATCTATTTTTGTTCCTACATATGCCGACATTGCCCCAATACTTGCAAGTCTTTGTCTCATAATTGGATCTTTCTTTGAGAGTTCTTGGGCAAAAATAGGATTGAGAATCGCTTTCATATAATTAATTTCTGGATCTGAAAGATAATTCCAACATAATCCATGAACTTTTGGAGCTTCTTTTGGAAAATTTCTACGTCTCCAAGATGTGTGCAAAATTAATACTTCTGGAAAAGGTTCGTGTGAATATTCGCCTTTATATGAAAAACTAACTAAATCTCCAATCCTATAAATTGCCATAACTAATACTTCCTTATTAGATTCGTATCTAATATTTGCATTATATCTTCCTTATTGTCCCCGAAAAACTTTGACCACTCCGAATGTCTCATTGATTTTTGTTCACCATTCAATTCAAATTTTGTATATCCTGCACTCTTTTTAATAAAATCAATATCGCACAAATAATCATAAATACTTTGTGCATCATCAACTCCATAATCAAACATTATTGGAAATTTCACTTTTCTTTTAGGTGGACCCATTCTATTTTTTACCACTTCTGCCTCAGTATTAATTCCCAAAATATCATTCATGGTATCTTTAATTTTTGCTCTTGGAGTCAATCTTATTCTAACCGAAGCAGCAAACGGAATTGCTTTGCCACCAGGAGTTGTATATGGATCTAAATATGGATTTTTAACTTTAAGATCTAACTTAATTTGATTTAATACTACAAACGTAATATATTCTAAACTTATAGTACTAGTTAATTTTCTCATTGCTAAAGATATTTCTCTAGCTTTTACTGCCATATAATCCATTGGATCATAAGAGCCTTCCAATTCAATCTTAGATGCAGTTTGGGCAAGAGAATCCCAAATAATAGTAACTGGCCTTTCCTTGTTTGGAAATTTCGTCCTAGTCATTTTTGCTATTTTCTCAACATGACCAAAGACTTCATCAACCGTTTCTGCTCTTGGCCTTATCAATCTATCCCAATCAACTCCCAACCTTTTCATAAAAGACTTATTTAGGGCATGTTCGGTATCAATATATATTGCAATTCCACCAAGCTTTTGGGTATTCGCAACAATATGAGAAGCCAATAGAGTTTTGCCAGAACCTTCGAGCCCGTGATATTTCAGATACCCTGCCTCCTGGAAGACCACCATTTCTACTATTCGTTATTACATAATCCAAAAGAGTAGAGCCGGTAGGAATAAAAAAATCACATTCTTCTACTGACTGATCATCTTTCTTTAAAAAATTTATAAAATCGTCCATATCACCTTCTGGAACAACTTCTTGCTTTTTTTTTCTTGCCATCTATTATTCAATCTCCTTTAATGCTTCATTAAATGCATCTTCAACATCTTTAGTTGGCTCTTCTTTCTTCTCGCCCCCCTTAATAGTTCCATCATTATCATCATCATCACCAAAACTTAACCAATCCTCAAGAAGTTTTCTAATTTGAACTGCACTCATTGGTTGAAAAACTTCATTAATTTGTTTTGCAGTTGCCATAATGGCTTTTACTTCCTTGGCAGTTGGAGCTAATTTACTTTCCTTTCTCTTGAAATTAAATTCGGTATCTGGATAACTCTTATCCTCTGCCTGAACAACTTCTACTGTAGCATCAAGACCTTCTGAAGGACTTAGGAAATTACAATAATCATCATCAAGCAAAGCATTCAAGAGCTTCTTATAAACTGTTACACCAAAACCCCAAAGTTTTACCTTTGGCTCTTCATCTGCACGATCAATCATGTAAGCAAAATACCTCTCTCTTGGAATCAACTTCTTACCTAATTCTTTATCTTCTTTTAAATCAGATTTTGCCAACTTGCGTCCTTCTTCGCAAATGGGACATTCCTTGCCAAAATTTCTCTCTAGACATAGAACAGTTTTCTTTCCTGCTACACGATAATGAAAATGTAACTCAATAAACGGATCTTCTCCAAAAGGATTGTCTACCAATCTAATTTGAGACTTCTTATCCTTTGGGGGAAACCACCTATCGTCTGAAAATCTTTGCTGATTTCTCTTTCCTCTATTCATTAAACTATCTAACTTTTTTTTGATTGAATCTTTGTCTACCATGAAATATCTCCTGTACGCTTTAGGGTTTATATATTAAAACAAAAATTGCTTCAAGTTAACCAATCTTTTTCTCTTCCAAATCTTTAAAATATTTGTTAAAATATTTCAACCACTTAGTTAATCTTTTTCCTTTGTATCCATTTGCATAAGCAGCAACTAAAATAGATCTTGCTTTACAATGACTTCTTAAATCTGGACTATCATCTAAAATTTTCTTTATCATCATATGAATAGTTGTAGCAGTTATTTTGCCACATTTACATTCATCTTTATGCATAAGACATTGAAAACACCTATTGATAGGATTCTTACGACAATTTTTTGCATGTTCGCCAGCCGGTCCTCTTGTACAACAAGAATCACCAGAAGATTGTTTCTTTCGTGCTATTTCATATTGTTGTTCAAAATTTGTTTTTTTAAAATGTCTTCCGGTATTTTTATTGAAAATTCCCATACATCTCTCCAAAATTTTTACCTTTCTTTATGGTTACAGGAAATTTATTATAAAAAATATCATTCATATAAAAATATTCCATTCTATTTTTTATTTCTTGCACCAAAAATTTTTCACCATCATGTATTTCAAATACTATACTATCATGAAATGGGAACAAAAGTCTAGAACTATATTTGCCTTCTTTCAAAAAATTGTTGATTGAGTGCATAACATTAAGAACAAAATCTACCTCTAAAGAACATATGAAATTTTGGAATATAACATTATTTGGTTCATCCTTCAAAAACAAAATTCTGCCAAAAAAGTTTTTTATCTTTCCTTTTTCATCAACTTCTTTACAAATTTTTTCTCTTAAATTTCTAATGGGTTTGGCAACAGAATCGAACCTACTATTGGTATAATTTGAAAACATCCAAGCCAAAAAAGATAATTTATTTTTATTTCTATCTCCATTAAAAACAGAATATATATCTTCTACCTCTTTAAACTTTTCCTCGAATTTTTTGTTTTTCGTTGAAAATATAGCCAACCTTGGTTGAAAACTACTATAATCAAATTGAACGATATTATAATTATCGTGTGCAAGTACAAAACGCCTAGCTTTTTGAGACATATTATAAATATTTATTGAATCCCTAAAACACGTTAAACGACCAGTTTTAGCCCCTACGGGATGTATTTTAATTCTATATTTTTTATCTTTATAGGCTTTGTTTTCATTTTCTTTAATCAATAATTTGTTGTTAGAAATGTTATAAAAATGCATCAAAAATTTAAAAAAATGATTTTTATAAAATTCTTTTATATCTGGTTCATTAAAATTTAAATATAAATCTTTTACAATTTCTGATCGTTTTCTATATAATTCTTCCAGCAAACCATTTGGAAATAAAAATTTTGATTCAAAATTTTTAATATCAATTTTTGCATTTTTATAGCTATTTAAATGAGACTTAATTTTATCTGATATTTTTTTATATTCATTTGTTTTTTCTTCGCCTAGAACAATATTACTCAATTCTATAATATTAGAATGCTTAATATTTTTTAAGGAATACAGTATTCCAACATCATAAAAAAACCCCACATCTTCTATTGTATTATATAATTTGAAAAAATCAAAACATAATTTACATTCATTTTCAATATATGTTTTTGGAATTTTATTTTTTTTAATATTTAAAATATGTTGATGCGAAAAAGAAAAGTTTTTATAAAGAACAAAAGATATTATTTGACCCGAATTTATTATAGGTTCCAAACATAAAATTTTCATTTCTATTTCCGCACATTTCTAGTTACAATAACTATATCACCAATTCAAATGCAGTGGAAATATTTTTCTAATTAAATCTGAATCCTACTTTTGTAAAAAAACCTTGTGAATTAATTGTATGTGTAACACTTGTTATGAAATATATTCCATCTACCAAATACATGCCAGAAGATAAATAAAATGTTCTTAGTGGTTTCCATTGTATATGCCCTACGGTTTCCATTTCTCCCTGCAACGGTAAAGTTAGTGGAGTTTTAGATGTTGTTTCCAGCGAAACATCTGCCGTTAATGGATCTCTAGAATTAGTAACTCTATTTTTATACATTTTATTTATTAAATTGGCTTTCATACTTTCGTCAATAATATGAGATAATGAAATATTTTTAATAAAAGAATTTGAATGACCCAACCTTATTACCGGAATCCTCTCTTTCAAGGCAGCTTGTTCCATACTGTTGAGACTCTTTTTGCCCTTTAATGTTAAAGTTGTTAACGGTATTCCCAATTTGGTATCAATAAAAAATATATCAAAATATATAGTATCACCAACTTGTCTATTTGAAAATAAAAGTTTTACACTTGGTCTATTAAAATATTTGATATTTTTAATATGGGGCTCCCAATATTTATCTGAATTAATCATAGAAGAAAGAATAGAGAACAATTTTTTAATAGTAAAAATGTCATTATTTCTTCTTGTTTTATTGTAAAATCTTGCTTTAAAATTTTCCCAAGGAATTGGAAAATCAAAAACATTTTCAATTCCACTTCCATTTTTAATTAACAAAGAATTAAAATCACCATAAATAAATCTAAATTTTCCTTTAGAATTTTTAGAAAATGGAATAATTCTTCCGAGGTATTTTTTCCAGAGTTTCTGTGCATAATGTCTCAACTATTTGCCCAACTGTTATACATTTCTTAGGAACACCACCAAACTTATAAACTTTCCTATCCAATCCCCTTAATCTTTCCCAAAGAATTTCAAAATTTTTACCTATATTTTCTCTATATAATTTTTCCGTTATTGTATAACTTTCTGCCATAGAATTTTTTAAATTTTCATCTATTATTTGACCCTTTTTATTTTTATTTTTATTGATAAAATTAACTATTTTTTTTATTTTATAATAACTTTTTTGCAATAATGATGGTTCAATTCCTTGGGTTCTTAATTTTTCTTCAGTTTCTACAGACAAGTCTTTTACCCCTAAATCACCAAGATAAACATTTGTTAAAACATTAGAATTAAAACCCTTTCCGTCAATAGATATATCAATTTCTCCTGTTTCTGTTATATTCAACGAATATTTCGTAACATTGAAATTAACTATTTCTTTTTGATTTAAAAGATCATTAGGACTATTCCATCCATATTCTAAACGCAATGGTGAACCCGGAAACAAAAAAGAAACAAATGCATTACTCACCAAAGAACTTGGCTTATGTATTTTCAAGTCTATTTTAATATCTGTATAATAATAATGTCCCGATGCTTCTGTTGTTTTAATTTCAATTCCTTTTAAAGACATTTCCGGCCTATCAGAAAATCTTTCTGAGAGCTTTATTTTATCCATTTCCATTTGCTTGTGGAAAAATTCTAAATTAAAATCTCTGATTATTGAACCATCAAGATCAACAATAGCCAAAGAAATATATGGTAAAGATTGTCCCAATTGAATATTGGAAACACTTTGATATTCTTTTATAAATTTTTGATTAAAATTAAAAATGGGATTATCTTTATCAGATAAACCAGAGTCGAAAACAATTCCACTCTCATCTTTAATTCTATTCCTTAAATTAATATATTTTAACTTTGCCATATCACACTAATTTCAAAAATTCTTCCAAATCTAAAGGTATTTTTAAAATTTTACCAGGAATAAAATCAAATGCATGTTCTAAGTCATTTACTTGTGCAATCACCCACCAATAAGAACCATCACCTAAATATTTAGCAGCCAAAACGTCCAATCTATCTTCCGCACCAGTTCTTATGTTAATAGTAGAAATATTATTTAAATCTCTTTTTTTTATTATTTCGGGAGTTTCCAAATATTTATTATCAATAATATTTAAATTTTTATATCTACTAACAGCCATTAAAATAAATTATTCTCCGCATAATAAGAATTAACTTTCTGAATTATACCACGAACTCTATATTCGAAAGGAACTTCTGGAATTTCTTCACCTTCAACATCAGATTGTTGCATTGCGCCAAAAATATATTTATCATCAATTTTATATGAACCAGGATTTCCTTCGTGCAAAACCGTAAATCCTAAAGTAACACCAACCTTCATCGGACCCCTAAAACCTTCTTCTGTACTCCATACTGTATCATCATAAGAAAAATCCAAAGAATTAATATATCCAGGAATACCTAATTTTCCAGAACTTATAAGATCTCCTACCCTTACTCTAATAATTGGAGACCTTTCCAAAAACCCCTTCACATCAAATGCAGGATAAACCATACTTTGCAATTTGTGTAATTTTTTATACATCACCGGCAAATCTCTTGGTGACCATGCAACAACATCAAACCCCAAACTTATATTTCTCATTGTTCCTTTATAAATTGGAACTTGATCAACCCTTCCATAATATCTATTTAATGTCCAATCCGGAGTAAATGTTTCACTAAAACCATTTCTTATAAAAGCCCTAAAATATAAAAATTCAGCAGGTTCAATTCTTAAATCTTGAAACATAAATGGCATATATATGTCACTATCTTTTATTGCTTCTCCCTCTATTACCCCATCTCTTTCTTGGGGAAAAGCAACAGACAAGTCTTGAGACAAAAACTTATTTGTCCCTTCTTCACCTATTTCTGTAGATTCTCTTGAAAATTTTGGCGGTCTTGCTTTAGCAAACCATTCTCCATCCATAAACCCTCTTTGATCAAATAATGCAGATATTTTAGAAGATTGTTTTACTGCTTCATTGGCACTTATTCCGGGTTGTTTTTCTAGTTCTCTAGTCTGTTTTAATTGTTCTTCTAATGAAAAAACCTGCCTATCTTCGTATGTATTAGATGGAGTATAAATATTTCTATGTATCAAAAGAGCCTTGGCGGTACCAGCCATTACTCCTTCTTGATCAACTTGTCCTTCTATAGAAACAGGAGTTAATAGTCCTGGACTATCTAAAGTATCCAAATCACCCCTTTTAGCTACATCACCAATAAATCCCTTTCTCGGATCCCTAAATTCAAATAATAAATTTGCATTAGGACTTTCTACATATCGACCTTTACGCATTTGCAAAAGCCTACTTTCTCCAATTGCTTCTTCAATTTCTACAACAGTTTTATAATCATGTCCAATTGCTGGGGCCAAAATTGGAGAAACACCAAGTGGTTGCGATCTAACCAATGGAACTACTGATGCCGCCAAAGATAAAGGATTCCATATTGCATTTGGAATTCCACCAACAGCAAAATCTGTTGGATTAAGAGAAGTTAACAACAATTGAGATGCGGCCCACTCTATTCCTTTACTTACATTTCTTTCTCTTCCTGGAATTGTACTAATGCCCAATTCTGTACTTATATTTCTTAACCAATGTGTTGCGACATATGGATCAAAATATCTACCAGCTTGCGGCATTCCTTCTATACCAAATGTTCCACCAGGAGTAAATGGATTTAAGTTTTGATTACTATTATATAAATTATTTTTTATATTATCTTTTTCTGGTGTTGGAGTTGGTGGTCCAGAATTCCTTTGTTCATTGGAATTATATCTTCTACCATCTCTATTATCATAATAATTATTTTGTATATTCCCCTGTTCTGGAATTCTATCGTTCAACGATGGTAAAGCCAAAGAAGTAGAAGTACTTTTTGAATAATAATCATTTGTATCCGTATATATATTATTGGCAAATGAATCATTTACCATTCGATCTAATTGACTCAAAATTTTAGAAGAATCCCCAACAGTTCTATTTGCTGTTCTAGTTTTGTCTGATGGTTTATCTCCTAAAATATCTGTATCTTTTCCAATTGTTGCCATTTATTTACTTGCTCTCCTAACAACAGCTTTACCAACGGCTTCGCCTTCCATACTCACATTAATATTAATAACTTCTTCTCTTGGTGTGTCTCCAGGTAATTTAGGTATTTTCGCTCTAATATCTTCAGGATTAAGTGCAGTTTCTGCCAATTCTTCTGCTGGTAATTTTTTAGCTACTGCTTGACCACTTGCTCTAGAAATCATTTGATTTATTTTTTCATACGAATATCCTTGCATTCTCATCTTTCTTTCCAATATTTGTTTCAAATGTGAATCATTTAATCTTTCAGCAAATTCTTTCATCTCATCAGTTTTAAATATCCCAATTCTCATTTGATTTATCATTTTTTTTGCTCTATAGGATAATACTGGAGAAAACATCGTATCCATAAAATCTTTTGCCGTAGCAACACCATCAATAAATTCACTTATTGTCTTTGTAATATCAATAAAAACATCTTTCAAATTTACAATATTATCTTTTGTTGGATCAATTCCTTTTGCTAAATTATCAATACCGCTAGAAAGATTCAACATTACTTTTTCAATTATATTAGCAATTTTATAAGCACCCTCCATAGCACTTTCAAATCCAAAAAATCTAGCAATTAAATTTGCAACCGATCTCAATACTTTATCCAATAGTGGTCCCCATGCTAATAAAGTTTTCTTGATATTTGAAAGTCCCTTCTCCCAATCTTTATTTATTTTTACTTGCTTCATTCTCTCTTTTTCTTCTGTTTGTAATTTTTTTCTAACTTTTTCTGAAGCAAATGCTAATTGCGCTTGTTGTTCGTTAATTTTCAAAGAACTAGTAATAACATTCTTTTCGAAAACACCAAGATTGTCCCAAGTTTTTCCTTGGTTTACTAATTCTTCTCTTAGCATTTCCATTCTTTTGGTTGGATCGGTTTCCATCATCAACTCTAAAGAATTTATATTAGTACCAAAAATAGCATTAAGTTTTGCAGCAGCTTCAGAAGTTCCCTCAAATGTATCCATTCCTTTTCCAAAGGCACTATTTATTTCTTTTATGGTAAGACCATAACTTCTTGCTTTAGCTATTGATTTTGAAAAGGTCATTATATTTTGAGTACCAAATCTTGCCAAAATATCAATATTTTCACCAACATCTTTTCTTATTTGATTAACTGGAACACCATATTCACGAGTTAAATCAATAGCATTCTTCATCGCATCATCTAAATTTTTTAAATTACCTTCACTTTTCATAAAAGCCAAAGCTAAATTGCCAGCATTTTTTGCTCCCAATTGAACATATTCAGATAACATCAAAGTAGTTTTTAAATTATCTTTTGGAATATGAACTGTCATCATAGCTTCTGCCAGACCAGTGACAGCTTCTGCTCCCTCATCAAAACTATAACCCAATATTTCAAATTGGACACCAGTACTAACAGTTTGCTTTCTTAATTGAGACATATTAGAACCCATGTTCCCAAATGTCTTATTTAAATTTGCCATTGCAGGAATAACTTTTTTGTCAAGAAATTCCCAAACTTCTTTAAATGGTGCCAAAACTAAATTTATAATTTTCTTACCAAGAGCAACCAAACCAAGACCACCCAAAAATCCTTTTATTTTACTAAATAAACTCTCTTGTTGTCCAACCTGTCTTCCCATTAATTTCATTTGTCTCTTTAATTCTTCAGTATATTCTTCCTCCAATTCTTTTGCTTCACTTCTAACCTTTATTGCCAAATCTAATTGTTTCTTTTTATTAGTCTCCATAGCTAATTGATTTCTTAACTTCTTTTCTACTTTTACCCAATAATTTGAAATTTCATTTCTATACGTATTAAAAATTTTATCTTGATATTTTTTAAATTCTTTTTTATTTGAAAGCATCTTCTTTTCTAAATCAGAAGATGTTTTTATTTTAGATGATAAATTTTCTTCTTTTATTAAAATTTCTTCTAATTGATGATTTATATCAGAAGAATTGGCCAATCCGCCTTTTAAATGATTCTACTATTTTATCACCAGCACTACCTAAACCAGAAATAAGTCTGCCAATATCATTACCCAAATCTTTTTCGGCCATTAATTATTTTTATCCCCACAAATCTTTAACGGTATAATTATACTTTTTGATTAATTTATTCGAATACAATTTCTTATCACATTCCTTACTAAATTTTGTATCCTCAAATCTAACATTAGACCAACCATATTTATCTCTTTTTTGGACCCACCTTCTATATTCTCTATCTCCCCACCATTCTGAAATGTGCTCAATAATAATTTTAAAAATATTAAAAATACAATAATAAAAAATAATATCAAAAACATTCATTTCGCTTATACTTTTCATCTCTTCCTCACTTTCTATAATTACTATGTCACAGAAAAAGATAAATGTCAAATATATCTATTTTTTGATTGGTTGCATAAAATTAAAAGGCTTGCTTATTCTACCATCAGTTTGACCCAAATCTTGATTTATTTTTAATTTTTCTTGAACATTTAATGGTCTATTTGTTGGGGCTTGTTTGGTTCTGGCTTTTTCTTGTTCTTCAATTCTCTTATTGTAGGTCCTAATCAACCACTTTCTAATTGGAATTGGAAGTTTATACGCATCCCAATATGATGTACCAGGATACGCATACATAATAGATTCCAATTCTACAAGAAATAATTCTTTACTTGATGTCGGGGTAAAGAAAAGAAATCCCTAATGGGATATCAACCTCCGTTTGTTCACCACAATATTGACATTCAACAAATTGTTTCATATTAACACCAGGTTCAATACTACTAATATAATTCCTCAAAGCTCTAGCATCACCAGCAACCATATTGTTAACCATTCTTGCCAATTTATTTCTATCTTTTTCTCCACCAATTGACATAACAGAACGGAACAGTCTTGAGGTAACTCCAGATTCTATTTGAGTTTTTGTTATTTTCTTTTTTCTTGATTGTTCTTGGGAAATATCATATTCATCCTTTCCGGTAAGCAACTTAAATAAAACTTCAACACCAGAAATTGGCAACGTATAAGAAAAGAGATTCATTCCATCTTGAACTGGAGTTGCTCCCAAATCCTTAATTTCTAATCTGCCTAAATTAAAAGAGTTTTCAAATTTCTCTTGACACTCAGGACATTCGATTTCAACATCATAACTGGTACCATATCCAGAAACTCTTACTGCAATCAAAATTGCATTTCTATCACCAATCAATAATTGATCTGGATCAATAAGCTTATTAATCAAACAACTTTGAAGCAATTTTGTAATTACTGTTCCATTTTTAATAAGGGCAGTTGACGTAAGAATATCTTCTTCTTTCGCACTCATACATTTAATATCAACTGTTTCGGTCATATACATTGGATGATCTGGAGAATAAATCAATCCTTTACTTGGTAGCTTAATTGTATCTACAGGAACATCCATTCCTATCTCATTTGATAAACTTTCTAGCTTTTTTTGTTGTTCTTGTTGCTGAAAAACATTCTTTTCTTTGTCCATAAAATCACCTCTTACATGCTGTATACTATTAATATATATGTCCCATATTTGCTTTTAAATGTGTTTTTTTATAAAATATGGATTAGACCCCAAATAAATCTATAAATCTCTTAGAATCGAATTGTGAGCTTTTTAGGGGTATTGTAATATTAGATTGGAATGACAAATTGCACCTATTTTTTTTTCTTGGTCTTCTTCTTGGGCTTACCATAATGTTTGTTCAATTGAACCATAAGTAATTTCAAATCAGATCTATCTGGAACAATTTCACTTATAACATCCATAATAAATTCCAATCTATCACCCCTTGGTTTATTGGATAAATATGAACGAAAACCTTTTACAAAAAGTTTCTTAATTCTATCTAATTCATATGAATAAGCTTCTACAATACGGAATTTCTTCATTATAATAAATATTCCCAAATATCATTACCAGCATTGAAAATTTTATATATTTTATTTTCTTTGGCTATTTCTTTCTGTGTTTTACCGTTTTGAGCACGAAATTGAAATCTTCCAAATCTATTTTCAAAATCAGTATAATCATATCCAATTCTAGTATGGCCCAAATATTGAAAACCAAAATTAGAATATACTTTACCATTTGAATATCTACAATCAGAATATGAAATTATTTTTTTATATCCTTCGTTTTTGGCCCACTCAATAACTTGTTTCATCAACTTAGAAAAACCACCCCTGACAATATAATTTGATTTAGAACATATTCTGGCTATTTCTATTGAATCTTGTTTGTATTTTTTAATAAATGGTTTTCGCAATGTAACAGAAAATAATATATTACCAACTTTATCCCTTAAAACAAATTTCTTTTTACATTTACAATATCCTTGCAAATGATTATCATCTATAAATTTCTTTATTTCTTTTAATTTTGGATTATTATCAACAATTAAATCTCTTGCATTAATTTTATTTTCGATTAAATTTAAATTAGACTTTATAATACTTTGGCATATACTTTGCTTATCTCTCCACTCATCTTCAAATATTTGAATCAATTTTATATTGTTTTGTTTGCACAATTTATATTTATCAAAATGATAATTATTGGGCTTTTTTAATTCAGAATGCCAATACAATCCATTATATTCTATGGCGATATTTTTATCAGGTATGTATATATCTAACTCATATGGAGGTATAATAGATTTGATGTTTTCTTCAATCTTTAAATTTAAAATGGATTTTATGAATTTTACAAGATCCTTTTCCTGAAAACTAATGCCATTAGTTTTACAAGTTGGACATTGAACTCCTATATTTTTTTGTACATATACCATTTTAGATTCAAATATTACATCATGTTTATTACATTTAAATTTTAATTTTGTTCTATTTCCTCGATATTCTTCTTCGGAAAACAATGGAGTATAATTCTTCTTGTTACAATATTCTATTATTTTATTCCATTCCAATAAATTCCTTTTATTATTTTGGGCATATTCCGATTGATTAAAATGATTTGTTCCATATCTTTCTAGACAAGTTTTTCTTGTTTTTTCGACAAATAAAGAAGATTTGGAAAAATGATCTACACCATACTTTTTCAAATTTGTTTTAATTGCTTTTTCTTTTACATTTTCATTTTGAAGACTACAAGATGTTCCATATTTTTCTAGACAAGTTTTTTTTCTATTTTTTTCGATTTTTCTTTTTACTTCATCGTTCTTATGACCCCTTACAAATTTGGCAAAATCAAAACCATTTCCACTTGTAAATTTAGTATATTGACCGCAACCACACAAACATGTTGGTCTTTTTCCATTATATTTATATTTTACAACATATTGTTCCGCACTTATATCTTTGTGGGAATTAGATAAGTGCTTACTTAAACCAAGATTGCCTTTCAGTTCTTTTTTACATATAAAACATTTCATGGTATAATTATACCACAAAAAAGAAAGAGGTTAATATTTTTAGATTGAAATGGTTTTTAGAATTACTAATATTGAAATGATTCTTGGAATTGCTAATATTGTAACTAGTTAAAATTACTTAATAATTTAGAACAGCATAATCAAAACGAAGTACAAGAGCAATTTCTGCCGGATCTGAAACTGAGTAGTCAAGGTCTCCATAATTTACGTCTTGTATCCATGTCCCATAAATACTCCAGTCTTCAACAATACCACCCACTGGATCTGCCATCTTCAGGTTGATTTGCTTTTTATAAAACTGTGCATAACCAGCTCTACCGCTAACTACCTCATAACAAAGACGAATCCACTCTTGTACTTTTTGAGATGCAGAAGGAGAAATAGGATCATAAAGAGTAATATTCAACGGAGAAGGAGTCATTTTTCCCGCCAAATATCTTTTTTGGTTCATATAGTCAACAATAGTCTCATCGAAAACCATTTGAGGTCTATTAGCAGTTTTAGCAGTAAAAGCATCAATTCCATCAATAGCTAAAATCCACCTAAATTTTCTCTTTGGTTCAAATGTGTCAGCCAACATTTGATTAGTTTCAAGAATTTCTGCCATCTAATTTTATGTCTCCATACAAAAAATACTTTACTATAATTAGATTTATACCTATAAAATGCCCAACTCTTTTAATTTTTTCTCATTCCACAATTCAGAATTAGGGTAATTTTTGTGAAACCAATCCCATTTTTTTTCAGCATCATCCCAAAAATAACCTTTGATTTCAATCCACAAATCTAAATCTGGCAAATAACAATCTGGATTATAAATTCTACCATCATCCATCACAAAAGATTGTGCGTGCCAATTATAATCTATTTTGTTTTTATTGAAATATTCTACCACTTTTTTCTCATATGAACCTACGCAAACAATATCTTCATTTGAAAACCAATGTTTTAAAGTATAAGATTTATTAGATGATTTAGCTTGTTTTAAATTTATTTCTCTAACTTTATTATGACTATCAACACCGATATTTTTTCAAACAGGTTTGTTTTGTTTTTTCTTTTACCGACTCTAATTGAATTGGATATTTTGTTCCGTATCTTTTCAAATTGGTATTGTACATTTTTTTTAATATTTTTTTATTTTTTGCCGGACAAATTGCACCATATCTTTTTAAATTGGTTTGCCTTCTATTTTTTGATTTTCTTTTTGTGTGATTAGCCTTTCCTCGAATTACATTATCTGGTATTGCATAAAATTCACCATATTCTTTATCTATAAACCTGCATTTAGTTTTTATATTCACATAAGTAAAATCATCCAAAAATATTAAATTATAGCAATTTTTAGCTAATCTAATTTTAATTTGATCTATATCTAATTTTGGTGGCATAAATAAATATATTTGGGGCAAGTTTTTTCTTACCCCACAATATTATACTATATTGTTTTTATAAAATCTAGTCCTCAAATGAAGCACCTGAACGAGTAATGATGAAATCTAGTTGAATAAATTCTGCAGTTCTCGTTGGTTTCAAAAACAACTTAGCAGCCATAATATTACGATCAATAATATCAGGAGTATTAGTTGTTTCATCCATAACAATTCTAAATGCTTCAAGACCATTTTTGCGTTGAATCTCTGAAAGAATTGGATTGACCAATTGCTTAAATCTAGTCCAAGTACTTGCATTATTTTGCTCAAAAACAAGAAACTTAGTTGCTGAAGAAATAAGTTTTTTGGCTCTAATCAAAAGCCTTCTAATATTAATTCTATCAAGAGCCGAAGCTTTATTTTGTAGGGTCTTTTGGCCCCAAATTGCAACACCTTCACCCGGAAATGATGCAATTGGATTTACTCTATTTTCATAAAGATCATCTCTTTCATCGGCAGTCAATCTATCAATTGCTTCAGTTGTTTGGAAACCAATTGAATCTTGACTTAAACCACCCCTATTGAGACCAGCAGGAGCAAACCAAGCTTCAGCAATCCTATCGTTATATGCTATTGCACCAAGAGCGGCAATAGATGCTGGCAACTCAATAACTTTATTATTTACATCATCTACAACTTTAATTCCAGGATAATATAAAGCAGCATAATTTGAATCATATCCTCTATTTTTAGCTTCAGTAACTGCAGTAGATACTGTCGTTGCAGAAGAAGTATGATTTATAAATTCAGCAACATAAAACGCATCTGCTCTTTTTTCAATTTCATCAATAGTATAATCAACAACTTTTGTTGCATAAATACCAGGAATTGCAACCAAATTTATATCAATAAAATCAGGATCAGAAATAATATCAACTGCTTGTCTCAAAGCCTGAACACCAATCTGAGAAACAGATGCTAATTGCGTAACATTATCTAGTGGATCTGCAAGAGTTGGATCCCAACCATCATCACCAAAAGCAACTGGCATAGTAAATTGAGCGTATTTTGGTTCAATTGTTGTATGTCCGCTAGAATTACCAGGAGCCTTTTGTGAAGCAACAGGATTAGAAACATTATAAACAAATCCAGTACCAGTGGTTCCAAGTCCTGCAGCAGGAGTACCAGTACCAGTAGAACCAGAAATAAACCTTAAAGTAAAATTATCATCAGAACCAGTCATAGTTCCAAATCTAGTAAATCTACCCTTTACACAACCAGAAAGTTCAAATTCTACTCCCCAATGAATATATGATTTAACATCAGATTGAGTTTCTTTATCATACAAATCTCCAACATATGGAAGAGTTGAAGACATAACCAACATATCTGTACCATCATCAGATGCAGATGGGGCCATCATATCTGATTTTACCAAACCTTCAAAACCCCACGGAAGAGCAGCTTCTGGAATTGAACCAGTTGTCATCTCTACCCAAAAATATTTTGAAACATTTGAATAATTTCCATAAGAAACCATCTTTTCTTTTGTTTGATTCCATTTCCAATGCCTATCACCAACTCTTCTGAGAATGTAATTATTACTAGTTGGATCCAATGAAAGACCCGGAAACCTCTCCAAAACAACAGGAGATTTATCTGTATCAGAAAAACTTCTTACTTCCAAATCAAAACTTCCATGTTCATCTATAGAAGGAATTGGAGAAACACTAACGTTTTTAATTGATATTTTAAATCTACCATTCTCTGCTACACCATGACCTAACGTGTGCATTCTAAACAATTCATACTCTTGATCACCAAAAATTTGAGAAATAACCCAAGGAGAAGAACCACTATTATAACCATCAGTAAAAGCAGTTAAATTAATACTTCCAGAACGCCAATCAATAGCATGACCATTGCCACCTAAATGATGATAATTATAATCAAAAATTTCTCTCAAATAATGACCTTTTTCTCTAATTTGTGTAGGATCTGTATTTAAAATTTTGCCAATATAATTATCACTAGAAGTAAGCATAGAACCAGTTGCACTAACATAACTTGTTGTATCATCCGAAGAAGAAATTAATACCATAAATAAACTATTATCATGAGCAAGTTTATCAATTTTCACATCAACTGTTCCAGAAGTTTCAATTATTGCATGTAAATACATTCTATCATCAGCTTCATCAGCACTAAGAGTGCCAGTAAAACTAGAAATTGCCCACAAACCATCTGCAGTATAACCAGGAGTTACAGCAGTACCATTGGCTGTACGACCAGAAGGTCCTAAAACTCTGACAATATTTGCAACACCAGCATTTTTCAAGTATGATCTTGCTGCATATCCCATGTAATAATCTTCATCAAGATCACCAAAATATTCAGCATATTCATTAAAATTCTTTACTGCAACAGGAACAAAAGCTGGACCATGTTGTGCAGTACCAATAATTGCAGCACCAATTTGACCAACACCTGGCCCCAAATAAGATTCATCTATTTCACTTGTAAACACGCCAGGACTAATAAATGTTTTAACTTTCTTTGCCATAAAACATAGTTCTCCTCATTATGATGAGAGTATAAAACTTATAGATAATTAGATTTTTATTTTATAAAAAGAAAGATAAATAGAAATTAAAAATTATTTATCACCAAATAATTTATCAAATTCTTCCGATGAAATAACTTTTTCTTTTAAACTAATTATTGGTCTATTTTGATATTTATAGGCAACACTCTTTCCTTCTTCGTCACGACCATAAGAAAGAGAATCAGTTTTTGGATCAAGCAACAAATAAAACGGAACTTTTATGTTATAAACATATTTTATTATTCTTTCTGTATCACTAAATTCTTCAAAATTAGATTGAGAAGGAAGTGAAGATCCTTCGCGAAATCCAACAAAATAATAAGAATTTCCCTTTGGTTCATCACCATCATATTCTAAAGGCATAACAAAAGAATCATTCCAATTATAGGTATAAAATATTTTTTCCAATATTTTATTCATATGTTGTTGATATTGTGACCAAATTGTTATTGTATATAATGCACTTCCAAAATCAGGAAATGGAACAGTAACATATTCATATATAACTTTATCTGACCTTAATGGTTCAGGAAACCCATTTGTTCTTCTATCTTCATATAAATTTTGTAAATTAGAAGTTTTTTTGTGTATATTTTTTCTAATAACTATTTCTCTAGTTTCTTGAGCCATTCCACCAAAACCAGGAATGCGATCAATATCTGTTCTTAAAATACTTATAAGAGGAAGAATTAAAGTATTATTTTCATCTCTAAAATTCTTTTTTCTTATTGTTGCCCACCTTTCACCAGTAGCAAACATTACTTCTACCTTTTTTTCTCCACTAGGATTTTGAACAGACAACTTTAAAGATTTATTAAAATAATCAAAAACCGCCTTATCAACTGAACGAAGAGTGACCTCTTTATATTCAGCTTTACCCTTTTTATCTAAATATCTATTATTCATTTAAAAATTTCTTTATATCATTTATTCCTGTTAAAATAATTATATTAGAATGGGGAAAAGTACCAGCAACTAAAACACCTATAACTTTTCCATTATATAAAACTGGACTTCCACTATTACCAGGATACGCTTCTCCAGAAATTATAATACTTCCATTAAAATATCTACCACCCAAAGAAACAATTTTTCCTTCTTCTACAACTGGATATATTCCAATAGGAGAACCAGAAATTATTACAGAATTGCCTATTTTTAAATTGTCATAAGAATCTATAAATTTTAGCGGCTTTAAACCATGTCTTTCCTTTTTCAATATACACAAATCTGATTTTTCATCAATCTTAACCATCTTAATACCGCGCATTGCAACCAATTCATCATTATTATTTAAGAAAATCATTCCAACTTCTTGATTCATAAAACCTTTTATATAACCATCTTCAACACCAATACAAAAATGACCAGCAGTCATAATTGTTTCTTTATCAATAGCAAAACCAGTAGCAGAATACATTACTCTTCCCGTAACACTTTCCGAAAATAACTTAACAACCGATTCAAAATAATTATCATTTTGTACTTGATGCGTTTTTGTTCCCGTAGAAATAAAACAACAAGATGTAAAAATTAAACATAATAGAGCTATTAAAAACTTTTTCATATTACTATTCTTCCTTAATTGTAAAATTTGATTCTCTACTAACTACACACTCTAATTTGTACATTACTTTCTCATTTATTTGTCCAAAAGTAATTTGTGGCTCAGTTACCTTTTTAATTTCATAAATAATATCACCAAATTTAACAAAATCTCCTTCCCTCACTCTAACATTTCTTTCATCTGCTTCATGCACATGTATATAAACTTCAATTGAATAGACCATATCCATACCAAAATTATTAGAAAATTCTTCTGGAGGATTATATAAAACATATGCATTAATTAATATGGGACTATAAACTACTTTTGTAACAGCTTCATTGTACAATTCATCAACATTGGTATGATCATAAGAAACACTATAATATATTATTTCTTGACCTACAATTTTTTGTATTAATTCTTTTGAAATATGTTTAAAAAAATCTATTTCTTTTCCGAGTTATAAATAATTCCGCCATATAATAAATAGGCTACAAAATCTTGTTGCTCTTAGATAAATTTTCTTTTGCCCACAATGGTTGAAGATTTGTATAATGACAAACTTCCAATAGCTCATCTCTATTAGTCAAATCAAAAATAGATAGTGGCATTATATGATCAATGTGCCATTCACTTCCATAATTCTCTCAAGTCATTCCTGGTTTAAATTTAGATTCAAGATATTGTTTTAGAAATTCAATTGAACAACCAAGATCGCGAACTGCCGAACCTGATTTATAATTTCTTTTTAGAGCATTAGATAGTCTAGTCCTAAGCCTACAACCTATTCTAAAATTAATATCTTTTTCCATTCTTTCTTTAAAATATTTCTTATTATACTCATTTCTTTGCAATTTACACTTTTTTCTATATTCTTCTATTTTTTCTAAATTATCATTACGATACTCTTTTACCCTTTTTTTAATTGTATCGGAATTTTTCAAATAATATTCTCTAGCACGAATTTTATTTTTTTCCAAATTTCCATAATAATTTTCTAAATTTTTTTCGTTAATTTTCTTTTTATTGTGTTTGTAATAATTTATCTTATATTTTTTAATACATTTTTTACAAGCACAACAAAAACCATCTCTTTTGCTTTTGTCTTTACTAAATTTATTAATATTTTTTAAAATAGTACATTTGGTACAAACTTTCTTCATCTTTTCCCCAAACCAAAATACATAGGTTCTGAAGTTCCCCATACCCACAATCCCTCTACAACAAAACTTTTGTTCTCATCAAATCTAAATTTTTTGTATTTTGGTTTTTCACCTTCATTCACATACTCTAGAGTGGTGTGTGGCTTATATTCTGGGAATTTATTTGAAACATTGATGGCATTCTTCATCAATTCATCTTTGAATGTGTAATGCATGTTCTTCAATTTCTTAGAAAAAATAGGCATATGATAGACTTTTTGACCCTCATCATTAACAAATTTTCTTGGTTTGCGACCAATCTTAGCTTTGAATGGTCTAACTTGAGAACATACTTTTGAAACTATATTTTGAAGCTTACCATCAAAATGAGGATTCATATCGCCAATATAAACCACAATGATATGTTTTGGAGATTGATCTTCTTCTCCTCTTCCATTTGGAATCATCTGAGCAATTTCTGGAGGTAGAGCACAAAATATTCCAACACTCTTTCCTGGTTCTTGTTCTCTATTTTTGTGCCAATGCATTACATTATATAGATGACTTAAATTTGGTAAATTCATTATCTCTCTCCTTTTGGTGAAAATGAATCACCAACAAAACTACCATCTGGAACAGTTGGTTCATCATCATCCATTGGAAATGGACCTCGTTGCGGCATTTGTTTGCCCAATACTATACCTTTTGCCGTATCAATATCACCATCTTGAATTGCTTTGATCAAATTTCTAAATTCTGAATCTTTCATTCCCATTTCTTGAGCTGGTGTAAATCCAGTTCTTTTGGCTCTCATCATTTGTGTAATAGCTTTTCTTGGTCCATTTATATCATTTTTTCTAAGAGCATCTCTAAGTCTATTTACATCTTGCAATGATTCACATAATATTTTCAAAGTAATCATCCAAATATCCTCAATGCAACCTTTTTACAAATCCTTCTTTTTGCTTCATAGACTGTATAAAAATAATTAGTTCGTTTTTATCATTACGAACATTTCCTGCATAAATTTGATCCATAATTGCTTTTAATACTTGACCAATTTGTTTTCCTTTAAATCCAACTGCAGCAATATCATTCCCAGAAATTTGCAATTCTTTTGGTGAAATTGGCAGTTCTTCTGCTTTTTTTATTTTTTCTGTTGCTTCACGAAACTGTGGCAATGGATTTGATATGTTCAATGATTCAAACAATTTTTTGAAAAATGGAATACTTTCTCTGATTTTCTCTTTGAAAACAACTGAATTCCAAAATTCATTTTGCAAAAGATTTCTTGCTGTATCCAAAAACTTTTCCATTTCAATTGTTGGTCTCATTTTTTTGGCATCACCACCAAGAATAAAGAAAGCAATAAAATTAGCCAAAATCATTTCTTCTTTAGTTCCCGCAAATTTCTTCAATGAAATTGGCTTAAAATCTGAACCAAACAAAAATTTACCAATATCAGTTTCATCCAACAATTTGACAAACAATTCAGGATTTTTTGCTTTTGTCCATGCTTTTTCAAACTCCATAAGAATTCTTTCCGGAGAAATTGTTGCTAATTTGTTTTTCAATTCCTTCATTGCTTCCAATGTTTTCTTTTCAATGTTAAAATTGAATCTAACGGCAAATTGAATCGCCCTAAGAATTCTCAGTGGATCTTCATTGAATCTATCTTCTGGTTCACCAACAACTCTTATTAATCTCTTTTGAATATCTTCTTGACCACCAAATAAATCTACAACATTACCTTGTACATCTTTTGCAAGAGCATTAATTGTAAAATCTCTCCTGGCTAAATCTGAATCTACAGAAGCTTTGTAATCAGTCTGTACAGAAAAATCTGTATGTTTCTGTCCCGTTTTGGTTTCTTTTGTTCTTGGAATTGCAAAATCAAATTCTTCACCATCTATTGTAGCCTTAACAATTCCAAATGATTTTCCTACCTCAGATACTTTTCCCAATGATTGCAACACTCTGGCAATTTTTTCTAAAGGAATTCCTGTGATTAGAAAATCTATATCTTTTGATTCTGGTGTTCCTGGAATCAGCTCATCTCTAACTGCTCCACCTACAATGTAAACTTTTCCACCAGCACGAATAATTCTACTTTGAATTTTTTTGATAGTATTTTGAGATATAGCTTCTGTTATAAATTTAATAATCTTCATTTGGATAATCAATAAAATATTTTACTTTTTCTAAAGTAGGATTTTCTATTTCAACGCTTCCCCTTTTTGATCCTATTTTAACATCCAATATAACAACTTTTGAATGTCTAAGCAAATTATTTATTGTATTCAATTGTTTTGGTGTTGGCTTTTTGTGCAAATCTAATGTTAGCGTATCACCTCCATAAAATCCCATTCTTATTGCACCCTTATTCATAAAATCAATCATATATCTAGAATTAGAACCCATTCTTTCATCATCTGGAATACTAGAACCAATTTCTAAATATGCCATTGAAATATTTCTATGATCATATGATCTATCACCGTGGAGAACCACCTTCGGATTTTCCGCTAAAATCCAACATTTCCCCGTCAGGAAGAATATATCCCGATTCTGATGGATTATAAGTTACTCCAAAAATTTTTTTTGAAACATTAAATATTGTTTGCTCTAACAATATTTTTCTTAGAGGTATCATTTATTTATTTTTTACCATTTCCTCTTCCGCCACCAAAACCATTTCTACCTCTCCTAGGCAAATACCATTTAGAATTTCCACCATTATTGGTTTTTGTGGTTTTACAATTACCTTGACCCCTTCCCGTTCTTGGACCCTCACCTCTTGGTCCTGTTTTATCTCCTCTTGGCATTTTATCAACCTCCTTGTTAAAAATTAATACTTATCTGCAGCATAAAAAGCCCTAAAAACATTATCAATCCAACCTTTTATACCCAATCTTCTTTTATTTTGTGCAGCAGCCCTCATTGCAATTTTCCAATTTTCCCACTCACTTGAAGATATATTTTTTTTATAATTCAAAAAATCTATACCTTGTCCACCTCTATTATCTATTTGTTTAGACACTTTGTAAATCTTTCTTCCGTCTTCATCACTCAATCCATATTTTTTAGGATTAATAACAAATCTCGCAATAACAGTATTAAATTCATTCAAATAAACATGTGACAAATATGTTGTTGCTTTCAATGCAGAATTGGGAATTGTAGCAATATGTCCAAGCATATCTTTTCTAAAAAAAACTGCCTGTATGGGTTCATTTTGATGAATCATTCCAGAACCCTGGTCAATAACTCCATATATATCATACAATTTCATTAAATATTGAGACCATTGTCTAGGATTTTTTTGAGCAAAAAAATCTCTTGTTATATTCCAAACCACTCCTGGAACTGTTTGAAAATAAGATTCTTCTTCAATATCATTCCACATATCTCTCACAGACGGATCATCACGATATATAGAATCTTGTTGCGAAAATATTTTTTCATTTCTTTTTAACAACTCTTGCTTTGTAATCCTGCTATCTTTATCAACTTCTGCAGTACTGCTCACAATTAAAACTTTATCTCTCCATTGAGGTTTCACTACAAAAATATGCATATATTTTCTATCACTAGCAAATGGCAAATCACCCTTATAAAATTGATCTAGGCTAAAAAAAACAATAGGATAGGCATATATACCTAATGGAGTATTATAATCAGAACTTGGATTTAATCCTAACTTTTCTACATCAGAATAATGAACCATATAATATGGAGCATCTTTATAATTTGAACCAACTTTGTCGTATATTTGTTTGAATCTGTCAAACGGTTTGGTTTTCAATCCCCTCTCTCTTTCACCTCTTTGTTTTTCGTAAAGATTTTTGAGAGAAGGAATCATATTAAATTTCCTCTCAACCACTTTTCAAATTTTCCGAGATTTTATGTCACCAACCCAAAATCTTTTTAATAAATAGTTATTTTTTTTGGCCACCCTATTTTTAAGTTTATCGTTATAATAATTCTTTTTTTGAATTTTATCCATCTCTTCCAATTTCAATCCCTTTGGGTGCCAATATTCCCCGTCTACTTCTATCAATAAATTATAATTTGGTATATAATAATCATAAAATTTTCCATTTATTTTAAATTCTCTTTCAAAATTTATTTTATTATTATTCAATATTTCATTACACATGGAAACAACAACATGATTATTTCGCAAATTCATCAACATAATTCTTTGCTTTTCGGTATTATCTTCTGAATTCCACCATTCTTTTCTCTTGATAGATATTTTTTTACTCCTTTCTTTGTTTTGCGATATCTTTCTTTTGGTTTCTTCCGTATGATGTTTACCAAAAAATGGATTATTTTTGCCTTTCATTATACCAGACATATTTCTTTTTGCAATTGCCTTTTCAAATTTTTTTCTAATTTCGGGCTTTTCCATTGCTTTTTTTGTACCTTCTGATACTCTTTTTCCCAAATTCAAATCATTTTTATATTGTTCCAATTTTGTTTTTCTTATTTTTTCTTTGGTTTTTTTGGAATGATGTTTGCCATAAAATGAAGATTTATTACCACTAAGAATTCTTGAATCTTCTTTGGAGCTTTTTCCCTTATTCCACGGAATTCTACCATTCAATTTCTCTTTATATTCTTTTGATACTATATCGGCACCGTGGAAATTTTTCCAAATAACTTTCCTTATTCAATCCATGAACAACTAAATGCGAACTTAATGAAGATTTAAATTCTTTTTTACACTCTAAACATTTAACACTCATGTAATAAATAGTCTGTAAATATCGAAAAAGAATAGAAAAAATTGTCCGCACGAAAATTCCAACTGGAACTCCAGCTAATTGTCTTTTTAAATTATCGGCAGCTTCCATTTCTTGTTGTGCAAGTTTATCATAAGTCATTGAATCTAATAATGTTCTCAATTCTTCTCTCAACATTGTTTGTTCTTCTCTTCCTTGCATAATTAAATCGGCACCATTCAATGTCAAATCACCATTGGGAATTGGAATTGTCGTAACCTTATTTCTAACTTGACCCAAAACTTCCTTGGACAAAGCAAGAGCAAATCTACGAATCCACTGCTTTCCCATTGAATTTATTCTAAAATAAGATATATTTCCAAATGGAACATTATTTATACTACTAATGCCATCAATTGCTGGATCATTAGAACCGGAAAATGGATCACCCTCATTCAAATAATATGTAAAATGAATAGTAACATCACTTGTTGGAACTGGATATAATTTCAAAACATTATCAACAATATCATAAGAATAATTTGATCTCCTGATTCTATGAGATTGTTCTAATTGTTGCGCCCTCAATACATCTTCCCAAATTGGCAATAAATAAAACACAGTTTCTGGAGAAAATGATTCAAATGAAAATTGATTATGAAGATAATTAACCGCACTTGTTGTATCAAAGAAACGATAGGCTGCAGTTGGAGAAAAATGAAACATTTCTTTTACTACAATTCTTTGGTTTGTATCTATAGTTCCATCAGCTATTAACAATTCTTGTAAATTATATTTTTCTTGACTCGAACTAACCGCAATAGAGGCAGAATATAAAGGTCTTGTTCCTCCAACCATTGCCTCAGAGGAATAAGAATCAGCTCTTCTATTCGCAAGGGCCAAAGACATTCTTGCCAATTTTTGTTCTTTTCCTTCCAATGAACCAGTTTCAGCACCAATAATATCTGCAAGCATTGATTTGGCATTATATGAATTTATCATTGCAGAATATTCTAAAACGGCTTCTTCCAAACAAGTATATACATCTTTATTAGTTAATTCAACTTGCAATAAACTACCACCAAATTTTCTATAAACATACTCAACCATACCATCTGCAGCACCAGAAAAATGAACATCTGAATCATATATGCCAAATGGAGTTGGATCTGCAACGTGATTAAAAGAAGCAGTTAAATCCAAAGTTTCTATTACAGACATTTATTAGTTTATTTCCTTTTTAGTTTTTTCGCAATTCTATTTAACATACTGGGTTCTTTTGGCAATTTTAATTTTCCCTTATTAGATAATCCTTTTTTAATATTACCTAGAGCATCGATATCAAATTGATAATCTTTTCCTAAAGATTTCCCAGCCAAAGATTTAAGACTTGGAGCCCCATCTGGTTCTGTTCCTCTAATTGGTTGATGTGCAATTGAACGACCTTTTTCACCAGGCTTGTCAGTACTAGTCCAATCTATATCATGTTTTGGAGTTTTATTTGGAACTGTATTAAATTTCAAATTAGAAGGAGGTAATTTTTTAACATCTTTTGGTGAAGCAAATGGAATATCATCTTTTTTATTCATTTTTGCCTTTGGAATACCATGTAATCTATCAGCAGATTTGTGGGGCGTTTTAGGCAATGGTGGGGGAATTTGTCCTGGTTTTACATTTTTTTGTTGCGTATAATCATCTTTATTTGGTTGTAAATGTTTACTAAAAGTACCAAACATTCTTTGCCATTGACTACCAACATTCGAAGGAACAACTTTTGATAAATAATCTAACATATTTTTCATAACAACAATTTGATGATTTAGTGGAAGTTTGTTTATTCTCCCCATAATAGTTATATAGGCTTCTTGATCCATCGCTTCTTTTAAAATATCTTTTAAATTCATTATTTTTTTCCACCCAAAATTATTTATATATCAAATATAAATATTAAAAAACACAACCTTAAAGACAAAAAAAGCCCTACTTGTAGGGCTTTTTATATTCTATTATATTACTATTTTTTATTGTTCAACAAGAACAGTAGCAATAAAACTAGCGGAAGTGATATCTGGTTCACTGAGATATTCTGCACTTGAAGTCAAACTTACACCAATAAATTGACCTGGTTTAAATGTCAAACCAGTAGTATCTTTAGCAACTGTGGTTACAAAGTTTGTTGCAAATGCCGTACCTCTAGTTCCAGTATGAACAGCAACCGTACAAGCAACATTAGCATTATCAACCATAACTGAAGCAGTTAATGCACCCGATTTTACTATTTCAGCATCATACATAGTTGCCAATGAAATTCCCAAAACTGAACCAGAACGGACCATTGGAACACCATCAAATGCTTGAGTTGTAGGATCAGTAGTCGATGATAAAAATGAAGCAGTCATACTAGAAAAAGTATCTTGCAATACATTACCTTTTGCAAATACCAAAGGCATTACCATACCACCAGTAGTATTTAAATCACCATCAACAGTAACATCACCAGTAACTGACATTCCATTCTTATTGACTTCTACAATTTCAACATTATCGGCATCAATAGCCCATCTATTTCTTGCTTTATAATAAATTCTATTTCCTTGATCTCCACCGCTTGATAACATTTTTATTTCTCTCCCTTAAATATCGAAATTTTAAACTTCAAAAATAAATAGTTGAATACAAAGAAAGAAGAAAAAATATTATAATTCTAAAACCCAAATATAATTGCCCGAATTAAATATTTTACATACACCATTTTCATTGGCTATTTCATTCTCAGATTTCCCATTTTTAGCTCTATATTTAAATCTATTAAATCTATTTACATAATCAGTATAGAAATAACCTATTCCACTATGACCAACATATTTAAATCCATAATTTCTATAAACATTTCCAATACCATAACTACAATCAGAATAAGTCAAAATTTTATTAAAATTTTCTTGCAAAACCCACTCTTTTACATATTTCATTAAACGAGAAAAAGCACCAGGAATATGCGACTTAATAGCAGAACAAAATCTAGCCACCTCTATAGTTCCTGGTTTCTTTTTGGTAAAAGGTTTTCTCAAAGAAATACAAACAACAATTTCTCCATTTTCTTCTAAAGAAAAAGCTTTTTTATATCTAACATTTCCTTGAAGATGATTATTTTCAAAAAAATTTTTTACTTTTTCGAATGATGGATTTACATTTACAATTAAATTTCTAGCATGATATTTTTTGAAATTATTATTAATACCCAACTTATTCAAAATAATTGATTCTACAATATCCCTTTTATTTCTCCACTCATCTTCAAATATTTGAATTAAACATATTTCTTTTTCTTTACATTTTACAAATTTATCATAATGATATTTTTTTGTTTTAAATAAATTACAATGCCAATATAATCCATGAAATTCTATTGCCAATTTTTTATTTGGAATATACAAATCTAATTCGCTACCAATATTTTGTCTATCATTTCTAATAATTTCTTTCTCATTAACATATTTAAGTAAAAAATCAACAATTTCTTGTTCATATTTGCTAACTTTACAGATTTTACATTTCGGACATTGAGCAATTCCATCTCTTCCTATATTTTCAATAGAAGACTCAAAAACAAAATTATGTTCATTACATTTAAATTTTAATTTTTGTTTTCTATTTTTGTAGTCTTTTGCCTCAAAAAGAGGAATATAATTCTTAGAACAACAAAGAAAAACTATATCTTTATATGAAATTTTTTGTAAACTTTCTCCATATGTATTTTTTCCGTATTTATCTTTAATTGTTTTTCTAATTTTATTTTTTATTTCTTCATTTTGTATTGGAAATTCAACACCATATTTTTTTAAATTTGTTTGCTTCCTTTTCAATTTTATACTTTCTAAGAAAGCAACATTTTCAACACCATATTTTTTTAAATTTGTTTGTTTTATTTTTTGTTTTATTTCATTATTTGAAAATGGATTATTAGTTCCAAATTTTTTAATAAAAGTTTTTTCCCTTTTTCTTTTTATTTCTTCATTTTTACCAGGATGATTGACTCCATATTTTTTCAAAAATACCCTTTCTCTTTTTAACATTTGACATTTTTTATCAGAACAACAATCTAAATCTATATTTTTTCTACCCCTCAATAATTTATGATAAATTCTTTCAAAAATTTTTCCACAAAAATCACACTCAACAACACAAAATTTATTACTATTTCCCTTTTTAATATTGGGATCAAAATTATTTTTTTCTAATGTCCTATTTCTCAAAATCATAAAATGATTATGCCATATATAGGTGTAAAAATTAACCTAAAAAAAATAAAAAAAAAGAAAGGCCCTTTTGGGCCTTTCTACTATCACCTCCCTAAATTAGATAACATTCATATTAAGAACTATTACCTTTCCATAAAAATCAGTTCTAACCATTTTCTTGGCATATCTGGTCATTACACCCTTACGTGGCGTAAAATCTTCAGGAGCAAAAATGGTTGGAGTAACAATTAGTGGTACATATGGCGCATACACAAATCCAGTTTCTAAGAAACTAGAACCCTTATAACCAAGCAAAATTTGATTACGTGGGAAATATGGATCTTTGTAAACAGTAAATCTACTATTTAATGAACCAATTTTTTCAATACCAAGAGTAAACTGAGTTTCCTTTGGATCCATTGAAATAACTGGCTTATAAAGATTAGTTGCTTCAAAAATCGTAGCTACATCTGGACCACAAACTAAGAAGTTTGCTGAACCACGTAATGTTTTACGATGGATTTGATTGGCCACATCAATAATGGTTTCAACTAGAGTCTCATACCATTCTCTTACTGTACCAGTAAATGATGGACCTGAAGCAGTAGCACCAGTAGTCTTATTAACAAACATACCCGGTCTACGATCCCAATAATAAGTAGCACCTGTTGCATCCCTTAGAAGTTGGGCAAGAATCTCTCTATCAATATCAAGAGCAATTTGCTCTGAAAGAATTTGGGTAAGCTCAACTTCAGCATCTAAATTCTGATACGCATTAAGATCTTGTGCTAATTCTGGGGTCCATTTTGCCTTCAATTTTCTTGTTTGTGCAGTTACTGAAACTGATTGAATCTTAATATCAATTTCAGGAATAACATCAGAACTGAAATCTGATTCAAATACTGGACTCAAAACAACACCAGTACTATCAACAGTTAAACCAGTCTTTTTGACATAAGAACCAGTAATACCAACAAGATGATCTAGATTTGCAGCAGCAGAAAAATACATGGTTACAACACCAGTTGTAGTATTCGCATCATTGTGACGTGTATAAACATCAACAACACCAGCCCAATTTGAATCAGAACCAGAAATACTAAAACCATGAACATTATCTAAATCTAGATTACTCAAAGATACTGACGAAGCAGCAGTAAATGCAACATTTGCATAATACAATGAACCATCAGTTACTGAAGCCGAAAGATCTGGATCATAATTTACATTTGCCCACGTAGCAGCACCAGACGATTGAATTTCACAATCGGCGGTTGTTTCATAGGTCGAATAAGAACTATTTAGAAAATAATGTCCACCAGTACCCAAGTTTTCACTACCAATACCAGTTTGATCACCATAAACTGAACCACCAGCAGTCCAATCCAATTCTTGACCACCAGCCTTAGCCGTTCCAAAAGTATAATCCAAATAGAACAATAGACCAGAAGGTAGACTCATTGGCTGTACCGAAACTAGTTCATTAGCAATAAGACCACCAAAAACACGCCTTACAATCGGAAATGCAATATTTTGAAAACCTTTAATGTCTGCCATTTCTGAACTTTCTTTTAAAAGTTCCGCAGTTTGGTTCTCAAGAAGAACTGCCATATTCGATTTGGCTTGATCATTTTTCTTATCCTCTAAACCTTCTAGAAGACCAGTTTTTTCCCACTTATTTACAAGACCTCTAACAGCTTTTCTTTTATTTTCTGCAACTATATCAGCAGAAAGGGAATCGAAATTCATACTCATATCTTATTTACCTCTCTTTTATTTTACAATTCCTGCTAATCTCTTTTGTTTGTCTGCCCATGACTCTTGACTATTTGAATTATCTAGAGATTCTTTGAGCAAATTTTTACTAGAAGAGGTAGTATAACCCGAAGATCTTTGCCTCTTCCTTTTTGACTCACTTACAACACCAGCGATTTTAAAACTTTCACTTAGTGTCTTGTAAACAAGTTGAACATCGCGCATAGACTTAGCACGATCAAACATCTCAACAACATTCATTTTTTGATTGTCATTAAGATTATTACTTTGAAGTACTCTATTTGTATAAAGTAGCTTATTATTGAAAAGATTAACCTCGTTAATCTTATCTCTTAGAAACAAACAAGCACTCTTATATTCCTTTAATTGCGAATTAAGAGACCTAACCAATTTCCTATATTTACCTTCTTTTACCGTCCAATCTTCTGCATCTGGAGGAGTCTCATCAACCCATTGACTTTCTCCCGATTTTTCGTCAGCAATACCAGTTTGTTGTTTTCCGCCAGCAGTTTTAGGAGTTGGATCTTCGACATCACCAAAACTCTTAGTTACACTAGCTTCTTTGAGATCGCCCAAAACTTCTGAAAGAGCTTTTTCAAGATCTTCACCAGTAATTTCTACTACCTCATCAACTTCCTCTTCTTCCTCTTCTTTTTCTTCTTCATCCTCTGCTTCAGTCATAGGATCAGTCATTTCCATTTCTAGATCTTCTGGCATAAACACTTCTTCCTTTTTTTCTTTTTCGTCTTCACCCTCTTCTGGTTCTAGTTCAGGAAGCTCAAAATCTTCTTCACCACTTTCACCACCAGCTTCAAGAGTAAATTCGGATTCACCTAATTGTGAATCTACCATTTCTTTAATTTTCTTTTTCATCGATTCTGCCAAAACATTTTGTGCGTTCTGGATGGCTGCTTCTCTTAGTTTTTCAGCATCAGCCATTGCTTCTTCGATAAGTTTGCTTTTTGACATTTAATATTTCTCCTCAATGCACAAAAATATGATTTTATTACATAATTAGTTTTCATTTTTTTAAAAGAAAAATAAACTTTAATTTTAAACTATTTTTTATTAAATTCTTCCTGTTTTCTTCTTATAAAGGCACTTCTTAATTTTTTATTTCTCTTTTTCTGAGATTTTTTAACAAAAAAGGAAGCTTTTTCTAAATATTCTTTAACCACTTCTTGTTTTTTACATTTTTTAAAAAAACGTTTTATTAATTTTTCTGATGTTTCACCGCTTTTTTAAAAAAACTTGAATATTAATCGACATCAATCACCTCATCTTCATCATATTCCGGCAATGGTCTAGAACCACTTTTTGGATCTACACCCGGTTTATAAGAATAATCATCTCTTTTTTTATATTTCCGTCAGAATCTCGCCAAGGATGTTGACTATAAGAAGAAACATTACTATCTTTTCTAAATTTTTTGGGCAATAATTGAGAAAGTCTAAGAAATGACATTATTTTTTACCCACCAAATTTTTCCCAAGCTGTAGCATAAAGATTTTTCATTCCTTCTTTTGCTCCATATCTTTTAATAAATTCTTTCTTGTGTTTTTTTATAAATTCTTCAGCTTCTTCACTTGGTGGAGCTTTTTCATTTATATTTGATTCGTCCCATTTAAATTTATCAGAATCATTGTGAAAAAAATCTTCAACATCACTTCTAGGTCCCCACGGACCTTCGCCACCCAATTCTTTGGTTTGCGGATTCATTCCACGAGAAACACCTCTCTCTCTTTCCATTCTAGATTGGTGCATACCTTGTCCAAGACCAGGCATCGGTTCATGTTCCCATTGCCCCGTTTCTGGGTTCATACCTTCTTCAAATTCAGTTTCTCCATACTTATCTTTTGCTCTGCGAAGACGATCTACATCTTCTGGAAGATCTCCATAAGTAACTCCCCCACCTTCATCTTCTAATTCACCATAATTCTTTTTCTTTCCGCGACGTTCACGATTTAAACCTTCTAATCTTTTTGTTAATGCTTCTCTTATCAATTTTTTAAATTGTTTTACTGTCGTTTTCATATCTTCACCTCTTTATATTCAAATAATAATTAGAATCCTAAAACTTTTAAAATTATAAAAACTGTAGAACTTAAAATTGTTCCAGCTCCACCCCATAATATTTTCGCCTTAAACGAAGTTTTTTCAAATTTAATAATAAATTTATCAAAAGATTCTTCAAATTTTTCTTGTTTAGAAGATAATAATTGAATTTGATCATATATATGTGGCAGAATTCCATTTTGCTTATCAAGACGAGTTTTAGTTTCTAGAATTACATCATAAATTTCATTACAATATTCTTTCAATTCTTTTTCTGTTTCTTCCACATGTTTCAGATCAGTTTCCAATACTGTAACTCTATGCTCTAAATTATCTACCATTTCCAGTACCTCTCATTCTGAAACCAACTCTTCTAGTTGGAATTCTTCCACCAAAACCAAGAATAGGAATTCTAGAACCAACAGGCTCTTGTTTTAAAAATTCTGGAGTTTCTTTTTCTTCTTCTGCATCAAAACCTTTCAATACGAACTTATATTTTTTTTCTCCTTCCTTTTTTGCTTTCGGCACTCCTGGTGGCATATCAAATTCTTTACCAGGAGGGGATTTTGACCAGCCATAATAACCTCTTGTATTCCAAGCTCCACCAGTTGAACCTGCATTATCAGCACTATGTTGTGTCATTTTGCTAACTGGATTTCCACTAGAACCAATATGAGCAGGCAAATTTTTCTTTGGATTCATATCAAACGGATTCTTTTTGCCGACAAAAGAATAAGGATCGTCATTTTTTGATTTACCCTGCATAAGTGGCCTTTTTTTGCCCTTATTTTTGGGATTCATTCCTGCCTTATTCATATCATCATAAGGGAATCCTTCTGGTTCTGCAATTGGAGCAGGAGGAAATTCATATCTTTTAAAGGGAAATCTTGGAGTTGTATCTGTTTTTCCTGTTGGACGAGCAAACAAACTAGATTCTTTTTCTATTTTTTTATTATCTCTCATCTTTTGAAATGACTTAAATACAACTTTATCTGGTCTATCATCTGGAGGAATATAAGCACTAACACCTCTTTTGGTTATATACCAATTTTTATCATCCGAATTATTTGCATCATTTGTTCTTTCATCTTGACGAGCTTTCGTCATTAAACCAACTGTATATTCTGCCGCTTTATCCGGACATAAACCATGTTTGGACAAAACCTTGGCAATTTCCAGGGGTTTCATCTCTTTGACCAATTCCATCAATTTTTGTTTATTAGAAATTAAACTTTCTGAAACTATTTTATCTTTTTTCTTTTTATCATCTTCCAAAAGAAACTTGTATTTCATTTTACAAATCATCCACTATTTGTTGAATTGTATCAGAAACCTTGCCAAAATTTACTGATGGTCTAAATTTAATAGTAAAAATATTATCTGCCTCTTCTTTTACTTCTTCTACATCGCTTTGAAAAGCATTTTTAATTTGATTTATTACACTTCTAATATTAGAAGGTTTAAATAAAACTCTTTTTGGAGTAAAAATAGCTTTTTTTTCAGAGGGCATTAAAGATACAGTAAATTCTTTATTTGGAAAATCTAAGACTTTTTTCTTTTGCAGTGGACCAATTTGACCAGCCATTCCCATTGAATCCATTCCTGCTCCACCCACAGGAGGAGCACCAGTTACTGGTGGCATAGCACCACCCATTGGTTCTCCACCAACTGGCTGTTTTTTTAATAAAGATTCAAATATTTTCTTTAAACTTTTCATTATGCTCTTCTGATAAAATACGGTCTATTTCTAATATAAACTATAATTCTTTTTCCTTCCCATACCAATCTAATGGGCATACCCTCAGTTCCAACCATTTCCAATGTAAGTTCTCCACCAGTATTGGTTGGTTCTATTTTTGCAAATTTAACAACTTGTCCATTAAGAGCATCAGAAAAAGCCTTTTGTTCTTCAGTCGTAGAAACATCTTGTTTACCATCTTTTGGTTGAGGATCTTCTTGAGAATCTTTTGGCTCTTCTTCTTTATCGGTTTCTAAACCGGAAGGATCTTTTGGCTCTTCTTTTGGTTTTGGCTTTTTCTTTAGAGGAGCTTTAACAACAGGAACTTCTTCTTCTTTTTCTGCCTCAGATAGTTTTTTGCCCTTATTACACTTCGAAGCAATCGTTATTTTTCCAGTTCCACCAGCTTGAGCAGTTGTTGAATCTGCAATTTGGGTTAAAGCGCCAATCATTGCACCAATTTGACTTCTTTCGTTTGGATCTTTAACTCTCCCAATTAATGTATTTGCCTTTTTCAATGCAGTTGAAATCTTTGCATGATTAAATGGAGGAGACATTGCACCAACAAAATCTCTACTAATATCACCCATTTCTGCCGATACTTCATTTATATTCTTTGAATCTTTTAAATTTTTGACAAATGGAACATGTTGTCCAACAAATTGTTTAATAGCTTGAACTTTTTGAGGATTAGATAAATCGGCCTTACTAATAATTCCCAAAGATTTAAAATGATGTTGAAAATCTTTATCTGGCATTGCATTCAAAGTTTTTGTTAAACTTTTTGTTTGACTTAAAGTTTTTTCAAATTGATTTCCTTGCATCATTGGATGCCAATTTTTTGATTTATTCATAGATGGTCTCAATTGAGGAGAAACACTTGTTGTACCATATTGTTTTGCAAAATCGGCAGAACGTTTCAATATATTTCTTTCTCTTTCATATTTTGGATCTAAAAAAGGATCCATTTTTTTACCACCAGGACTCGTTACAGATGTACTAGAATTTGTTCTGCCCATTGGAGTCGGTTTTGATGGAAAAGTTGCCTCAACAACATATTTCTTAACTTCTGATTTAACTTCGGTAATATTATAAGAATTATTTTCTTTGACAACTTTCCAATGTGACTTTGAACCACCAATATCTGCTTTTATAATAACTGAATTAGACTTGGGATTTTTTGAAAAATATTCATTTATTTTCCTTCTAAGTAAATCCAATTTAACTATTTCTTTAGAATTTTTCATTTAATATTCCTCTATTTAATAAGACCCAATTTTCTCATATCACTTTCAGAAACTTGATTTGATACCCCAAAAGGATTATCTTTACCATTATCTTCACCAGTTATCAAAGGATGTTCACCTCTACTTAAAGTATCTTTAATAATATCAAAATAAGGATCATCATCTCCTATTCCCATTTTATTTAAAATATTTTCTCTAACAGATTCTTTAATCATTTTTTGTTTTGGTTGTTCTACATCTAAATCAACATTTTCTTTTATTACTTGAGAAAAAGATCTATTATTAACAGAATTATTAGGTGACAAAACCATATTCTCATTTATAGTTTTCTTTACTGCGGTTTTAATATATTCTTCTGCAAGAATTTCCGTTAGACATTCCCTAACCATTTCTTTTAAAAATTTTTTTAATGTAGATTTTTTCATTTATTCCTCTTTTTAAATAAATATATTTTACAATAAACAACAAACATTTTATTATGACATTTTAGAACATTGAGATGCAGAATAGGCTATACCAAAACCATAAATATACATATCGGCACCATAAGAATCAACACTAAAACTTCTAGAAAATTCAATGCCTATAAATTTATTATGCTCTATTGGATTATCACTATCATCTACATCCAAATTAAAACATACACAATAATGACCTTCTTTATCTGTCCCATCACCAGATTGAGTATATGTTTTATATTTTTTGGTTACATTTCCTCCATCAATAACATCACCACCAATAAAATCTTTAACTCTATAACCAATACTTGTCATTACGGTTTCACCATCAGAAATTGGGGTTCCTGGTTGATTTGTCCAAATTGTTTTAAATTGAAAATCAGAAATGCCATCCCAATCTAATGGAATATAAATCATAAAATTTACTGTCTCAGCATTTGAATCAAAACACAAAGCCCTAAATGTTCCAACATTAGCAAAACTAGGAGCTGTAGGCCCCAAAAATGCATTTTGCGCCGAAAGATAAATATGTCTTTGGTATGATTGCATAGTCAAAGAACCAGAAATATGAACATTAGAATTGGGACCCGATGAAGAAAGAATTAAATCTGAACCTTCACTCACATAACTCCCAGAAATTCTCACAGTACCATCATTAATTACTCTAAATTTTGTAACCCCACCAATTTGCCAATCTGCAAAATCATGACCAGCCCCACCTACTTGAGTTTCTGTAGTACTAATTCTAAAATCAGTAAATTTAGCACTAACACCAGCACCTTGATTTAATTTGGGATAAAGTGCAATACCAAACTGATTTTCTCCATTTCCATTTGCAGTAAACTCATCTCCGGTTCCAGTATTAACTTTAAGTATGCAAGCACCATTTACTTCAGTATCTTTATTTTGAGTAATAGTGGTACCAGCACCAGTATCTATTGTTTGAGTACCATTATGTTTTATCGTATCTACCCAAAGTTCTGCTACGGTTCCATCTTGTTCTGTAATTTGAAGACCATGCGTTCCTGCAGTTTCAGTACTTAACCTAATAGCATTATTTAAATAAATATTGCCACCACGAATAGTTCCATAATTGGTCCCTTCTGTAACCATAAAAGTACCAGAAACAGTTATATTGGAACCAACACTAGATGACAAAATTAAATCAGAATCCTGAGCAACAACATGACCATAAGTAGGTAATGCATCAGATGGAAATTCTGTTGATTTGGCCAATAATTCAACATCTGCACCATCAGCCAAATTTCTCAATCTCATATTATTACTATTAAAATCTGCTATAATACCATTTGTACCATCATAAAATGAAAATTTATTTTGTAGTGGACTATTAAAATAGCTCATTTCTGGTCCCATTTTAATTGCACCAGAAACTGTAACAATAGAATCATATGAACTAGAAAGAATTAAAGGAGAATTTTTTGATATAATATGAGCAGAATCAGAATTTGCATCCAACGGAAATTCTAAAACTCCAGATGCAGCTATAACAGAACCTACCGCAGATGATAAAATTAAATTAGAATCACCATCATATACTTTTCCAAGAACAACCAAATTACCAGAAAAAATACAATCTTTATTTTCTGTTATTAAATCTCTTATTTTTGCTGTACCAGAAATATAAGCTGTGCCAGATACATATAATGCTCTAGTTGCTTCTAATTTAGAATATCCTTTTCTTTCAACAAAAGGTTTACCTCTCATTTACAATTTCCTATTTTATTAAGCAGAATCGTCTATCGTATCTCCAAGAACTATCCTCTTCCAATCTGTTCCATTCCATACTGCCAAACAGGCTGACCCAGCCGCACCATCAGAAACATAGGCAATTTGACCATTAGCATAAGAACCAGTAGAGACAGTTGCTACAGTCCAAGGTATAGTTCCAACAGTACCAGAAATAATCACATTAGAACCAACACTAGATGATAAAATTAAATGAGAACTTCTATTTACAATATTTGCATAAGTCGAAACGGCATCATCTGTAAATTCAACTATAGTTCCAGAAATTACAACTTTAGAAGTAGATGAACTTGATAAAATTAAATCTGAATTTGTTGCATTTAAATGAGCAACACTATCTTCTGGAAATTCTATATTTCTTATTTTTCCACTTGCAGAAACGTGCATACTACTAGAAACATACAAATCATCTGTAGCTTCTAATTTGGAATATCCTTTTCTTTCAACAAAAGGTTTACCTCTCATCTATATTAAATCTCCAATATTATCCAAGATTTGCATTTATATACACATCCAATGAACCACTAAAATCTCCTGCAGCACCAGAAGGGATGGCTCTTACTCTTAAATATCTTCTGCTATTTCCAGCTATTTGAACAGATCTTACATTCGGTTCTGCACCACTAGCAGTTAACGGCAATAAAGAATCTCTATCCCAATCAGTTTCCCAATTTGAATCATTTGGACTCCACTCAATAGAAGCAGAAAGCAAATTTTCGTCACTATTATTTATGGCAGTAATAACTAAATTTGTATATCCCAACATATCTGTAGATGGAAATACAACAGACCAGCTATCCCCCCAAAAAGCAGATGTATTTTGAAATGTAGTTCCAGATATTGTTCTTACTTCAACATCGGTTGTACCGTCACTTGCCGACAAAACAAACGAAGCACTATTTAAAAGATAAACATCTAATGGCCCTCGCCCATCTTTTGATCTTGGTGCTGCTTGCGTTCCATTTACCGGTACCCAATTAGCTATTTCTTTATAAGAACCTGTTTTAAATTGTGTTCCCATCTGTTATTTACCTCTTTAGTAAAATCTCATTACAAATTCTATATATACGATCATTTTTTGAAATATGTTGCCTTACATAATCCAAACCAACAATTTTAGATTCTCCCAACCAAGCACCATCGGTACTAGGCTCAGAAACCATATCAAAACAAATTAAAGTAAAATCTTCTTGAACTATATCGGCACCTTCATTTGTCTTTTTGGTTTCTCCAACCCCTCTAGATGAAATTCCCAATTTAACACCAGATTCCATCAACGATTTTAAAATATTTCCAGTTGGAGTATTTAAAATTTCCACCTTTCCTTTTACATCGTCACCTTCCCACCAAATATCACTAATAAGATGTGAAGCATTTTTTAATTCAACAACCGAATTATCTGGATGGTCACATTCTCCCAAAGCCCTTCTTTCTTTGACTGCTTTTGTATAATTTTCAACTTCACGTTGCAAAATACTTCTTGGGTATATACGCCCATTTTGATTTTTTGTATCAGCCCTTTGTAATAAGGCTGGGATTACAATTGGCCCGCCCTTATCTTTGGCTTCTATAATTTTTTCTTTATCATAGTCAAGAGAAATATATTCCCTTAATAGCTTGCTCATATTTTTAATACCTCTTTATTACTTTTTCTTTTTTTTGTTCTTGCCGAAATCAAAAAACTCTTTAATACCAAGATCTTTCATCCATTCAATTTCTTTTTCAAGTTCAGCATCACCCCAACCACCTTCTGGCTCCTGAACCTTTTCTTTTGCAGCTTCCTTAGCTTTACCAAACTCCTCTCTAATAATATCTTTGATTTCATGTTCAGTAAGAGGTCTGTGATCAACAGATTTGGTTGGTAATTTAACCTTCTTGTTCGTAAACGCTTCCATAAGAATTTTATAATTTGTTTTTTTACTCATCATTTTTACCTCATTTTATATCTCGATATTTATTTTTAATTAAAAATTTAACCATTGCTATTTGTAACGGATTCATATTAGTTATTAATTTATCAATCTCATCCTCAAGTTTTTTTAAATAATTATCTCTTTTAGCAAAAATATTAATAACATCTTCCATTGTATTGAAAATAGTTTCTTGAATATGAATCAACTCTCCAGTCAATGTTTTAGAATCTGGAGAAGCTAACATATTTAATTCTTGCCTAGTTTGATCTGGAATATGAATTAATGGTCTACCATTCTCAATTTTAATAGCAAATGGCATAGCTTTTTCAGCTTCATTCATTTTTATTTTAAAAAATACTTTTGTTTCGTTGTCTTTTGGATCTTTACCCTTTTTCTTTTCTATAACATCAAAATTACCAGTACCCTTCAAAACTTTCTCTAATGCACCAAAAGCCTTTTCCAAAATAGAACTTTCTGCTTTTACAGATTTGATAAGAATATTTTTCAACTTTTGATCAGACATTAATGTTTCATTTGACAAACTTTCAACAAATTTATTCCACATTTGTGATTTCTGATCTGTTTCTGGTTGCTCAAAAATATATCTAATAAAATTTTCTTTTAAAACTCTTTTTATTCTATCAATATATTCTTTTTTTGCCTTTTTGGCTATAGTACCTTTAGGTCTTTTAATTCCTGGTTTTTTTTCTACTTCTGGTCTACCAGCTCTTCTTTGTCTCTCTCTTTCTGCATCTTTTTGTTTTTTTCTTGCTTGATCCGATCTTCTAATTTGTCTTTGTCTTTCCCAGGCATCTTTTCTTTTTGGGTAACTGCCCATTTCAACATCAGTTTCATCATCAAAAATTACCCATCTATTTCCACGCTTTCTTACGACTTCATTGGCTTCTTGACTATCAAACCAATCTAAATCTTCTTTTTCAAATTTACTTCCAACATACCAATCTAAAAAAGTTTGTGGATCATTGTTCCACTTTTGTGGTTGATAAGAAAAAGTAGCATCTATAGAATCAATCATTCCCAAAAATTTGTCTTTATATCTATTTTTCAAATCCCTTTGAACATTTGAATTAGACTTAAGCCAATTTACAAATTTAGGAGAATGATACAAAGAAGACGGATGATTGAAAATAGATTTAGTTTTTATATTCTCGCCCTCCAAAAGAGAATAAATAACACTATTTTCAAATATTTTTTCTTCACCATAAGGTTTGTTTGGATTATTTCTCTTTCTTTTGGTAGTAGCAAAAGGACCCATAAATCCTTTTACGGCACCACCACCAACAGTAGAAGATTCATTTTTTTCTTCTTTTTGGTTCTCTTTTTTTTTACTCATCCGAATCCATCTCCTGGACCAAACTCATATATTGCAACAAATCAACAACCTTTTCCCTATCTATATTAGAAAAATTCTTAGAAACAAACTTTTTATAACATTCATTAATTTTCTTTGATAATTCAACATCTTCTTTTAAAGAAGAATCCTTAATAACTCTTAACTTAGATTTTATATTTTCAACTTGTTCATTAATAACATTTTGAAATTTATTTTTATCATTAGAAATAAGAGATATAGAATAATCAGTAATTATTTTTTTCTGAGATTCACTTAAATTTTTGTACTTTTCGTGAAATTTCTTTACGGCTATCTTATAAACAGCATTTGAATATGCCGGATCCAAATTAACTTTGTTTTCTTCTTTGTTTTCGGTCAAATATCTAACCAAACTATCTTCGATTTTTATTCTATCAACTCCCTCAATAATATTCTTTTTTGCCCTAACATTACTCAACAAAATTCCAACAGAAGCATAAATTGGATAATTAGTTATTCTATATTTATAAATTTTATCAGACTCTAAACTATAATTAATTTCTTTAATCAATTTGGTTTTTTCTTCATTTAGTTTATTTGGATCTATATTTTTGGCTCTAGTAACAATTTCTTGTAATAATTCATGTGCAGATTTTGCAGAACTCATCTTAGCATCAAGAATTGTTTTAAATAATTTTAGTTCTTCATTGAGACACTTTCCCTTTCCAAAATACTTTTTAACCAAAGAAACAACTTTTGATGCTTTATTTTTTTTGTTTTCTGCCAAACAATTATAAATATGTTGAATCAAAAATTCATAAAGTAATCCCGTGTTTCTCTTTTTATTGTGATTTATCTTTTTGCTAGCCATAGATATTACCCCATTTTATATAAATAAATATCTAAAATTTAACCCTTAATTATATTTTTTTTATTTTTGTTTTTAAAATGAGCATTTGTTAAAACTTTTACATTTTTTAAATCTTTCATTTGACTTTCAATTTGACCAATTCTCATCTTAAAAATTCTCTCATCAACATCTTCATCAACAGATTCACCAAATGGAGAACTTGCAACCCTTCTTAATGCTGCTATATCTCCAGGATCTGAAAGAGCATTTTTCTTAGTATTAAAAACATGATTTCTTATAGAGTTTGGATCTAATATTTTTCTTTTCTTTTTCTTGGCCCTATCTGGAGATCTTAATTCATTTGGAATAGACGATTGCAAATTAGGATCTTTTGCTGCAGTTATTGGTTCCCCTTCGGGCGGTTCTCCTTCTGGGGGAGGAGTTTCTCCTTCGGGTGGCATTTCTTCTCCTGATGGCATTTCTCCTTCGGCTCCAGGCATACCTTCGGCACCCATTCCTTCTTGTTCTTCTTGTCCTGTTCTAATTTTTTCAACTTCTCTATCTAATAAAGCATCTTTACGCTTCCCTTCTTCAATAGATTCAATTTCTTCATCAGGCAATTGAAATATTCTCTTATAAATAAAATGTCTATCAGTCAATCCCTCTTGTGTTGTAGCTGCAGTTGCCACTTCAAATTTATTTCTCCACAATTCCAATCTTTGCATTTCTTCTATAACAGATGGATTTGCCATAGTTATATCAAAATTTGCCAAATCTGATTCTTCATAACCCATTGAAAATAAATGAATCATTGCAATTTTATACAATTCACCAACAAACACTTGTTGAATTCTACGAATTGTACGAGCGAATCTAATATCTTCTTGAGATAATGTTGATTTTCCAACAACATCACCTTCGTATCCCAGATATGATTTTGGAATTTTTAATGCAGCAAATAGTTTATTTTGGATATATTGTAAATCTTCTATATCTCCCGTAAACTGTCCACCTGGAAGTGTTTCTATTCTAGATCCTATATCACCTCTAATTGGGATGAAATAATCTTCGTCAGTGCTCAATGGATTATATCTCAAATCAACTTGCCCAGTGTCACTATCCACAACCATATTCCTTTTAATTTGGCTCTTTACTTTCTCCATATACTTACCAACATCATTTGGCGCAACATTTCCTATATCCACATAAAATACTCTACGTTCAGGACTCCTAACTATACGATACACCATAACTGCATCTTCCATTAAAATCAATTGTCGCCAAACTCTACGAGCAGGCTCAACTACAGATGCGCCATACGGAAGAAAAGTATCATTGCCAAGAATTCTAAAATGAATAACTTGCCAATTTTCCAATGGTCTATTTCCTTGTGCTGCCCAACGATATCTATAAGCAGTTGGATCTTCTGGATCATATCCCTCTTCACGTTCAACTTCATTAACTGGCATAGGAAATAAACCAAGAATTCCATAATCTGGGTGATGATCAACAAGCAAAAATTGATCACCATATTTACAAGTATTTCTTACCCACGTCCAAGCATTAAAATCAATCCTAAGAACATCATAGAATAATGATTCTAATGCTTCTCTTATATCTTTATTAGGAGAATGTATCTTTAAAATGTCACCATATTCATCTCTTGCAAGACATTCATCAGCATATATATCTAATCCGGCTACAGATTTCTGCCATTGTTTCCATTTCCGAATTCTTAATGAAAACAAAACCATACATAATTTTGCTAGAATTGCTATGAACTTTCCAAACCTCCTTTGTTCCAGCAGCAAAATTATGATTTATCAAAGTAGATAAGTCATAAACATCAATTTCTTCATAAGGTTCTACAGAAACAACTTTGTGATTTTCGTAATTTTCAACAAAATCAGTCCAATTCTTAAATCCATTATCTTTCAACCTAGAAATTATTGGTATCTGACTAACATCAAAATGACTTTTCATCTCAGATAAAGTTTTACCTTTTTCATAAAAATCACAAATTTTTTGAAAACTTAATTCATGATTATATTTGGGATTTTTCTTGCCACTATTATTAGTTCCATTATGCTTCCAAGCAGAATCAATAGATTTCAAATATTCAGAAATTGAATTAAAGCCTTTCTGTTTCAATCTTCGCAAAATCACAAGATGATCGGTCTTAAAATAATCACAAACATGTTTGCCAAAAGAAATATTAACTCCTGCAGCAACCAAACTCTTACAATGTGCGTCAATCAATTCAAAAGTTAATTCCCTTCTATAGGCAGGATTATTTTTCTTCATAAATTCAGAATGCTGCTTTTTAAACTTTTCTACCCACTCTTTATCTTTCCACTTAATTTCATTATTTTTCTTCGCCAATATTTCCCCGTGATATTTATAATGTTCATTCTTAGTCATTATTATAAGATTATCTGACAAATTATTATTTGGATTAAAATCAATATGATGAACAACTTCTTCATCAGGAATTAGCAATCTATTATTTAATTCTTCCACAATAAAACGATGTTCCGGTTGCCATTTTCTATTGTTTGAAGTTCCTTCTTTATTTAGAGCATTTACCCAAACATACTCTTTATCTTCCAAAAATTTAGCCCTATATAAAGGCATCAAAGAATTTCCCCTTTTCAATCCCTGCTCAATAGACTTGTATGTTCCATCTCTCAATAAAAATTTATGAGTTTTATTTACAATAAGATAACCACCATTATCAAAACTTACTTTATAAGTCATATCCTTTTTTGTAAAATGAGGATTACATGCTTCATCTATAACAACTTTTTTCTTGGAATGATCATAAGAATAAACATGAAATACTTGTTTTGGATCTGGATACATCTCACACAATTTTTTTATCGCTATTGGTCCATGTTCAATTGTCCAAATCAATGTATCACCAGATATGCAATAGTCCGAATAGCGAGATAAACGCGAATATTGTCCGTATGATGCCAACTGACTCGCATAAGTAGAAGTAGTTGACTTCAAAAATGCTTTTGCAGTTCCAACAGGAACACCAGAATAACCAGGAGAAGAAACCTTATGGGCAATTCTTTGCCTCATGGGAGAATCACCCCTAAATAACCTGGCTAAATTCTTGTAATAATCTTTCAAAAATTTATCTTTATCTGCCATAATATACCTCCATTATAACCCCATTAGGTTTACAATCTTTTTAAAAAATATAAATTTAGGAATCAATGCATACTTTGAAAATAAAATATAATCATTTATTTGTTTAACGCCACTTCTCCAAAGATTGTAATATAATTGTTGTTGAACCAATTTAAAATCAACTATATTACTTTTATTGTTATATGCCTGATTTAGCAAAAAAAAGTATAATTGAGTGCAATACTCAAGAGCTAGCTCTTTTGAATGGCCAATATTATTTTTCATTATGTTCACAAATTGTCCAAAATTTCTGACTTCTTCTATAGTTAAATTTCCACCCTTTGAACTTTTTTCTTTTGCCTTTACATGTTGATTGTCAAATATGCCCAACAATTTCAATGGTTCCTTGGAAAAGAAAACAGGTTGCGTCTTTTCTGATGGATGAACAATTCCAGATACCATATCAATAACACCTGCAATACCATCTTTCATTAGGGTTTGACCCCACCTAATTGGATTCTCATTGACTTCTAATCTTGTTATGTTCCAATATTGACCAAATAGACTTTGAACACGAGCACCCATTTGACCCTTTACGTAAGTTTGCTTTTCATCTTTTTCATTATAATCATCTTTTATTATCTTGAGAAAATCTATCACATCATTAACCAATTGATATTCTCTTGTTCCATCTTCTAATTTTACCGAACTACCTTTATAACTACGTCCAAAATAAAGCTTTCTATGCATTTCATTAATAATATTATCAAGCAAATATGGAGTTAATTTCTTTTTGCCATCAATAACATTTATAAAAGCAGTCATAACTATATTTTTTCCAATTGATTCAGCATTGATTAATACTGTAGCAGCTTCTTTTAATATATTTTCTATATTATTAATTCCTTCTTTGTCCTCAATATCGCCAAGGCTTTCTCTAAAAAAACTATCCATATCCAATTTTTGAGTTCCACCTCTTTTGACAATCAACTTATTGATATAATCTTCTTTAATTGGACTATCTGAAGTTGCATTACCATTTCTATCAAGAATAATCACACCCTGTTTGTAACTTGGTTCAACAGTAAAAACAACAATATGTTCTCTATTTTCACCAAAAGGAACTTTGCCTTTTATAATTTGTTCTGCTCTGTAACCAGAAGTATTTGTTCCATATCCGCCAATTGGATAAGAATAAATTCCAACAGGAGTATTATATTTCTTATATGTCTGCGGATTTAACCCCAATTTGGGAATATGGGAATAATGAGCAAAAAGATATGGTTCATATTTATTTTGCATATCTTGCAAAATTCTCCACTGTTCTTCTGGAGTATGGAACTTTTTGCCCAATTCTTTTTGCCCTCTTTGTTTCTCAAATAAATTTTTCAAAGATGGATACATTATCAACCAGTTCCTATCAACCACTTGTATAAATCTATTTCTTCACCATTTCCTAATCTAATCTTACTTTGCTGCTCATCATATCTTTCAATCCTACCCCTATCATAAATATTCTTTTCGAATGAGAAATCCTTGTAATTCTCAGTAGTAGTATTTGAAAGACTAATTCCAGAAATCATTGCATCAACATCTGCATTATTTTGATTTACAAACAAAAATGATTCGTCTCTAACCCAAATTCCACCACCAAGAGCCATAATCAAATCATCATTATCACCTCTTCTTGCTTCTGGTCTTCCATTTTCCGTTATAATAAACGTCTTAAATTCATCAATCAATCTTTCGGAATGAATTACAACATGCTGCATTCTAACATATTGTTCCATTTTTGCCAAAACAGGCAATCTATTTGCATGATGAATCGTAAAACCAGGAAGAAAATCATTACTCATTTCTGCATAATATGGATCAGGAGCCCTACCATAAGAATTTTTCATCTTCAATTTTCTTTTTTTCGTATAATACAAACACTGACCATGACCCAATTGCTGAATTCTTAAAATAGTAGGACCTGACCAACCAGAATTGTTCTCTGGTGCTATAATTGCATTGTTATAATTCTGAGAAACCATAACCAAAAGCTCGCCAAGAATATCTGGTTTTATTTTTCCTTTGTATTCGGCCACTTGCTCCATAGGAACAGTGTCCATTCTAAAAACATGAAAAGCACTATAGTCTTTTGCATCACCTCTAGAAACATCACAAGAAATCAAATAAACACCATTTTGCTCAGGATTGAACCAGGTCCAAAAATTATTGTCAAAATAACCTCTAGAAATTGGCTGAAATTCTTTGCACATAACTTCTAGTCTCGCAATAGTATCCGGATCAATAAATGTATCACCAGATGCTAAAAAACTACACAATCTTTCTTGGGCTATGTCTCTAGGAGAATCTTCTAATGTTTCCGCTTCTAACCAAGCCTTATTGCAACCAGGCTTCAACCAATACATCAAACGATCATCATATATTTCATTAGGATCTTCAGGATTTATATATTTGCCAAATTTACAATTAAATCCATTTGTCCCGTCTCTTGCACCTTTGTAAACTTTATGGAAAAAATTGCCAACACCATTTGGGGTAGAAGCTAAACAAATTCTACCACCAGTAGTCAATGTTGGTTTAATACGAACCCATAACTCTTCCAGCCTATCAATAAGAGCAGCCTCATCAACAAACAAAAACGAAAGAGACTCACCAACACCAGCATCATATGACGTTGTAATTGAATTAACCATAGAACCATTAGAAAGTTCTAGACCGGGTTCTATTATTTACAGATATAGAAACCATGCCAGGAATAAGCCATTTTGGCAAATATTTTATAATATTTTTTATTACTCTCAGCGGAATTTTTGCCTTTTCCAACTTAGTTGCCATAATAACAACATTAGAATGCCTATGAAAAATCATAAGCCAAGCTATAAAACCACCAGTAATTGTAGTAATTCCTAACTGACGAGCTTTCAGGATTACATTTCTTCTATTTTTTACATAATTATTTATTATATCTTTCTGGTAATCATATAACTTAAAATCTAAAATACCTTCTTGAGGATGAACTATTTTTCCATACGTTTCAAGGAAATAAATTGGATCCTTCGCACACTTAATAATTTCCTTTATTAATTCTTTTTTTGTTTGTTTTCGGCTCATTCAAATTTCCTTAAATGATTAGCCATAAAAATTAAAATTTATGATACAGTATATTCATAAACTCTTTTTTCTTTGACGAGATATTTACCACTTCTATCAACAGTTACTGTATGACGACCACTACCAAAACTCCAAGAAGTATCGGCCATCATCCTACTAACTTTTTCATAATTTACACTATCATTTTTCTTTTTTAGTTTTAAAGTCTTTTTGGTCATTTTTTTAAATCTTTTTTTCATCTCTGATTCAAATTCTTTAAAAAAATCACTTCCTTGTGCTTCCATAACAGCTAACATTTCTGGAGTTGTAAATTCATATCTTAAATATGTTACAACCATAACATCATTATCCATAACCATATTGAGACCATTCAAATCAGTAACCAATCTATTCCAACCAGTTCCACCATTAGCTTCATTTTTTATATCTTCATAACACTGTCTAATAGCACCAAAAATATCTTCTTTTCTTTGATAATTTTTGTCTTCATATCCATCAATTTTTTTTGGCATTTTCAATTACCTCAAATATAAACATAATAATACTTTAATAATTACTAATAACCCCTCTCTTTAAACCTTTTTTTGTAATATTCCAAATCAATTAGTGGTTCTTTTCTTTTATCTACATACATAATATAACATTTATGACAAACACCATACTTTTCTAAATAAGGATCATCAATAGTAGATGTAATTCTTCTACATTTTTCAACAGGACAAAAAAGAGGAACTTTATGAATCAATCTACCATCTTTTTTTATTTTTACCCAATATCCCTTATCATCACCCAAATCTCTCCATTCATATCCTTCTCTTTTCTCTTTCATGACAAATCTCTATCTACTTTTTTTAAAATATCATTATGAGGATTTATTCCATATTTTTTCTTCATCAACTCTACAGCATCTACACCTTTTTCTACCCAGTCTTTAAACAATTCTATACAATCAGAAATACCTTCCAATTTACCACTAACAAATTCTGAATCTACATCTTCTCTTTCTTCTACTTTTTTCTTCAATCCTTCCATCATTCTCAAATAAATTCTCATAAAAGCAATTGTATCTTGAAGCGTTTTTTCAACTATTTCCCTAACACTAATCATAAAAAACTCCTATTTAAATGGAAACCATCCAATATTTAAACCATAATATTTTTTAATATTATTACCATCATATGTAGTAGAAAGTATTGGACCAAATAAAAAATCATCAAAAATAAAAATATTAGAACCAACAGAAGTCATTAACCCATCACCAACAGAAATATTTCCAAAAATACCAATTCTTTCATACCACTTTGTATCATAAACACTAGAATCTATTTTTAACTTTATATCTATTGGAACAATATCGGAATTGTTTGTATCCAAATAAATTCTATAAATATCATCATTTTTAGCTAAAATTAAATTAAAAACAATATCTTTTACCCATTCTAAATTAATATATGCTTCAGGAGGATTCGTAAAAGTATTTCCATAAATTCTTAAATAATCTTTTGTTTGATCAAATGAAACCTTAAATCTATTATTAGAAAAACATTCTTGACAAATTTCATCAAGATCAACGGGATTACCATCATGATCTACTATATCTTGTTGAGCATCTTTAATTTCAAAATATTTATTTTTCCATTTCAAAACAATTTCACTCAAAGATATTATTTCTTCATCTCTATCATCAATTATTTTTTGCAACTCTTCATTTTGCAAAACTATTTCATTTGTTTCTATTGCCAATTTTGAATAAGCAGTTTCTGTTTCTTTTAGAGTATCAGACAATTGAGCAATTTGATTATTCAAATTCTTCCTTGTTTTCGCATGAGAATATCTCTCATATGCATAAAAACTCGCACAAACTAAAATCAATACACCTAAAATAATAGATAAATATTTGTACATTTTATCCCTCTTCACCTCCTATCATTAGATTTCTTATTATATCATAATTCCACAATTCTGAATTAGAATAATTTTCATGAAACCAATACCATTTTTCTTTGGCATCTTTCCAAAAATACCCCTTAATTTCTACATATTTATTTTCTTTTTTCAAATATAAATCGCAAAAATATTTTCTTCCGTCTGGCATATCAAATTCAATTTGCCAATCAAAATCAATTTCATTCTTGTTTAACCATTCAACCACTTTTTTCTCATAAGAAGCAGTACAAATCACTTCTTCTCCGAGTCTTCCAGTGATACAAAATATAAGAATTATTTAAAGATTTGCTTGTTTTAGCAACTATTTCTTTATTCTTGCTAACATTATCAACACCATACTTACTCAAACACGTTATCTTTCTTTTTATTTTGGCACACTGAGGACAACCAGATTTATTATATCTAATATTTAAAAATGTTGTTTTCCAACAACAATTACACCTTAAACATCTATAATTGTATTTAGTTGTACAATTTTTATATTCATTTTCCAAAAACAATATTTTCAATTCTAATAGGTATGCCTTTACATATTCGTAAGAAAGTTTTCTTTTGTTTTTTCTTCTCTCTATTCCACATTTAGGACAACCTTGTCCCTGTAATTTAATATTTTCAAATCTAGCACCCCACTCATTAAAACACTTCATGCACCTACATTTTATTTTTTTCCTTCCGCTAATATATTTCTCTGAAATGAGTTCAATATTCCTATTGTTCAAAAATTCTCTAACAAAACTTATATCAAATCTAACGCCCATAAAAATTATTATTCTGAATCTATTTTATCTTTCGTATTTCTCCTAACTACATAAGCAGTAAAGGCACCACCGAAAATACAAACTAAGCAACGGAACATTGGGATCTGCAAACTCCAAAACAAAATTTCCGATCTCAACAGAATTAATCAATGATGCGACAATATAAAATGTTGTGACCAAAAATGAAATCGCCGCAAACGTAAAAATTCCGATCTTTTTCCCCTGACGAATTTCTTAACATCCAAAACATTTTTCTTTCCTCCTCACGAAACACTTCTCGCAAAAGCTATAGCAACTTTCTTTGCATCTTCTAGTGTTTTTATTTTTTTAATTGGCTTAATATATTCTGTTGGAATACTACCCTCTTCAACTTCATCTCCAACACCATAACCATAAATTGCTCTATGTGACCAACCATACCATTTTTGATCTTTTGGAGAAAATCCTGTGGAACAAACACTATGAAGCGGATCTATTTTTTCAAACACCTCAATACCATATTTTTTTCTTATTTTTTCCTGCTCCTCTTTGACTATTTTATCATATGTATCCTTCAAAGATTCCATATCTATATCTCCTTGATATTTGCACCAGCAGTTTTAGATCTACCAATGTCTATCAAAACAAAATCATTTCCTCTTTTCATTATATTTCCAATATGAACATCGTAAAATTGTACTCTAATCTTCAATTCTTGCAAACCATTAAAAATTTGCTTAAAAATTTCTATAGTTTTTTCTATTTCCGAATCTGGCACAAAACGTACATCACCAACATGTTTAACAATTTTTACAATATTGTGCATTGCATACTTCATATCAATTTTACCATCAACAAAATCATCTATAGAATCTTCTATTCCTGCACTGATTATTATTGAATCAAAAAAACTACATTCATTTCTATTTAACAACCTAAGTTTCTCTTGCAATATTCCATAATATCCAGTTTTATCAAATTGAAATACATCATAAATTTCATAAACATTCTTCAATTTCTTTCCCAAAATATTGGCACATGCATTTGCCTCTTCTTTATCTGATGTTACTTTCAAAACTCTATTGTCATCTGTTGCAAATGCCATTCCCATTGTACCCAAACCTAAAGAAATATAGGGTTTTATTCCCATCATTGCCAACTTATAATCATATTTTTTTAATATCTTTTTTATTTTTGCCGTACTATAATCTTCATTAAGAGCAGATTCTAATTTCACTTTATTTTCCTCGCTATAAAAAGATCATGCTCGCACAATTCCGAACCTTTCAAAATACAACCCCTAAAACATTTTACATCTAATCTTTCAACATCAAAAGAATTCTCAAACCAAACTCTTGAATTCCAAATATTATCAGCACAATCTTTTAACTCATAAGAAATCCAATATCCACCAATTTTCAAATTATCAAAAAGATTTTTGGTAATCCTTATAGAATCAAAAATAGATTCATCTTTCAAAAAACCTATATGTTGTAAAACAAAAATAGAAAAAATCATATCATATTCTTGAAACATAATTTCTTTATCCATATTTTTCGAAATATAATATTTATCTTTTGGAAAATTTTGCCTCTTAAAATATTTCAAAGCTACCGAATTGGGATCAAATCCGTAATACTTAATCCACGGAGTTTTTTCAATAAAAAATTGAGCATTTCTACCACAACCGCAACCTATTTCTAAAACTTTACTCATATTATTTAAATAATCTGAACCACAATATCCCAAAAACCTAGGATCTCCAAAATCAGTAGGTGTGGGATTTTTATGTCTCATTTCCCATACAGAATCGGGGGTATACTTATTTATATTACAATTTTCTTTTGTAAGCTTCTCATCAAAACTAAAATCTATTCTACTAACATTTTTAAGTTTCATCAACTTATCCTCGATAATCCTTCATCATCTCTTTCTACTTCAATTATATAATCAACACAATCCTTCAAACTATCTATATGAGTAATTACTACAATAGTTTCAAATAATTGCTTTAAGTTTTCCAAAATAACCGAAATAACATCTAGATATTCAGAATCTAAACTGCCAAATGCCTCATCCAATATAAACAGATTGCTTCTAGGAAGAGTCGTAATATTGATTAAAGCTGCACGAATAACAATAGCTGAAATCGACTTTTCCATACCACTGCATAACTCAATAATTCTTCTTTCTCCATTCGTATGATTGAAATAAATTTCTATATCCCTATTATCATTTGCTTCCAAAGTTATTTCAAATGGTACCGTTCCATTCAAAATTTTCTTCATTTCATTGTTTATTATATCAAAATTGTTAAATATAATTAACTGACTAATTCCATCTTTTGACATACACTTCAAATAATTTTCATATATCTCAAACTTATTCCTCAATGTATTATATTTATCTAATTCTTTCTTTGTAAGTTCACATTTTCCTTCAACTATTCCCAATTCTCTTTCTATTTTATTTATTACGTTAAAAGTATCTTTGATATCTTTTTCTATTTCTACCAACTTTATTTTCAATTCTTCAACTTTTTTTTGATATTTTTTATTTTTTTCTATTTGTTTTTTATTTTTGCTTACTGCATCTTTTTTCTTTTTGAGTCCAATCAAAGCCTCTTCTTCGAAAGAAACAAGAGTAGCAAAACCATATGCCTCTTTTGGTATTTTTATTGATTTATACCTATCAATTTCATTTTCAATCTCTTCTCTTGTCATTTTTATACTTTTGCGAAGAATATCCGATTCTGCCCTCAAATCCTTTATCTTTCTTTCTAGTGGACAATTTTCTTCATGCTTACAAGAACAACCTCTTTCTAAATTATTTGCACCAGCCAACAAAGAATCTGCTTTATCCAACACATCCAATTTATTATTTAATGCCTCTATATTTATCGAATTCTTTTCTCTTATCAATTCACCATTTTTCTTTTTTTGGGCTTGCATACTCTTTAGTTTCTTCTCTTTTTCCTTAATCTGCCTAGAAATATCAGAAATGCTGAAAGAAAAATCAAATACATTAACAATTTTTTCCTTTGCATTATCTATTTTTTGTACTATTTTTTCTTTTTTTGTCTCCAATTTCTTATTAAAATCAACATTTTTACCCTTCAATTCTTCATATTTCTCAATTTCAGCTTGCAAATTGACCAATTCTTCTTCTAAATTACCATCATATTTCTTCAATTTTGCTTTGATATCCTTGAAATCTTCATTAGCAAGCCTATATTTGTCTTCAAAAATATCAATATCAAAATATCTAGCTATAATTTTCTGTCTTTCAGTAGAACCAGCATCAATAAAATTAATCAAACTCCACTGAGGAGCAACAGTTGTAAACATAAAATCTTCTGGAGTACCAAAAATCTTTCTTATTTTCTTATCTGTATCGTTTCTATCTATGCCATTCTTATTTATCTTCTCGGAATCATTAACAATTGAAAAATTTACTTCAGTTTTTCCCTGATAAATTGGTTTGCCCTTTCTTTTTCCGCCCTTCAAGTAAACACTTGTCTCTCTTTCAATATCATAATACGTATCATCAAGTTCTACAAAAACACTTCCAGAACACTTATCTTTTTTGCTATTTATCAGCAAATCATTTTTAACTACACCCTTCTTGGAAATCTTATTAAAAATAGTATAGAGAAGAGAATCAACAGCCAAAGTTGACTTACCTACAGCATTCTTGCCAAAAATTCCTAATACTCCAGGATACTTACTAAAATCTACATGATTATCTTCACCAAAACTACAAATGTTTGAGAAATTAAACTTCTCAATACGATAACTTATATTTCTCAATACATCAGTATCTTTTCTTGCTACAACATCGTACTTTCTATTCAATTCAATTATTTTATCTATTTTTTCTTTTTCTAACTCCGAAGACTTCAAAAATTTTCTAATCAAAAAATCCTGGACCTTCCTATCTGACAAGTTTCCTATCTTTGCTTTAGTTCCTTTTATCTTTACTTCTTGTCTGTGAGGATTCACCTCATCAACAAAAGCAATTTCCTTTGGCTCATAATACTTTTCTAGCTTGTTTTGTATGTCTTGTTTCTCTAAAACATTCAATTGTCTTGAAAATACTCTAATTCTAGAATTTTTCTTGACTCTGTATCTATTTGATATATTTAAATCATCTTTTAATTTTAGAGTATAAAATGGACAAACATTTTCCAATTCAACAAATTCAACTTTATGATTAGTTTTATCTTCGATCTCCCAAAGCAAATACCCTTTTCTTCTTGTTTCGCCATAATTTTGTTGTATCAATGAACCAGCATAGGCTGCAGTTCTTTCTTTATTTAAAAATTGACTTTCGTGAATGTCTCCGCACATCAAATAATCAACTTTATCCATAAAATAATCTAAATCATAAGCCTTGTCAATCATTACACTATTTTGAAGAATGGCTTCATTGATTAAACCATGAAATAATCCAATATTAATTTCTGATTTTATATCTTCTTTTGTTGGCCATTTATTATCAAAACAGGAAAAATGAACCAAATTTACATCTAGTTGCTCTTCTCCAAAATAATTTGATAAATTTAAATAATAAATTCCAGATTCCTTATAATATTCTATTCTATTTGAATCTATACTTTCTACTATAGGAGATAAAGCATCAAGTCTATTAAGATTTGAAAGATTTCCATCATGATTACCAGGAATTATAATCAATTTTCTAGATACAATTGCAAGCTTTTTCAAAAAATCAGAACAAACTTGAACAAATTCTGGACTAATTTGGGTCTTTGTATGGGCCAAATCACCAGTAAATATGGTACAATTTGGTTTTTTTTCTTCTAAAGACGCATATAAATTCTCAAATACCTGTTTGTATTCATTGTGTCGCTTATAATTACGCAAATGTATGTCACTTATATGAGCTATTTTTAATGACACTTCATCCTCATTCTACCCTTCAATATGTCCATTTCTTGCAATATAGTAGCATTTTCATACGCTTCTGCAAATTTATCTTGTTTCATCTCTCCAATATCATTGTAGGGCTTTACATTTACATTATACACCGAAACGCAATATTTGATAAACTTTTCTGCTATTTCTAGTGTTTTTTCTTCTGCATCTGCATCTAAAGCCAAAAATACATTAGTTCTATTTTTAACAATTTCTCTAAACAATTTAGAATTTATACTTAAACTGCTACCAAATAGTGGAGCAACATTGTTCATACCAGAAAGAATTGCATCAATCATTCCTTCAACTATGAATATAGGCTTGGAAAAATCTATATTCAATTCATTAATAATGATAGAATTCTTATATCCTTTTTGTGTCTTCGGCAAAAAATACATATTTCTATCAATATCTTTTGCTGTAAAATAATTCACTTCACCATACTTATCAAACGAAGGAAACACAATCATTCCATCAAATCTTCCACCAACACATGTTCCTATCTTATTTCTCAATATATCTTTTGGGGTCAATCCTCTATTATGAAGATAATTTCTCAATCTTTCTACAATAAAAGAATCGGTAAGAGAAGACAAAGATATGAATTCTTTTGGAAGATACAATTTATCATAATTTTTTACTTCTTTTTCTTTTATGTTTCTTGCTCTAAACTCTGAATTGTACAAAGCAAGATCTTCTGCCGTTCCTACTTTTTTTATGATATTGTAAAGACCTATACCACTAGCTTTGCATTTGGAATAGTAACAATTATAAAGATCTTTTTCTAAATTTACATAAAATTTAGGTTTATGATGCGAACAAAAAGGGCAATAAAATGATACTTCATTAGAAGATTTATTGTAATATCCTATTTCACCAAGCAATCTTTTAAGAAATTTTAATTTTTGATACATTTTTGATTCTATGTTCTATAAGAACAGACATATCGCCCTTTCCAATTGTATGTTTATATGACCATTTTTTGCCTGTATCGTGATCGACAACTTTATCTTTTGACTCGTTATAAGTTCTTATTACCTTTTCTCCCGCTTCATATCTTTTATTTTCTGTTTTTTTACATAATGATCAACAAGTTTATCACATAATTTGTGAAATGCCTTCTTTTTATTTTGTGTCGCAGATTTATGTTCATGACACGAAGACATCAAACCAGACTTTATGTGCTTTATTCTACAACCATTCATATGTTTGTTGATGTTTTGACCACCACTTTTATTTGGACTATACCAATCTACTCTAAAATCTTTCTTTGTAGCTGAAAAAATTAGCTTTCTAGACATTATTCTTCTTCATATTTTGGACAATATTCCGAATGTTTTGGACTACCACAAGCATCTGCACCACACTCACATTTCTTTTTACAACATTTCTTATCACAATCTTCACAATCTTCTTCTCTTATTGTCCAACTTCCATCTTTATCATGACAGCCTTCATCACAATCAGCACAACTGTCACATTCATCAAAAATATCATCAAAATCTAAATCAATATAAATTGGATCATTGTGTCCCATTTTTTGCTCCTGCCATTGCAACAACCAATGAATCTACCATATCTCCCATAATATCAACAGGTTCTCCAACATTTTTTCCTTTCTTTTTATAAATCCATTTTTCTTCCGGTATTATACCACACTCCTGAATATATTTCACTACTTGTTTTTTCTGTTTTTTTCCTTTTTCTCTTTTTATCTTTATTCCTGCAATCTTTCTTGCGGCAGATGCGTTCAATAATATTGGTTTAACACCAGTCAAATTGTAAATCAAACCACAACAAAATCCGTTCCATCTTTGAAGAAGGGTTATGACATGAGCCGAAGACATATTGGAAGCATAAACTTTAGCCGGTTCTTCAATAAATATCTTCAAATCATCTCCAAAAATGTCTTTTTTGTCTTCCAACCATAATCTAAAATGGTCCAATTTGGCGTATAAATCGCTCAGTTTTTTCAAATTAATGAAACCTATATCGAATAAAGATCCATCATTATTTAACAAAGACCAACCGAATTATAGCAGTACTCAAATCCAACCCAAGAATCATAATATCCTTACTATATCATAAATAATTAAAAACATTTACCAAAAGAAGAAAAAAATAGGAAATCAATGGTCGATTTTGAGCCTGATATTTATATTATCTTGTATTGTTTTCTTTATTGGTTGCGCCAATTTAGCCATAGCAACCAATTCAAAATTCTCATTATACAATCCAACTGTAGTAATGTAAGTATTTTTTGGATTCATTACAATTTCTTTTTCATTTTTATAATCACCAGTAGTTGGTTCTTGATAAAAAGTAGGATTTGTACTACAATTTAATTCTCCAGCAGGAGCCCTACAATTAAATATTTTAATTGGAATGCGATGAACACCTTTTAAATCAACTTTCCATTTAAAATTAGTGGAAGAATCTGAACCAAAATTACTCAAATCATCTTTAGTTAATACGGCCAACCCTTCTTGGTAAAATATATTACCAACCAATGTTCCAGTCAAACTACCTGAATATAAACCACCCCTTCCATTATCATAAATTTTTCTATCATCACCAGCAGAATCTTTATCAGATGCGGAAAAAGAACCAGTTAAAATTTCCTTATCATAATAAATTGATGGAATATCTATTACTCTTACGGTTGTTGCCAAACTGTTGTTATAATACATTTCATAATCAGCATTTACAACTCTATAAAATGGATATAAAGTACCACTTAAACTAAACCATAATTCATTATTTGTTGAACCAGAAGTGGCTGTTTTTATATTAATAGATGCAGTAAATGGTCCATCAGTTGTAGTCAAGCCACCTCTTTTTTGTGAAAATCCAGTATATGTTCTCGTTCTTAATACCTCATTATCTTCTGGATCTCTCAAATATTCTCTATCTAATTCTATTGAACCAGTTACCGCATAACCCTTATTATCTGTTCCATTAAATTCAACAGTATGTTTGGGATAAGTATCAAGAACAATATCTATGATATCATCTTTGGCGAAAGAATAATAAGACATGGTTACATATAATTATATTACCTTTAGCCTTTTGAGATAATTTTCTGTCAATACTCTGAATTTTATATTATTTTCTTTACAATATTGGCGGGCAGATTTATATTTGTTTTTATTGGTTACGGTTTCCCTAAAACATTGTGGCTTTATTTCCTCGATATATTTACCGGTTTTATACTGAACAACAAAATCAGGAATATAATGCCTAATATGTTTGTTTATATCGTAATATGGAATTCTCAAACATTCAGAATCATATGAAATTACATTATCATTTTGATCTAAATATTTCATATATGCCAATTCCCAAGAAGAACGATAAACCATTTTTCTACCAGATTTTTTAGAATAATGCTTTCCTTTTGCCCACGATTTTTTAATATGATCATATTCTCCATTTATCCATTTTCTTGTTCTAGTTTCTGACATTTTCTCTTTTGATTCTTCAGATAATTTTTTACCCTTCCAATAACCATCATGAGTCTCATAATATTTATTTCTTGCTTTTGATATTTTATTCTTCGTTTTTTGTGTATGATTTTTACCAATCCATGGGTGCACCAATTCGCCACTTTCGAATTTTTCTTTTTTTGTTTTACTAATTTTTTCTGCACATTCTTTTCCGATTCTTCTGCATTGCTCTGCCAATCTATCTTTTTGGTGTTCTTTGTAGCATTCTTGAGAACAATATTTTTCTTTCCTATCTGATTCACTTAAAATTAATTTCTTGCCACAATTTTCACATATCAATTCTCTTTTAGGATATCTGCGAGTATTACAATATTTTGAACAACATGATTTAGAACAAAACAAATTTGCCCCTTGTTTCTTCTTCTTATTGATATACCACCTTTCCCTTTCAAATTTCTTTTCGCAAACTGGACAAATTAATTCTACGAATGGCATTTTTTCCTCCTTTTAACAAATTATAACACAAGTCTTCAATCAAATTAAACTCGATTTCGACCTCTTTCTTATAACTAGTTGAAACTAGAACGAAAAGAAGAAAAAAATTGGCAAATCAGTAACTCAACCTGACCCTAACCGTAACTTCTGAGTCAGCAGATTTCTTCACTGGTTCCGATAACTTAGCCACACCAAGCAAATTATTATTTACATCATATAATCCTACTGAAGTAATATAAGTTTTAGATTGATTATCAGTTCCAGAAGTTGGAATAATTCTACCATCACTATCAATAAAAGTTGGATTAGAGCTATAATTGAATTCATTATTCAAAGCTCTACAAAAATAAATTGTTGAATGTAAATTCGTTTGATTGTGAATAGTAATATCATTAATATGATTTCTCAATCCATCAACCATATTATCAATATTTCCAGAAATTGCATTATTATACAACTCTCCTTTTGTACTTCCTGACCAATGATTCATATGATCTAAACCAACCGGAACAAAAGCGCCAGTAGCAATTGCAACAACTCCAGCATTATAAAAAACCTTACCAATAGCAGTAGAACCACTAAACAAATCTGCTTCATCACCAGCATCACCAGTATCATAACTTGAAGCTGCTCCCGTATCAGTTAGCGAAAGTGTATCATTAGCACTACCAGTCATTTGAATATTAATATTTACATTTCCTTTTGACAATTCGTCTTTAAATATTCTTCTTTTGAAATTTAAAAAGAAACATTCTCTATATTCAACACTATTGAAACTAAAAATACTATCTTTACTTCCAAGCAAATAACTTGCCATCATTTCATAAATTCTTTGTTTTTCTGTATTCACCAAAGTTTCTGAATATGAAGCCAAATCTGAAGACGAATTATGACCATACGTCAAATCAATTAAAGCACTAGAAGAAGTTGAAGTTGGAGAACCATCATAAATTGTTTCCCAAAATCCACCAGATACAACACTACCAGAAGCTATATTTATATAGCTCTTTTTATAATCATTTGTTCCAGAAAAATAACTTCCCGTCAAAGACATTACTTCGTTAATAACACTTAATTGCGTTGAAACATCAGTAGACAAATCTAAATCTTTAAATGACATTTTTTTACCCCGAATTATCTTGTAAATTCTTCATCTATTGTTACGGAAACTTCTTCACTTATCCCAGAAACGACGCCCTTACATTTTATTTTTGTTGAAATTGTTCTTGAACCAACAGTTCCAGAACCTAAAGTATCCCACAAATCATCTGTTAAACTTTGAACCGCTACATTAAATGCAATTTTTGCTCCCTGATCTGCCGCCAAAGCAGTTCTTGGAATTACATACTGTGAAGTTCCAAATGGAGTAATACTTACGGGAGTTCTTTTTTCTACATACATCAAATCCTTATCCATAGTAATAATAAAAGAAGGATCTACTATTTCACTAGGAACAACTCTACCAGATGTTTGCATCTTTTGTCTAAATTCTACAGTTTTACCAACAAGAGCATCTGTTTTTTCTCCCAAAGTTAAAGAAGTAACTGTTGCTTCAACTGTTGGCAAATATTTTAAATTAGGATTTGTAATTGTTATTAATGGATATTTTAAGGCAATTTTTTCATTAACAGATGCCTCAAAAATAGGAGAATTCATAATATCCGTATCTTGTTGCAAAGAACCAGTATTCGGCGTAAAAAGATTATAGTTTACTTCATCATCACCAAACGCAAATCTAATAATTTCAAAACTTCCATCATTTCTTGAAATTTTTTCTCTACCAAGATCAGTAAGAACTGCATCAACCGAAATAACGTTATTGCTATTATCTAAAAGACCCATTGTATTTCTCCTCAAATATCCTTCATATTAAATAGTTATAATATCTTTATTTTTTTTAATTTTTTCTCATTCCACAATTCAGAATTAGGGTAATTTTTGTGAAACCAATCCCATTTCTCTTTCGCATCTTTCCAAAAATAACCCTTAATCTCAACATATTTATCTTGCTCTTTTAAATATAGATCACAAAAATAGTTTCTATTGTTGGGCATTTCAAATTTAATTTGCCAATCAAAATCAATCTTGTTTTTATTTAAATATTCAACAACTTTTTTCTCATATGAAGCAGTACAAACAAGATCATTACCCGTTTTCCAATGTTTTAAAATACAAGAATTTGTTTGAGATTTTAAAATCTTTTTCAATATTTTTTTATTTTTAGATGGATGATCAACACCATAATTTTTTAACCAAGTTTTTTTCTTTTTTTTTGAAATCCTATTTGGATGTCCTTTGCCATGATATACTATATTTATAGGTAATGCCCACCATTCACCATAATCTTTGTCTATAAATTTGCATTTAGTATGAGTATCTATCCAAGTTTTTTCATCCAAAACAACAACATTACCATGATTTAAAAACAGCCTTTCTTTAATAGTATCAATATCAACTTTTTGTTTTTTTATTCTTTGTTGCACAGATCTTTTTCGATTACCATATTTATTATAAATTAAATTGCAAGGTAATGCCCACCATTCACCATAATCTTTGTCTATAAAACGAGCTTTAACACTGGTATTAATATATGTAGTCTCGTCCAACTTTACTATATCTCCATGAACTTCATACAACCTATCTTTAACCTGTTCTAATGTTAATTTTTTTCTCGACACATTTTTACCTTTTTGTAATATTAACATTCTTAAGAGTTAATTTTATTTCTTCTGTTTCGTGAATATCCAAAGATTTAATTTTAACAATAAAACTTATATTATCTTCGTTAAATTTGGTATTTAATCTAAATTTTATTTTATTAGTAGCTATAATTGGTTCATCTTCCTTTGGATTTCTTTTTATTACGGTTTTCACATTTTGGGGATTTACACCAGGAGAACTATGAAAAACCAACGGAATTTCTTCTTTGTCAATGTTATAATTTTCATTTAATTGGGCCTTTATTTGTAGCGAAAGAAAAGACTCAAGATTATGAACATCTACTGCACTAACAGCATAAATATATTTTTTTCCCAATTCCACATTTCTGTCAACATAAAAATTGTCAAAAATTTTATATTGATAATCCACTTTTTCAACTTTTTTTCTATAAAGTTCTTCACCAATTTCCTCTTTAGAATCAATTATTTCTTCAACATTTTTAGTAATTAATTGTTTTGTTATAGTTGTATTGTTTCCATCCAACGAAGACAATTCCATTTTATCAATTTTACCCATAGTACTTTCAAATTCTTCAGGAGTTTTCGTAAATATTTTTTTTGTATTTTTTGATACATTACTTTCAAAAACAATATCCCACTTTTGTTCTGTTTCTTCTCTTCTATAAACTCTAAATTTTGCTATACTCTTATCTGAATCATTAGGATATTGCCAATATATAAGCATTTCATTTCTTTGGGTACAAGGAACAACATTAACAGAAGAAGGAAAATCAGGAACTAAAATATCTATCGTAGACAAATAAAACCATTTAGATGGAATACTTGAAAAATACTGAGAAAAATATCTTTGTGTTTCAGAATCCCTATTTATATCTTGAGAATAATTACTTTCTATTCTGGCCATCTCTGATGGCCTAGTAATTCTCAATATAGCCCTGATTCTATATCTATAAAGTTGACCGTAAACTATTCTAGAATCCAAAAGAAAAGTAGCAGAACTGATTAAAATTTTATAAATATCTACAAATTTCCAACTATTTGTTTCAATATCATATCTCTGTTTTTCCAAAACATAACCAATATATTCAAATTCTTTTTCTGGAACAGAGAGAAACTGTGGATCTTGAAGATCTTCTGACAAATTAGAATCATTATCAATATTCAATAATTCCATTTCTTCTTTTGCCATTACAGAAGAATCAATATAAGAACTAAGAGTAGATTCATTACTACCTTCACTAGAAACTACTTCGGGAATTTGAAATGTATATACTTCACCAACCTTACCATCTCTAAATAATTCCGCACCTTTTTCGGAAAATACTATTCTTATATTCGATTCGTCCAACATTTAAAATTTATCCTAAATAATGCCCGGTCTAGTATCTGGCACATAAACAAAAACATTTTCCCATCTTATTTTTGAATATCTAGGAATTTCACTAGGAAGATTGTCTTTTAATAAATCTCTCGCCCTATTTTCTATAATTTCTACATCTTCCTCGTTTTCTGTATAAAAATTATATATATATTTAACATCTAAATTATTTGGAGTTTGTATCAAATTGAATTCAATAGAATTTGAAAAATTTGAATTTATTGCAATATTTTCTATTATAGCATTAATAGCCACATTATTAATTAAAAATGGATCATTATAAATATCTTCACCAACAAAACCAACAGGTCCCAAACCACCATCAATTGGCGGTCTAACATCTAATTCTCCAGAATTTTCGGAACTTGTATCGACCATATCATAATTTTGAGATACGTCAGATGGAGTAACGATTCCTTCCGGTTCATATTGGGGAACTATTTCACCAGAATTTTCGGAACTT